ATGCCTAAACAGCAAACAGCAGAACTAAAACCATTTTTCCATAACAAAACAGTTTTAGTCACTGGCGGAACGGGTTCAATCGGGAGTCAAATTGTCAAACGCCTTTTGCTGCTTACACCTAAACAGGTGATTGTATTCAGCAAAGACGACAGTAAACAGTATGTCATGAGCCAAAAGTATGCGGAGGATAAGCGGCTATTATTTGTACTCGGAGATGTACGCGATCACAGAAGGGTGAATCAGGTGATGAAAGGCGTCGATATCGTCTTTCACGCGGCTGCGCTGAAACAGGTTCCGACATGTGAGGACCATCCATTTGAAGCGATCCAGACCAATCTCATCGGCGGACAAAATGTGGTGGAAGCTGCCCTTTCACACCGAGTGCAGCATGTCATTAATATCAGTACAGATAAAGCAGTATTTAATGATACTGACTACAAATATACAAAAAAGAAAGGGCTATTCTGATTTTCTCAGAGCCCTTTCAAACAAGAATTGTGCGATCTCCTTATAGAACGCTTCTTTGTCATCACTACCCTTTGTTTGCTCGATAAACCTTATTGAATAATTCTTCTTATGAACAACCTTAATTGTTTTCTTCTTCAGTTCTTCATATTCTTCATAAGGCATTTATCGTACCCCCGTTTTCACAGGAGTATTATATGTATGTAACGGTTTGTCTCTTGACTGTTCTTTCTTAATTAATTCTCCACAAAGCTTGTTTAAATAATATGTATAATTCACTTTCTTTTTCATCCAGCGTACTTCAGTACCGATCTCTTCACAAATCGCAATGGGAATACTGGCTTTGTTTACTTTATTCTTATATGTATGGCTCAACTGTTTTTCAGCTATGTTCTTATATGTAAGGAAATCATTAATATGTACGAAATAAACCTTATTCTCTGGCTCTCTAAATTGAAACAGAAAGCCAGGAATTATGTTCGGGTATTTAGTTGCCTCTTTTAAGTGTTTTATCTGTTGTGCCTTTATAATTTCTTCTCGAAATGCAATAGACTTGTCCTTTGTTGATTTAAGCTCAAAAGGAAACAAGTACCCCTTAAAGAACAGAAAGCAATCATATTTGTTTTTTGATACTGCTGCCCCTCTTTTCAAGAACATTGGATTAACATCTTTAATCCTGTAGAAGAACAGCTTCTGATCTGCTGCTGATTTTTCAATGTTCGCTTCAAAAACTTTCCCTTGATTGTTTGCTCCCAATCAATCACTCTCCTAATCTATATTGAAGGTAAATAATGTATGTGCTAAAATCGTTGCTGAAAGAGGTGTACATAGTGAAAAAACAATGGAAACCAGTTGATTCAAGACTCAATGAGCTTATGCATGAATATAGCGTTTCAATTGAAGACCTTGTTGAACGTACTGGATTACCTAAGCAACGTATTAATGATTATGTAAGTGGTTTTAAATCAAATATGAATATTGGAACAGCAATGACATTTGCGGATGCCATAGGTTGCTCTATCGAAGAGCTTTATGTTTGGAATTTTAAAGAGCGCAGACAATTGATCAAATAGCTTACCAGGTGGCACCTTTTTTGATCCACCTGATTTCCTGCATTAATTCTTCATTATTGTCAGCTAAGTTAATTAAGTTACGGTGCGCTCTTTGCAAATCTTTTTCTTCAATGGCCTCCTTTACGGTTTTCATTTGTCTATCCATCTTGTTATACAGTGTTTGAATTGAATGATATGCCTCGTTAATTTTTCTCACCCTTCATTTTTTGGTTTTTATCTATGTAATCAATAACCATTCTGCTGACTTGTTTAACGAACTGTTCATATTTCTCGTTTTCATTATCACTGTAGATAATCTGGCCCCATGAAGTCTCTAACAATTTCGCTAGAGGAGAAAAGTTGGTCTTCAATTGTACTGAACATTGTTTTCCAATCTTTAAACTCTTTCTCAATCAGTGTTGTGTTCATTATGTAAGCTCCTTAATTTGGTTTATTTTTTTAGAACAAAATTCAAATAGCTCTTCAAAGCCCTTTCCTAAGTCATAATCAAAGTCCTCCTCGAATTTGGAATGCTCATCAATTTCATAAAAAGAAATGAAAATATCACAAATACCGATAAAAAATGTCGTGTTACGGGTGGGTATTGTCAAGTCTATCCAATCACCATCATCACTGTAGGGCCCGCAATATTCCCTTTTAATTGATAATTCTAAATTATTTTTCAATAACACCTCACAAATATAGCGTTCAATTTTTTCTAAGCTCTGCAGCTTCTTTTTATATTCTTGACATTCTTCACATCTTTTTGCTAAAGACTTTTCAATATGCATGTGTATATTCTCATCACTTTTAACAGCATTAACAAAATCATTTAATGTAGCTCTGACCTCTCCACATTCACAAGCGTATTCATATGGCAAGATTGCCGCTTTAATGATTTCCTTGAATTTCAAGTAATATTGCTCTTCATCAAGGTTGTGGACTTCTAGGGTGTCATCCAATTTATATTTGCAATTAAAGCCCATATAAACTTTTAATATTCCCTTTTTAATTAAAATTCTTCCTATCTGACTCCTATCCCGACATTTCCTTTTAATCCAAATACAAAGCTCCTCTTCGGAAGGTTTCTGCCAATCAAGCGTTACGAAGATGGATGGATCAGATATTTGATCTCTAATAAATTTAAGGGTTTGTTCTTCCCCTTGCAAAAATCTGCACAATTTTTCAGGACACGGAATCGGTTTAAGCTTTTCCTTATATTTAAATATCTTCTTATCGAAAACTTTAAATAATTTCTCTGCGTTTTTAAGTTTTTTTATCTGTGACCAGACATCTTCACAAACAGTTAAACATTTAAAACTATTGTAATAAAGGTAAAGACCGTTCCTCTTATAAAGAACTTCATACAAATCGTCGTTATATTTTTTTTGCATTTCAGATAGAGTTTCAATAAAACAACGGCTAGTTTTAATTTGTTCTATTTTTAACATATCCACCAAATCTCTTGCTACGGATTCAACGCTTTTTCCTGAAGTGAAAGAACTTATTTCAATAGAATCTTTGATGGTTTCTATGTCACTGTCTAATTTTTCAACACTCGACACAGTAAACTCTATATGAGAATTTCCAAGTGTCTTATATTTCATTGAAAAATCATTGTTGTCATTATTGAATGTCACTTTGAATTTATGAATTTCATCTTTAATCCGTTGTTCATTTTTAAATTGTAGATAATCAGTCTTTAATCCATTGCAACTTTTTTTATTCAATATTGATTCGATGATTTCTTTATCTTGTTCATTAAATGAATCAATAAGCAATACCATTTCTTCAATACTTATTTCATCTTTTTTGTATCTAAGAACGTCTTGCCAAAACCAATCTAATTTTTCAATCCTCATTTTATATTCATTTAATTTGACTGATTTATAGATTTCTTCCTTGTACTGCCCAATGGTTTGATGATACAGATCATTCTTTTTTGTGTATCTGCATTTCCCATCGTAAAATAAAGGAACAAGTGTATAAACTTCACCATTATGTTTAAGCCTTTTTATATCAACTTCCACAATTGTTTTATTTAGCTCTAGCCAATAATCAATATAGTCTTCAACATTCTTCTTATTGCTATATTGCATTTCAATAATAATCTCTTGGTTACACTCTGTCTTTATGCTTAAGTCGGGGTTGTATTTCCCATTAGAAAGCTTATAAACAGGTTCAATGTTGATTTCTTTACACACATATTCAATGACATCATTTGTCTTTATGTAAAATTTGTCACCAGATTCTATGAATTTATTTTTAAACCACCAGTGAACCATTGATTCTGCATGACAACTAGATAAATCAACATGCGCAAAATGAGGTGTTACTTTCTTAGACTCAATTGCTTTTGGGATTAAACTTGATCCACAAATCGGACAGAAAAATGTACTTTTTTTATTAAATTCATTAATTTTGTCAATGGTTATAACTCTATTATCAATATCTCTTGCAAACCACTGTTTTACATTCTCAAAAGACACCGACTCCCCTCCTCTTTCTTTAATTATTCTTGTCCTTTGCTCAACATATTCATCCCATATAGATCCGTCTATACAATAATTATCTTTCAAACTTTTTAATATTCCTTATAGTCTGTATCTTCTCCCTTATTGTGTATTTCATTCAAAATCCTCAATAGCTTACCTTCAAGTGTTTCCTTATGTAAATTGAATAAGGTTTCCACTTGTTCTCCACTAATTTTATTTTTATTCTAAATAAAAGACCGATTTTATGTAGTTTTACATGCCAGAAAGACTCTGTTGATTAGCTCAAATACTGAATCCTCACTATCTGGATTAAATCTAATTAACTTATAACCTTTTCTTTTTATGTACTCTTCTCTAACCAATTCTTTGTGTTTCGAATAACTTTTATGTCCATGCTCATCACATTCAATAGCAACCTTCTCTTCAATGACATAATCAATATAGTAAGTTCCACACTTCACTTGTTCCTCAATACTGAATACGTCTTTAAAAGCTGTACTGATAAACGCCCCTAACTTTTTCTCTTTTGCTTTATATTCTGCATTACCAATCACTACATCTGTAAATCTTTCTGGTAATTCAAGATGCCCAACGTTTTTCTGAAATTGTCTTGCGATAATGCTGTTCCGTAAAAGTAATCCTATTCTAAGTAAACCGTATATATTAACTAAGGATAGCCTTCTTACTTTTTTAAATTTGGGCGACTGAAAAATTGCTGCTTCCTGTTTCAATTTTTTCATTTCAACTGTTCTTATTTCTGAATATTGCTGTATTATTTTCATGTTCCTTTTCAATACTGTCTTAATTGTATCTTCAGGGACTTCGAAGTAATCACTTATCATCTGAACAGTGAATTCCTTTGTTGTTAATGACATTTCTATTGATTTAACTTGGTCAAGTATTTGTAGGTAATTGTCCATCCTCGTCCCCCTTTCTAAATAAAATCAACATTTTATCAATAATAAAACTCCATTAACGCATCTCTTCCTGCTCTGTTCAATAATTCAATATCGAATATTACATCTCTTCCCTTTAATTCGTTGTAATGATAATTAGGGTCATGCTTTTCATTGTAATGAATGAAGGAGACGTTATGAGAAGTATATACGTCATAACGATTTTTCAAAATAATCAACATTCCATTTATCTCAATTGCTCCGATTGAAACATTGTTTAACATTGTCCTACTGGGTAAAGAATGACGTAGTACACTTCTAAGTTCTTCGAATTTTTCACTTCTCTTATAACCATAACTGTTCATATTGATCGTGCTCCTTTTCTGTATAAAATTAGAATTTTATTTTCATTAAATTGAATAACCGCCTCATGCAACACACAAAACAAAAATGGCTGTAATAGACAGGAAAGCTAGTATAAAAATACAACCGTATAAAAACCCATTTAAAAACCCATGTGTATACTCTTTTAATTTAATCACCTTCTTTTTAAATTAATGTGTATATTTACAAAACATCTCCACACAATACAATTGAACAAGCTTGTTTACATACAACTTTAGGAGATGATTATATGGCTCAACAAAACAGATCAAACAACAGCAATGAATTACTTGTGCCTCAAGCTGCTGGTGCCCTTGAACAAATGAAGTATGAAATTGCTTCTGAGTTCGGTGTGAACTTAGGGCCTGAGACAACTAGCCGAGCAAACGGTTCAGTAGGTGGAGAAATCACAAAACGTTTAGTTCGCCTAGCCCAACAAAGCATGAATGGCCAATTTCATTAATGTATGAGGGGATTACTCCCCTCTCTTTTTATGCTCCTCTTCCAAATCCATAAGTACTACTGGCATTGTATTCACCTCCTTTAGTGAACAAATGTACTTCGTCTAAGCAGCTCGTCTAAAACGATTTGAAGTTTTCTTCTTTGGTCTTTTATGTATGCATTGTTATCGGTACGCAATCCATCATTAATTCTATTTTGTATGTCTGTTTTCAGTCTCTCTAAGCTTTCAATTGGTAATTTTTCTAGACTAACTTTATATGATTGATTCATTTTAATAGCCCCCAGCAAAAACGAGTGAAATTATCAATAACCAAAAGACTGCTCCAGAAACAGCAAGAAAGCTTTTTGCAATACTCATAAACTCTTGAAAATCATTCTTCAACGACTCTTTCACTGCATCACCTTCTCTTTAAAATACAGATTTCATTTAGATTATATCCAGCGCTCCATCACAGTAAGGACATTTGCCATTATCCTCTTCGCATGTACACATATATTTCACCTCCGACGTCCTCCTCAAATATCATTTAATTGTTGTTTCAGATCAAAGAATTCATCATGAATAATTTTAAATTTATCCTTATTTATGTATGCTTTGTCATCATTAAGATTAAAAAGGTCTAAGTACTTTCTTTTATTTCTTCTAATAATTCTTAAAGCAATCGTGCAGCTAACCCATTCTTCATCTTCCAATTGGGTTAAGACTTCGCTTAATTCGAATAACAATTTAAGCTTCCCTTTGTTTTGCTGAGTTTCAAGTCTTAAAAGATCTCTCTGTTTTTCAAGTAAAGTCGTTTCTATTTGATATTTCTTTTTCTCCAAGGCTACTAGCTGTTCGTTGGTGCTATGTATTTTGTCTCCTACCTCCAATGAATCACCTCCTTAAAGTTTGACAGTTTTTCTTCTATTCTGAACCCTTTTTATTACAGTCTAAATGAGATTTAAAACGTTTAACTGCTTCTTCATATACAACCAATTTATTCAAATAAACATCAAGACATACTCCATTACCTTGTAACCCATCTGAATCGTATAGGCTGTAATTGTTATTTAACTTGTACTCCAAATTGTCCAAAGCGTTACGAATACTTTTTATTTGCTCCTTTAAACGTAATTCAGCCCTTTCTTTTTCTGCCTCAAGTATCATCAGGTTATTGTTAATTTCATTTGTCATAAAAAACTCCCCATTCTGAATAAAATATTAGTTTTATCAAAATGCATATTTTTTGTTTTTGTATTTTAAATAAAAAACTGCTATTTCATCAACCTCTTGTTATTATATTATACATATTTTTTATTTTTGTCTATATTTATTTTCAAAAGTTAGGAAGGAATAATTGTATTTGTTCTTTTCATCGGCTTCATTATGTTGTTTATTAGTCACTTTCCAATGATCATCTAACATTGGGAAATATGAATCTGCTTCATTTGACTCTGAATCAACAATTGTCAAATACACTTTATCAGCGTAGGGCAAGAATGCTTTGTAAATCATACTTCCCCCTATCACCATCACTTCCTCATCAGTGTTAACTTGACCTTGAATGAGCTTTAAGACCTCCTCAATTGAATGATACACAAAGGATGAATAATCTGGCTTAAAGTTCTGATCCCTAGTAAGTATAATATTCCTTCTATTCTGTAGAGGCTTACCTGTCATACCGATAATTGATTCGTATGTTGATCTTCCTTGAATACATATTTTCCCCTCAGTTTTTTCTTTGAAATGTTTCATGTCAGCAGGCACATGATACAGTAATTTGTTTTGATGTCCAATGGCCAGAGTTTTATCACAGCAAGCAATAAGAGATAGCATTAAACCGCTACCTCAAATAAAAGCTTGTCCCCATGTTTATAGTTGATTAACTTGAAATCATCAATGGTAAAGTTATAAAAATCTTTCACTTCAGGATTGATCCATAGTTCAGGTGCTTCAAACTGTTCTCTTTCCATTTGGATTTTCAAATTGCTTATATGACGGGTGTACACATGGCAATCCCCAATGTTAAAGATATATTCACCAAGCTCATAACCTGTGACTTGAGCAATCATGCGCTGCAACACATTATACTGAAATACATTGAATGGATTTCCCAACGCCATATCATTGCTCCGTGCTCTTACCTCCAGATGGAGTTTCCCTTGTTTAACGTACCATTGGGTCTCGTATACACATGGTGTTAAGGCCATTGAGTCTAATTCATCAGGATTCCAAAGCATTGTAATGTGCCTCCGTGAAGATGGGTTGTTTTTCAATTGATGCAGAAGATAATCAACCTGATCCACTTTTTCTCCATTTAGATTTCTGTTTTTCTTGCTCAACTGAAATCCATAAGCATTTCCGATGGTGCCGTCTTCTTGCTTCCATTGATCCCAGATATGTACACCCATTTTATTTAATTCTGTAACATCGTTCGATTTCAGCTGCCAAATCCAGAGCAACTCTTTAATGGCTGTTTTCCAGGCAACCTTTTTTGTCGTTAAAATAGGAACCTCTGAGTTGTCAAACCTCATTTGCTTACTAATCACGCTTAGTGTATGAGCCGGTGTTCCATCAGAGTCCCACTTGGTTCTTACATTAAATTCTTCGTCTGAGATTCCATTATTTATAATGTCATTTATAATTGAGTTGTATTGTTTATCGAATTGAGTCATTTAAAATTAACTTCCTTTCATTTACACACTTTGGTAAGATATTCTTAGTTATAAATTGGAAAGGGATGGTCAGTTATGCCTGTTTATAAGTATAAGCCGGAGTTTGTTAGCGAAGTTATTGAGTGTAAAACTGAAAGATTAACAGATTCCATCGAAGCTAGGTACTGTTTATCGATAAAGTTAAACAACTCTTTAGACTCCTCTTTTGTTTATATAATGTTAAATCCAAGTATGGCAGGCAGGGATATTTCTGACCTAACCATAAACAAGCTTTGTAAATTCAGCCACACCCTTAACGAAGTAGGTACAATACATATTGCCAATCTGTATCCCTTTTATGAAACCAATTCTACAATGTTATCTTCTCTAATTAAAAACTTACAACACGAAAATACAAATTTATTTGATACAGTAATGGCAACTAATCGGCAGGTATTGAGCTCCCTTGTAAGAGACTCAAAAAAAGTCGTCTTGGCTTGGGGAGATTGCCCTGATTTATTTGATAGGCAATTCCATAAAAAACAATGTAATGACTTTATGTTGTTGCTTAAAGAAGCGAATCAAAATCAGGTTTATGTAATAAAAACTCATTTTGACAAGCTTCTAACTGTGAAAAACTCTCCAAGACATCCTTCAAGACCTATGCTAAAAGGGCTTGAGCCGTATAATGAGTGCAGCTAAACACAATTTCACATTATATGAAAAATAATACTCAAAGCAAAGATAAGGTTCCCAAAGACATAAGCCAAATAAATATACCTACTATGGCTCACTGTTTCGCCCTCCAACACGTCTAAAACCTTAAACATGCTTAGGACTGTGTATATAACTGACAATGCTGTCCAACAGAGTATAAGGATATTTTCATGCATGATTAAACCGTTATATGCCAAGGGGATGATTAAAGAACTCCCCTTAAGCAAAGTAAACAGGTAAATTAAATTCTTATTTCGTTTCGCATCTTCTGGAGTTGAATTATCAAGTACACTCTTTACTTTTATATACGTATTGCTTTCCCCTCGCATAATCAACCTGACCTCATTAATGTTTAATACAATTAGATAAGCTGATAGAAATAAAGTTACATATGTTATAGTCAACATCTCCTAATTTTATATTTGTGTTGGGTTGGCTTTTACTCACCCTCAAACTCTATACCGTTAATATTTGCTTTTATTCAAATAGCTCCCCTTTAAAACCATTCACTTGATCAACAATACTTTCTTTGATTGCATGTGGTAACTGATCAATCCCTTTTACAATCCGTTTCTGACCAGTTTTCCTGATTTTTGCAGTCATCTCTTTAAAACACTCTAAAGCAGTATCTGAGATTTCATCATATAGCCCCTGAATTTTCACTAATACACTTAAATATTCTTCGTCACTTTCTTCAAATAGTGCCAATCCCTCTTCAAGTTTATTGATCTTTTCAATACTCTTTATTATTTTATTTTTATCCTTTAACAATTAATCACCCACCTATTTTAATTATGTTCGATCATCTTCAAGAAATTAGACGCTGCCTTTTTATATCTCAGATCTTTTTCATACTCAGCAACTTGTCTCATATGCTCAATAAATTCATCTTCAAGTCCTCGTAACGAAGAAATCCAAAACAAAGACCGTTCCTATACAGCATGTCATCATATTTTGCTTGTAAAGCTCTTTCTTTGTTGTTAATGATCTCTTTCCTCCTTATTGATTTAGATAAAAGTATTCTTTTATTGAAATCAGATCTCTCCTTTTCCCTATTTATGTTAAAATGAGTTAAAAAGGAAATTGTGGTGTATTTATGCTCGACTCAGCTTTTCTCTTGCCATACTTAATGGTTCTTTATTTTTGCTTTATATTTTATAGACTCATAAGACAAGTCCTTTACAAAAAAGGCCGCCTACCCATACATAAACATATTGTTATCTTTTGTTTATTGGTTTACTTTTTCAACTTGATAAGTGTTACATTATTCCCTATTCCAATAGATACTGTTTTAATTAAGGATATGAGGGATGACACTTATATCCCTTTTGTATCAGGAAATAACTTTATCCCGTTTTACTTTTTTGTAGACATTTATCATGAAGGTCTTCAACCCTATGTAATTAGATCAATTGGAGGAAACCTAATATTATTAATGCCAGTTGGCTTGTTGTTTCCTCTTTTATTTAATAAGTTAAATGTAAAAAGGATTTTGCTAACTGGATTTTTCATATCTTTGTTTATTGAATTAATACAGCTTTCGTTTTCAGTGTATATAGGAACAATTTACAGAAGTTTTGATGTAGATGATTTAATTCTTAACACTCTAGGTACTTTAATAGGGTATTGGTTCTTTTACATCTTAAGGATGCTTTATGGAAAATTGAATTGTCGTATTAAAAAGAACTCTTCATCAATAAACATTGAATAATTTATGCATTCTCTCATATGATAATATGTACCTTGGCTGAAACCTCCATTGTTCAGATCACAGCATGAATACAGCCAAGGTTTTTAATTTTACTTACTTCGTCCCCGTTGAACCGTGTCCGCCACGATCTTCATTCCCCAAGTGCTCAACCTCTACCAATTCAACTGCCGGCATTTTCTTAATAATTCTAAATTGACAAATCCGATCTCCCTTTTTAATCTCAGTATTACGTAATGCATAAGCAGGAAAGAACCAAAAATCGTTGTCTCCCTTGTACGACTCATCAATAACACCCATTGAATTTGTTTGAATAACGCCAAAGTTCTTATATGTGCTCGACCGAGGAACGACATGTGCTTCGTAACCTTCAGGCAGCTCCATTGCTACACCTAGTGGGACAAGCTTAAATTCATCTTTTTTGATTGTTACATCTTCAGCTGCACGAAGATCGATCCAGTCTCCCTGCTCAATTTTGCTGATTCTTGTTTGTGTTTCATCTAAGTATTTGATTTTAATTTGCATTGTTATGTAATATAGCTCCTTTTAATTTAAGTTTGTTTAAAATTACCCTTTTATCGTAATTCCTTTAGTAACTCATCAAGTTCATTAGGCTTAAAACCAACACTTCGTTTTACTTCTTCTCCTTGATCATTCAGCAAAATGGTTGCCGGTACTCCCATGACACCAAATCTTGCTGCTACTTCTGGTTCCTGTGTAACGTCCACTGTCTCAAAATGAATATCTGCTTGTTCTAAGTAATTGGAAACCATTTTACATGGATTGCAATTAGGCTGCTCTAATTTAATCAATCTCACTGAATACACCCTTTCTCGGTAAAAATAAAATCAGAATCCTTTAATGGTTCAACCGTGGCTTTTTTGTACCCGTTTCCTTTAGTTGAAAAGAAGTCATGGGATTTAGTCTTAGTGCTCAAACCATTGATAACAATTGGATTAACATCCTCTTCTTCAAACCAATGATCAAAGCCCAGATTGTTTAAAGCTTTATTTGCGTTGTATCTGATGAATTTCTTTACATCTGGAGCTAATCCAACCTGATCATAAACATCTTCTGTATACTCCAGTTCATTTTCATAAAGCTCCTGCAGTAAACTTAAAGCCCATGCATGCAGTTCTTTTTGCTTCAGAGGAGTTTGTTTCTTATATATCTCCTGTGCTAATAAACCGATGTAAACGCCGTGTATCGCTTCGTCACGGATAATTAAATTTACAATTTCCCCGCTCTGCATAAGTTTTCCTTGTCCGTAAAAGTAAAGTGGATAATAAAACCCTGAGTAGAAAAGGAAACTCTCCAGAAAAACAGATGAAACCATTGCTTTGAATAAAGAAATTTCATCGTTTTTCTTGATTGATTTATAGACTGAAACAATTGTTCTAGCCTTCTTTTGAAGAAACCTATTGTTTTTCACCCATTCAAAGACTTCATTTATCTGCTCAGTTGGAGCTAATGTAAGAAAAATGTTGCTGTAAGACTTTGCATGAACAGCATTTTCCATCATAGCCATGAAATTTAAAACTGCCTTTCTTTGATGCCCATCTACATGTTCCGCAATTATAGGCATGCCTGTGTTGCCTTGTTCTGTATCCAACAACGTCAACCCAGCTAAGACTTTCATATAAGTGTCCTGCTCGTTTTTTCCGAGGTACTTCCATGTGAGGAGATCGCCGTTTAAAGCAATCTCTTCCGGAAGCCAGAACTGCTTCACGTTTTGGTTATAGAACATTTGGGTAAAATCGTCTTCATGCTTTGACCAGTTTGCTGCAGTATACAGCTTGTTTTCGTTGAGTTGTGACAAAAATGTGACCTCCTAAATATTTTTTCCTCCCTCACCACCTGTAAAAAGAAGGGAATATTTTATAAATGTTGTAAATTTTATAATGCAACATATTCACTATTAAGGGAGGAATAAAAAATGAAAAAGAAATTTATTGCTGGTGCTTTAGTTTTAGGTCTAATACCTACTATTGGTAGTACTGCTGTTTCAGCAAAGTCGATTCAAAATCCTGTGAAAGTCATAAATCCTTTAGAAGATCCTAGATGTGACCGTGGCACTTTAATTTGTGAAACTGGTTATTTTACAGCTGCAGGAAACTTATATTTCGATTATTTTGGAAGTGAAGACGACAAAATCAGAGTTTACATTGCAAATGATGGAGACTACCCTTTTGAGTACAGAATTACGAACCCTGACGGCAAGAGAATAGCAGACGGTATTACAGTGAAACCAGGAAAGTTCAAAGAAACAACCTTTTACGTAAAAGATATAGAAGGTACTTATAAAGTCCGTGTAACAAATAAAGATGGTGAAGATATCCAAGCATTTGTTAAAGCAAGAGGACTTTAATTTAGAACGCAGGAGTCAGGCAGCATTACAGAGTGCCGACTCCTTTACTATTTAATTTAAACTAAACAAGACAGACACCCTTCCTGTCCTGTATCTTTTGTTCTCGCATAGTACAAAGTCTTAATTCCTCGATGATGAGCATAGAGATCAATTCGGTTCAAATCTCTTGTTGTCATCGTATCCTTTAAAAACAATGTAAATGAAATTCCTTGGTCAACGTGCTGCTGAATTGTTGCAATAAGATCAACTACCTTAAACATATCCATGTCGTATGCTTCTTTGTAGAAGAACCAATTCTGAGCCGATAAACCTGGCATCGGATAATATGTCTTACTGTTTCCGTATGTACGTTCCTCAATTCTCTCCATAATTGGCATTACACCTGCTGTAGATGATTGAACATATGAGATGCTTCCCGTAGGTGCAATAGCCTGCCTATACGAATGGTATAAGCCATATTTCATTACATCTTCTTTAAGTTTCGTCCAATCTTCAATGTTAGGAATATGTTGATCTCCAAATAGCTTTTTAACCTTTTCAAACTGAGGGCTATAATCATTTGTTACGTACTTTTCGAAATACTCACCTGATTTATAAGTTGAACCATCAAACTTGTAGTATGTCTCCCCTGTTTCTCGTGCAATTTCCATAGAACGCTGCAGTGAGTAGAAGTTAATCATCATAAAGTATGTATTAACAAAATCTTTAGCTTCTTCACTTTCATAAGCAATATTATTTTGAGCTAGAAATCCATGTAGGTTCATCTGTCCTAAGCCAATTGATCTCATTAATGTATTTGCTCTCGCAACTGCTGGAGCATTTACAATGTTTGTTTTCCTTGTGACAGTTGTCAGTGAGTCAATTGCTATTCTGACTGTTGAAGCAATTGATTGATTACTCATTACATTTACAATGTTCATTGAGCCAAGATTACATGAGATATCTAAGCCAATTTCATCCTCTTTATCGTAATCCGTATAAACTGATACTTGTGACGATTGAAGTACCTCTGAACAGTTACCAGTAACAATTCCATTGAAAATCAGAGAGTGATAGTCTTCTTGTGTTGTATCATAAACATCCTCAACACCATCTTCTTCAATACTAATAATTTCAGCTGTAAAATCATGCTTTGGCTTTCTTGACTTAGGTTGCAATGTCTCAGTTAACAAATTGAATTTATAAACATCGTATTCTTTCATTTCAACAATACTCATAAACAACTCTCTTGAGTTTCTATCTTGAATACTGATTTTGTGTGTTGGTTTTACATTGTAAAGCTTAGAACCACCTTTTCCATCAGGAAGGAGTTCTTGTGAGCGCTTGTTGTTAGAATAAATCGTTGTATAAACACCCATGTTCAGTAACAGCTTCTGAACGTCCTGAAGGCTCTCATAGTGGATGGATGTTAACTCAATAGTTAATGCTTTGGCTTTATGATTTGCATTTACACACCCATCAGTCTGGAATAAACCCGATAAATAAGCTGCTTGCGTTTCCTTATTAGCTTGAAAAATGAATTCTGGGACTCTTGTTTTTGTTTCTTTGTTCATACCGAACTTCTTCAAGATGTCAAATAAGACAGTACTATTCATGTAGAGCAAATCTTGTTTTTCTGGGTTGGCCATATTAAATGTTGGGAGAAGTGATGTATTGTGCTTATAAGCACGATCAACCTTGTGTTTTTGAATAATACGGTGAACTGCATCAGTAACTTTCTGCTCAAGAACTTTTTTATTATCGTATAAATAAATCTTGGCAGTTTTTTCAGTAATGGTTCCATCACCAGCTATAATGCCCATAATGTATGCAAGATCGGGTTCATGAATTTTCCCGTATGCTCCTTCAGCTGATTGGACTAATAATTTATCGCCTGTTTTCAGTTGATTCAATTGGAGCTTTTGAATTTCACCATCTCTTTTCACATAGAATTTGTGCCACTCAGTTGCCCTAATTTCATATCCTTGCTTCGTTTTGACTTTAAATATTTCCGCATCTTTTTTAGTCAGTTGCATTGGAATTGCATCTACAATTGTGGTACCTTTGCTACCAACTGCAAAATCTTTTGTTCTATTATCAATGACCACTTTAAGATCATTCTGCTTTTTATAAAGATCGGCTGCTTTTTCATATCCATTCTCAGTTAAAAGAAGTGTTTCTCCAGTAACGCACAAATTTGAAAACTTCACTTTTGAAATATGTTCATTTGGATGCACTTTATTTACATTGTCAGCGAACATAATATACGGATAGCCTGATTCGCTTCTTAGAATGGCCAATTGCTCTAACAGCTTTCGAGTATTCCCTTTAGCTTTTCTAACCCTAGGGTTTTCAACAAGCTCATCATACATTTCATTAATATCCATCTCATCAAGATACTGCCCATATTCCTTGTATACTGAATGAGGATAGAACATGTAATAATCCTTGTCTTCCCTTGCAAGTTCAATAAATTTATCTGGAACAACTACACCAATAGATAATGTTTTAACTCGGACATCTTCATCAGCACTTATTTTTTTGGTATCTAGGAAATCTGTAATGTCTGGATGGAATACACTTAGATAAACTGCTCCTGATCCTTGTCTTTGTCCCATTTGATCTGCATATCTAAAAGCATTATCCAATAGCTTCATAACACCTACGACACCTTTAGTCGCATTCTCTACGTCTTTAATCGCTTCACCTTTGGCTCTTAGTTTGTTTAGATTTAATGCTACTCCTCCACCTAGCTTAGAAAGCTGCATGGAGATATCAATAGCACGTGAAATATCATTCAAACTGTCGCCTACTTCAAGTAAGAAGCAGCTCACCATTTCACCTCTTCGCTTACGTCCAGCATTAAGGAAAGTAGGTGTTGCCGGCTGATACTCTTGTTTCATCATAGTATGTACTTCCTCAACAGCTTTCTCATAATCACCATCAGCGCAATATAAAGCCACAATTGAGACACGATCCTCATACCTTTCCAGGATCTTTGTTTTATCGTTTGTCTTCAATGCGTAGTCATTGTAGAACTTAAACGCGCTCATAAAAGATGGGAATCTAAATTTGTAACTGTAAGCAATCTTATAAATTGATTTAATCTGTTCAAATGTGTATTGATCTAAGAATTCTTCTTCGTAATAATCATTTTTAATCAGATAATCCAGCTTCTCTTTTAAATCATGGAAAAAGACTGTGTTTTGATTTATATAATCAACAAAGTAGCTATGTACGGCCTCCTTATCCTTTTCGAATTGATACTTCCCATCTTTCTGAATCATGATCTCATTATTGAGCTTGATCCACTTTGGTATTGTGTTTGTCAATAAGTTGTACCTCCTGAATGAGCTTCTGTAAGTCTTGTTTCGTTCCACTAAGTTCAAACTTTAATAACAATGGTGTGTGGAACTTAGCTGAGAGCTTGTCTCCAGCTAAACCATAGTTATCACCCCAAACCTTGTTTCCACTAACAGCAACTCCTCTTATTTTATTTTTATTCTTATTAATAAAATTCAATGTCCTTTCAGGCACTTCCCCAAAGCCAATCGTGTATGTAATATGTATGAACTCTTGATTGATGATGGTATCATCTGTTATTTCAATTGCCTTAATATCTGATTTGTGTTGCAGCGCTTTTACAAACCTTTTTACATTGCCTGTTTTACTCTCATATGTAATGATCACTAATCGTTATAAGCCCCTGTAATTAATTTTGTAGTCACTGTTTCAGCTTCATTTTCAGCGTAATTGAATGCTTCTGATATCTCACGATTAATGTTGCCCATTTCCATGTAGCCCTGTGCCATACTTTCATATAAGGAACTCTTCTTAACTGGAACGTAATCACCTAGATTCTTTTCTAATTCAACAAATTGATTTCCCTGTTGGTCGGTTGCAATAATCTCACCTTTTAATACAGGAAAAGATTGTCCATCAGCTAAATGAATATGAGTGTTCTCAGTGGCTACTGTAAAGTTAATAATGTTCTTCTTTTTTACATATGGTTGAGTTGGATCAATACGTCTAGCTGCCCCCATTTTACATCTCCTTATTTTTTAATTTTATTTTGAATAAAGCTGTGATTTTATCAAGATTTTTTGTTTGGCCATCCTTCGCCAAGAAGCTTTTTAGCCCCTTCAACATCTGTGAATCTCTCAATCTTGTGTCTATAATCATCGATCCACCGGTAAACACATACAGCATTTTCTTCTACTTTCATGACAGTGTATTGCTGCATAGGATCTTCTAAAAGGTGAAGCTTCTGATCTTTATAAAATCCTGGAATCATATAATATCCTCCTCTTCTTTTATTGAATTTCTCTTACTTCATGCGGTACTCCGCTTTCTTCTTGAGCATAGACAGCATCATTATGAGCCTCAATTGCATCATCATAAGTGTTAACAAGTGTTCCCATGCAAAAAAGTCCGTATTTTTTATTCATTTTCATCATCCTTTTGATTTATTTTTTAAAGTAAACTTCCGTCCATAATCAAAACTCTTTCTTCATTACTTTGAAGTTCTTCGAGAACGTCTGATATTGGGGACAGTTCTTGATCCTCGGTTACTGTTCGACTGTGTTTAACAGCTGCGTACAACATACCAACTTCTTTGGTCTCATCTCTTAAGTCCCCGTCATCATCCGCAACTTCTTCTGTATATAGCTTTATTGCCTTTTCTTTTGTATTTGCTTTAATTAATGCGTAATATGGGTCACACACCTCAAAATACTTCATAATGGGTTTTTCAACTTCCAATTCCTCAACGTAATCGCCTTTAATTTTCACATCATCAACACCGTTTTCGAGCAAATGATCTACGATGTCCTTTCCCAGTTGTTCTAACGCAGCCCCTTGAACAGATGGACTTTCGTCATTAAATCCCTCATGAGCGTAACAAGTTGCTTTTATTTCAAAAACTGCTGCTTTAATCCCCATATCCAATTCCCCTTTTATTTTACTTTTGTGAATCTCTTAATCTCTTTGCCATCAATAATCACTTTTCCAAAGAACATGTCTTTAGGCCTTGCCCACAGAATGCCATCCATGTCTTCATAAGTAACAAGCTTCTCTTCTGTTTCAGTATGAATGACCTCTCCAATAACCTTATATAGACCGCCTTTATAATGTTTAAACCGACAACCGATAAAATCAAAAGTGTCTATTGTAGTTTTCCTCCTTAAACTTCCTCTAAATGCAACACAAGAACATTTTTATATGGATCTAATTGAATCTCATCCCTTGATTCTTCACCATCAATCCTGAAGTTAACTGGTGTGTCGCCGTGAAAATCCAGTTGATCTTGTAATGCTTTAATTACATCACTTACTTTTGGGTTAATTACTTGCCATTAATCTCGTCATAAGTCACGGGCTTTCCTCCTCTTTCTTTAAAATCATCCTTTTATTAAAAACCCCATTTGATCAAGAGTCCCATTCTTTTTTCACCATCATCTGAAGGTTCTATATTAATAATTTCCACCATGTATCCTTCTTTTTGTACAAGTTTTTTTAGTCGGATTAGGCTTTCTTCAGTTATAGCGCCTTCACTTTCCCCCACAGAAAAGCCCACTGTTGTTTCTTCCTTACCTCCGTTTGCAGCAACAAATATAGCATTATTTAAAAAATTCAGTTCACTTTCTAATTCTTCTTTATGTTTTCTTTCCATAATTTCCTGTACTGCATATGCTTTTCTCATTATTTATACACTCTCCTATTTTATGTTTGTTTAAAATAAAACTTTTATTTAGATCTCTAAATCTCATCGGCTCTAATGAATCTCCAGAGACGTTTCCACCAGGAAGTTTTGCACTTATCATTTTCTTCTTTAACACATTGATTTTCTTGTCTTACACGCTGTTGCCATTCTTCTTCAAGTTTTGCTTGCTCTTGAAGCGCCTTTTCAAGGCTTTCTTTGTCTTCAATTGTTTTAATGATTTTATCAGTCTGATACGTCCATTCATTATTTGTGTTGCGTTGTCTGTCAGTAACAACTACATATTCATTAAAACCAGGAATGTATACTTTGCCCCCAACTTCAATTGGATCTAAGTCAATTATTCCTTCAAAGAAACAGTTGAGTTCGATTTTCTCATATTCAGAAAAACGACCGAGTGCGTCCAATCCATATGATTTATTGATTATCTTGCCTTCAAACTTAGCTTGATGTCTCCCCACTTATTCACCTCCTTAAATGTAGCTCCCCATTTCATATTCTGTTATGATTCCTTGTTCAATAAAATTAGCCATAATTTCTTGCACTTTATCATTAGTAACGTATGGGAATTCAAGTTCCGCTCTTGTGCAAGCTTTCATATAGTATTGATAATCATATGGCTGTAAGTATCTTTCATCTAATACGTCAATTTCACCCTTGAGACTCTTTTTATGTATTGTTAAATTAAATGTGATGTTGGGTTGAATTGACTTTATGAAGTACCACTTTGATTTCACATGATCCGTAAAACCAATATCCCTCATTTGTTTATCTTCAAGAATATGAAACTTCATTATCTTCCCTCATTGATGATCTTCTTTAATGCTTTTAGAAGCATATTTAGTGATTTCTTGTCACCCATTTCATCCCGATTGACTTCAATAAAGTGAACTGCTGACGTTAATTTATCCTGCATTTCAGTTGCTCCTTTCACGATAAAAATTGAATTTTATTTAGATAATATTGATAATTAATAAAACTAAACTGATTAAGAATGACATTCCAGCTAGAACTAATAACCCTAAAGCGATTTGAGGTTTTATTCTCCTTTTCGATCCATATGTATCTAATGATACAAGTCCAATCAACAAAAGACCGATGAAATCAAGAATATTAATTGCAAATTGCACCATGTCACTCCTCGTTATTTGTTTTGATTTGTCGCATACTGCGCTTGCCCGGGAAATTAATTTCTATTTCCTTTCACTATTTCAATTCCACCACTTCACACCAAGTTCTTAGTGAACTGTCTTTTTTTAAATTTAAAGCAGCTACGCCAGCTACATCTCTAAATGAAAATTCAGCAACTTTTCCATCACTGTCTAGCATTTTTCCTACATACTCTTTTCCAGCCCAAATCTCTACTGCGTACTTACTCATACAACATCTCTCCATTCTCGATAAAAGGAATATTTTATCCTCTATTTTTGTATTTGTTATTTAGTCCTAAATGTTCTAATGTCTTCTTAACACTTAAATTACTGCATTCATTTTTCACTCTCTCGGAATAACCCTTTGCACAGCCTTCACAACAATTGAAGTCTTCATAAGTTTTTTCATCGCTGATCCTAAGACAAATTGTTTTTCCACTTATGTACTCTTTACAGATGTCACATATATGATTCATTAACACTCTCCTTTGTCCTAATGTAAATTTATTATATACATATTATTTGTATTTGTCTATCGGTTTTTAAATAATTTCTTTAATATTTTTCAGCTTTGCAAAAACAGACATTATATCTTTATCACACCGCTCCCAAACACGTTTTTCTTCAGGCTTCAAAGTGTTTTCTAAGTAAATATAGAGCTTATCCAATACTCCTTCAGCAGCATCTATATCATCAATTACAAGATCTCTAACATTATCCTTAATGATACCCTCTCCCTATGAAAATATGGTTATGGCTTTTCCATTGTCATTTTTTATGTACGGAGAATGATTTCGGGCAAGATAGTTCCTTGACTTTCCTTCTCCCAGACTTACATTATAAATATCCCTTACCTCATGTACTTCGTATGCTTGTTCTTTTGCATGTTCAGGTGATAGCGCCTCAATAACTAGAGACGCATTTTCACCTTTGCTATCTTTACACCTTACATAATACTTTTTCAATAAACATCCCTTTATCCTTTCATTTTTTCTTGAAACAATTTAATGAATCAAGCCTTGATATGTATTTGGTTTAATATTGTGTAGATCGATTAGGTTAGTTAACCGCTCGATTTCCTTACTCATCGCATAACATTGATCAACATAAAATTTCTTTGGCATAATCACAAACTGGCCATCTTTAAATCCTTCCGCACCGGCTTCTTGCATTGCTGCTGGAAAGATATCAATTAGACTCCCTTTTTTAAAGCTCTCAATATACTCATCTACTGAAATAGTGTGCAAAACCCTAGCTAATACTCCATTGGTCTTTTCATCGTTATGTACGTAAATGCTTTGTGTATGTGGTTCAATAACTACAAAATCAAGAGCGTTTACCAAGTCAATTTTTTCTTGATCAGTTAGCATATTCACTCTCCTTTTAAATAAGATTTGAAAAACTCACTTAAGTTATCAGCCATAGCTGCAGCAACTTCAGAAAAGTATTTATGTCTTTTCTCCTCTGATTTCAAAAACTCAACTGTCGTTTCTGCAATTTCTTTAATCCTGTCTTCTTTGATATTTCCATTCCTAACACGCTCTTTAATCTCTTCTGTCTCTCTTTTTAAGGACTCAGGGTAACTTTCCAATCAATACACTCCTCTTATTTTACATTTGTTTAAAAGACAAACTTTATTCAGATTCTTTATTAACGTATGTATGTATTAATTCCTTGAATATTGACTCAAGCACAGTTACAGTAATTGAATTACCGGCTTGCTTATATAATTGTGAGTTACTTATTCCCGCAGCAAAAGCTTTTTCAAAATCTTCGTCATCAAAAGCCTGTAGCCTAAAGCACTCTAACGGTGTTAATCTTCTAATTCTGTATTTTGGATATTCTCCAACCGCTACCCCGTGTCTGTCAATTGTGTTTACTGTAAATGCTGGTTCACCGTCATCTTTAAATCTTCTTCCATTTTGTCGCTTCTCCCCCCTTTCTGGGGTTAATACTGGCCTTACCTCAACAACTGCATTTTGTTTTTGGTTCCTATTCAATCCTCTCCAGTCAGAAGCAGAAAGCGTATGAGATACAGCTAGTTCTCGTCCAAGCCCGCTTTTTCTGGAGTACTCAACTGCAATTTTCAGTCCCTCTCCTTTATTAGTGGTAATTGTGGGGCTTAATCCAGATGAATTATAAACATTTCCATTCATTCCATTACCAGAGGGATTAATATTACCTACTTGCTCAACAGTAAGATTTTCATTAAGTCGACTTGTAGACAGCTCTTTGATCAAACTGTTTGTTTTATCTTCATTCAAGTAGTACTTTTCATCAACGTATTCTTCTAATAAATCTTTTAGCCTCTTCGTAGCAGCCGATTGAGCTGTCCATCTAAAATTAAAGCTTTTAATATCTAATTCTGCCAATCTCTGTTTCCCTTTTTGAAGTATATCCTTTCTTTTAAAATCCAAAGACCATTCTTCATTTTTAATTAAATCTTCTCTAATTCCAATTATGTAAAGTCGCTCCCTATTTTGTGGAACATTAAAGAATTTTGAATTAAGCAGCTCTAGGTCAATTCTGTACCCAACTTCACTGAAAGCTTCAGCCATAACATTTAATGTATTTCCTTTATCATGGTTGATCAACCCTTTAACATTTTCAAAAACAAAAAACTTTGGTTGCTTTTCCTTAAGAGTCTCAACGTATTGAAAAAACAATGTCCCTCTTGTATCTTCAAATCCCTTTCGATGGCCGGCTACACTAAAGCTTTGACAAGGAGATCCTCCAACTAAAAGATCAAATTCAGGTAGTTTTTTCTTATCAATCTTGCTTACATCTCCAAAATTTAATTGCTCATCAACGTTGTGAATTGCACAAAAAGATTTGACGGCATATTTATCAATCTCACTAAAACCAACCAGCTCATAACCAACCCCAATGTTTCTTAGTGCAGCTTCAAATGCACCGATCCCACTAAAAAGACTCATTACACGTAGTTTACCCAATAAACAACCTCCATATATTTTATTTTTATTCTAAATAAAATTGATCTTTTATTTAGATACCCTTGTTCTTGTTACGAATAAATTGCTTATAATCATGTAGCAGCCACTGATTAATCTTTTTTAAACTTTCAAAGTTAAAAAATCCTTTTTCAATGTACCATCGAAGCAAGCTACTATTTTGTTTTGAGCTATTACATGTTTTACAAGCAGGCACGCAATTACTCAAATTGTTTGCGCCGTTATGTTTAACATGTTCTTTATGCAGGTCTTGTCTAAACTTTATTCTATGCTCCTTTTCAGAAAGTCCACAATAAGCACAGCTATAGTTAAAGTAATTTTTACACGCTATCCATTCATCAACAGTAATTTCATGATTCTTGGTGTTCCGTTTCAGTGAATAGATTTTTAATCTTTCTTTGTTATTAATGTGCCATTTCCTTAGGCCACCGCTTCCCCGCCATTTTTCATTATATTTTCGCTGCATTTCTTTAAGTTCAGGCTTATCCTTATACCTTTTTAAGTTCTTTTTAAATTGCTCTTTATTGTTTTTAATCCACGTTGTTGACTTTTGCTTGCAACAAGTTTTACAATCTGGTCTTAAATAGACATAACTCTCTCCGTTTTTCTTCCTTTTGACTTGCTTATAAAAGTGTTCGAAATCTTTTTCAGTAAGACAAACACTACATGTCTTTTTGTTCACTGGTTTTTCTACTTAAACTCAACTCCTTTAAGGGAACATGACTAGTGCATGACTAGTTTATTTTCAATACCTCTAACGTTATGCCCTTAGGAATTCCAATTACATTGTTGTGTTCATCTTGCAACGCAGTACCTAAGGAATTAAAAATCATACCCGCTTGCTGCTGAGATACGGTTTCATCAAACCTTACGATTACCTTGTCTTTTTCATTTACATTTATGATTTTCTTTTCGTTAACATTTCCATCTATATTTTGTAACTCAAGTAACATCCTTTTCAATTTTTCTCCCCCTATATTATTTGAATCTCTACTCAAACAATTGGATTAAATCTTCAACAATCTCATCGCTGCCCCATTGTCCTGTATCCCATGAATATGTATGTAATCCAGCACTGCTCATAACTTCTCTGTATAACTCCAAAATTGAATCAATGTCTTTTCCTTCAATATACTCATCTCCCCGAATGCTTAACCGTTCCTTAATAACACTTGGATCAGCATGCAAGTATACAACCTTTGCTTTCAATTTAATTTTATCCTCAATAATTCTAAGCTGCTGTTCTGTAAGGATCGAGTAATCTTTGAATTTCTTTGCATATACCAAGTTAGAATAAACAAACCTGTCAATAATCACGCTGTCTTCGTCAGCTAATCTGTTGAAGTGCTCAAATAATTTCTGATTCCCGCTTGTGGCCAACTCAAAGCTTGAACCTTTGATAATTGGATACTTCATAGCTTTGCTTAGCTTTGCTGCAACTGTTGATTTAAAGCAGCAATCAGGCCCCTCCAAGATAATTAATGCCATTAATCCTCCACCTTTCTTATTTTATGAAATCCAACAACCTGGTACGTACCATCAGAATACTTCACTTCCACCTGATTGTATCGATAATCAACTTTCGCAACAGCTCCAATCTCACCTGTAAAATCAACAATTACCTTTTGACCTTTTTTAAACATAAGTTAAACCTCCCTTTAGTGGTGTTAATTCATGTTCTTTAAAGTAAGTAATGTCACCTGTTTCATCGCTAACTGCATAGTCATATGTAGCTGAATGCAAATGCTCAATAATCTTTCCTTTTCTTCCAACATGATGAGGACAGCCATATCGTGCATTATTGTTAATTTCTACAGCTAGTCCAACAGGATAACTCCAGTATTTAGGCAATTTAATACCACCTCCCCTCAATAAAAAACCTCTTAATCTTCTGTTACTATTCTAGAAACCTGTTTTTCATTAAACCCAAGGGACGACAAGAACCTCTTAAAATCATCTAACAACAATCCAGGGATTTCCCCTTTATGTTCTTCAATAATCGACGGTTTATAAGTCTTATTTAATTTGGTTACCTGTCCATATTCATCTGTGAATGACATTTCAATTTGAATACACTTCAATTATCTCACCCTATTTTTTATTTTTGTCTTGCATTTAACTGCTTGTTGCCATAACAACATCATCAAAACGTCTTTCATCATAAGTTCCATCATAATAACTAAGTTCTACTGTTTCTGTTTCAGGATAGATCGCTTCAATAATCCCACGCTCTCCAGTTGATTTTACCTTGGCCTCTTTATCCAAAATGAACATCCTCTTCACTCTCTCTATGTAATAGTTTTCCTTGGGATAAATTTCATGTTATGTATTGCATCGAACGAATTGTTGAAATGTTTATACCTTTCTGTTATTTGGATTGATTTACCAGCTTACTCTTACATTTTTACGACCAAATGCATTTGCTTCTTGCTCACTGTCCATCAGAATATCAATACGATTGTTTTTAATATCTCCTCCTGTATCTATTGCATATGCTTGAAAGCTATTCCCTTCATATGAAACTTGCACTAATGAATACAAAGGAATTATTTCTGGATCAACAGCGATTATTCTTTTTCCATTGTAATAGGATGTGTTTGATACATCATAGCCGGTTTTTGTTTTCCCTGTGCACCCTGTAGAACAAAACGCTGTGTAAGCAGTGGCAATCACTTCATGACTCTTCACTGCCTTTACATTAGTACTTTTTGAAGCAGATTTATCTTCACTTCTCTTTTTATTGGTTTTTTGCACTTTTTTTGTCTTTGTATGTTTTGCTGCTTTTTTATTTTCTTCTGTTAGATATGTAATCGTCGCATTAAGATACTTTTTTCTACTTTCAGCCTGCTTTTCTTCCTCACTCTTTAGCCTGGGAAGGATTCTTGGAACGTCAATTTCATGAATTAGTTTTTGGGTCACCTCTTTTTTATTTAGATAAAATGACTCTTTTATTGAGACTTGATTGTCCTGATGTGTATACAAGTTTTTAGCGCTATATACGAGCCCTACTCCTAACAAACCAATTGTAGCAAAAAGTGTCATTTTGTTAATTCTATGATATACATATTTTTTGTGTTTGTCTATAAGTTTTTTGAAAATTTTCATCTCTCCTATCATCAGCTAAGATTTATATTTCTGCCCTTTTAGTTGTCAAACTCATATTTCCTTCATCATCAACATTGTCTATTCTGCAGACAGTGTGATTATATATGCTATCTTTATAGACTTTCGGAATAAAATTGTTACCTCTTCTGAAACCAGTAAACATGAGCAATGTTCCTCTGGTATACCAAGATTTCTCGACTACCTCTTTCTTTCCGCCACCAATGGATCTAGAAATCTGTTTATTGTAATGACTAAAGCTGCCCGACCACTGTTTAACTGTAACCACCCCTGTTGGTGTTAGAAGAGTAATTGTATGTTTGTTTTTATCCCTATCTAAAACAGTGCCTATAATCCGTGTAGTCTCATATTCATAGAGAGTTTTCCCTCTCCATTGATAAGGTTTACCTTTGACCGGCTCTGCTGGCAGTTTATAAAAGTCAGCAATATCATACTTGGCAAAGTTTACACCAGAAAGCTCATGGTCATTATAATAATAGCTCAATGAATCCATTTCCCACTTACCTAATGATCCATCGGCGTATTTTTCCCACTCTTTTATTAATAAACAATCATTCAATTTCTTCAGTGGTTCTTCTGTTGTTATCCAGGACTTTATTTTAGACATCTTGTTATCATATTCTTTTTTAAAAGCTCTTTCAGAAATGACAAGCTGCCCGTTTAACATGTCAACTACACTATCCTCACTGAAATGCTGGTTATAAAACGAAGCTGATACATCATCCAATAAAAAAAGTTTATCTTTTGGCGACTTTAATGTTTTGTACACCTTTTTGCTGATGTAATCTTTAAAACGAAAGAATCTCACTTCTTGTGCAAATTCTGAAGGAACAATGTTGTTTTCAATTAGCATTTTTAAATTAGACAACGTAAGCTTACTTTTTGGTTCTGATATTAAGCTAATAAAGGCCTTCATGATTTCTTGCCTGTTTCCAAAAGAATCAAAGCAGCCTCCTTTTATTAATTGGATTACTTGTCCTTTCTTAATAATGCCGCTCTTAAACATTCTTTCAATAAAGTCGTTAAAGTCACTATATGGTCTATTTAGAACTATATGATGAATAACATCGTCTCCAATTCCATTCATTCCTTTAAGTCCAAATAAAATTGAATTGTTGTTAATATCAGTCCTAAAACCAAAATCAGCCTTATTTATATCTGGGAGGTCTATTTTAATCCCTCTTTGTCTGATGTTTCCAATGGCTGAAGCAACTTTTCCGTAGTTTGTAGCAGCTGTCTTTTTGTTGTCTTTTGTATCCTCGGTATCTATTCCTCCGCTGTTTACCGTTAAACAAGCAGTATTCCAGTATAAAGGATTATATCGATAGTTTAAGTTCAATTCCTGTAATGCAATAATTGAATATGCCAAGGTATGAAGTAAACTAAAACTGTAGCCAAACTGTCTTTTAAATTGAACATTCCAGACATAATTCAACAGGTTATCAGAAGTGCCAATCTCCTTTCCTTTTTTAAAAAACAATTCTTCCACTTCTTTTAATACATCTTCTTTCTTTTTTGCTATGGATTTCCTAAGATAATTTGATTCTTTAATGTCAAAGTTAGCTATATCTTTATCCATTACCATCTGCATAACCACTTCTTGAGTATCAGCAACACCATAAATGTCCTTAAGGTGCCTCTCCATTACTCTGATTTCCTTTTCGCTTAGACCGTACCGTGCCATTTCTTCATACCATTTATTAAGGTTATTTTTGTATTTAACATATGTATCTACAGGCTGTTCTTCACCGTCTGACATAAGCCTCATTAAAGAATTGGTTACTGCTGCTTCAAGTAAGTTCTTAGGTTTTACTTTGACAACTGATTGATGACCGACTTCAGTTGAGAACTGGAATAAATCCATGATCTCCCCATTACCAGCCATTTCCCATAGCTTATCATCTTCGTACTCAATTACGTCTGGATGGATGTATTTGTTGTAGGTTTCCTTTAAGCTTCCTTGCCATTCAATTTCTTTATTCTCGATTAATTGGTCTAATGTTACTCTAATCTTATCTAAAGCTTCAATTGTAAGAAGGTCAAACTTTACTGAGCCCATGGCTTCACTGTCACCCATATTAAACTGTGTAATATAAGCTCCTTTAGGAGTTTTCATCATTGCATTCGACTTTGTATATTCATCGTTAAAGATAATTACTCCGGCTGCATGAGAAGAGCGCTTATTAGTTAACCCTTCAATTTTTAGAGCTGTTTCTTTAAGATTAGGGTATTGTTCAACCTCCCTAATAAACTCTTTAATCGGCTTCCTGCCAGTTTCTTTGTCACCATAAAAACAATGTGTTAAAGGCCAGTTAGATCCTCTTTCAAATGGAATCATTCCACTTAAATACTGGGATATATCATTATCGATTCCTAAGCCTCTACACGCTGTCTGAAGCGCTGATTTTGAACCCTCAGTTCCAAAAGTAGCAATTTGAAGAACACGTTTGTCTCCAAACCTTTCTCTAAGTGCCTTAAGAATTTTTTGTCTTTTTGATCCTTCAGTATCAATATCGATATCTGGAAGGTCAGGTCTCGATTTATGTATATGTCTCCAATGTGGTAAATCATATTGCATTGGATTAATTTGAGTGTTGTCGAGTAGATAATTAACTAAGTAACCTGCAGCACTACCCCTGGCTGCCCCAACTAAACTATCTCCTCCACACTCATCATCCCAAATAATATTAATGATTTCTCTGACTGTTATGTAATAAGAAGACATAGACTGATTCAGCTTTTGGCTGATTTCCCAAAGTTCTCCCAGCTCAACGTTAATCCTGTTCAATATTTTATGAAAAGCTTCTCTCGTTAGTTCGCTTGTTTTTAATTTCTCTTCAAATCCGTCCTCAATTAACTTAAGGAGATATCTATCTTGTTCATCTGCTGATTCAGACATCTTTTTTATATATTCATATTGATCATATGCTGGTTTAAATAAATGTCTTAATTTAAAGTTAGGAAGCTCCATCTTAGGGATAATTGGTTCGTGCTCTATAGTATAGTCTTCAATCATCTCACCAATGAGCATTGTATTTTTTATGGCCTGATCGATGACTTCTTTATCAATGTAGTCCATTCTCTCGTGAATTTCATCAACGTTTTGAACGAAACAGGCTTCATAAAAGGAATCAACTTCTCTTTCTCCATCCTTAGCGTTTAAAAAGGCTTGATGAATTGCTCTATCTTCTGGTCTTAGATAGTGAGCATCTGTTGTAACAATCATTTGCAAGTCATATCCGTTGGCTATATCTATCAGCTTCTTGTTACAGTAAATCTGTTCTTCACTCAGTGCAGGTTGAAGCTCGATAAAAAACTTATCCTTCCCAAAAACCTCAATACACCAAGTTATAAACTCATGAATCTTTAGTTTGTGCTGCTTAATTGACTGAGAATCACCAGTTTCTTCAAAAGCCTTTATCTTTAACAGGTGAATGTTTACCTCAGATCCCAAGCAAGCTGTGGTAGCAATGATGTGGCCTGGATCTTTACTTAATAGCTCCTCTACATCCTTTTTTACTGTCGGCACTCTTTCCATTGTTCCTGTATAAAATGAGTTTTCCCAGGCTTGAGAAGACAGTATTCTTAACTGCTCATGTCCTTTTGGATCAATTGCCAACATCAAGAAATGAGGAAATTTTGTCACTCCGGATTTATAGTTATGTCGAACTTCCTCTAAAGAATCGACTAGGTACGCTTCATTGCCCAATATCAGTTTAAAATCTTCTGGCATATCCCCCTTCTTTTTCATTTCTCTAACTGTTCGAATAGCATCTAAATGTGCTGAGAGGACTTCATGGTCTGTTATGGCCAATCCCTTATATTCCATCTTTACTGCAGTTTTGAGCAGTTCTTTAACTGAGTTTGTTGAGTCTAGAAGCCTTATGTTACTCCTATCTGTGTGGCAGTGACATCCTATCAACTTTCTTCCCCCTTAAAACACAAGTTCTTTTTGTTTTGTGCGAACCACCTCCAATTCATAAATCTCGATTTGAGGTGTTTTCTTGCCTTTGTATTCATTTGCCTTTGCTTTGCCAATTACATTAATGACTAACGTTCCATTTGATGCAGTAAGCTGATTAAAGTAGTTCTCATCACTTTTAAACCTTATGTATTCAATATCGCCATGCTTAAATTTAACAGTTGTCTTATTCTTTTTCCCTAAATGCTCAATTTGTTCGACTTCAATTTCAAGATCCGTTATAGCTATTAAGGGTTCTTCAACTTTGTAACCCCAATAGTCTTTGTAACCATCAAGTTGAAGGATAAATTCTTTTCTCAATCGTTTTGCTGGGATCTCAAAATCAACATTCTGAATATCTTTTTCGATATCTATGTCTTTAAATTTTTCATTCAGCACTTTGTTCACCAGGATTAAGTTCTGTCGTTTAATTGCAAAGCCAGCTGCATTTGGGTGACCTTCAACAAACTCAAATAATCCAGTATCTATAAGCTCTTTCTTAAAATCCTTTATAAACCCTTTATCATATCCTCGTATAGAGCCACTCAAGATATCTTTACCTTTTTCGGGATCGTTTCTGGCTAACAAGACCGGCTTTTTATATTCTTCTGCAAGCTGATTGGCCACCAGTCCAGTTAGGCTTTTATCTAGAATTCCTTCAATGTAAACAATCAGTACTTTATTCGCTGTTAAACTTTTCTCCTCTATTCTATTTTTAATTTCAGCCCCAGCTGCATCTGCAATCCGTTTCTGCTTTGCTTTTAGATTTCCTAGAATCCTAACTGTGTCATCATGTATTGACACAAGCTCAGTTTCACTTTGTCCACGTTTTTTGTAGGGTACCTTTTCTTTAGAAAGGAGGAATGCTCTCATCATTTGATCTTTTTCTTCACTGCTTCCAACCCTAATGGCAGCATTAATTAAGGGGTTAATAAAGAATTGTGTATTCTGTATGTTCTTGTCACCCTTGGTTGAAAACTCTTGCTTCTTAAATAGCTTTTTTAATAATGGATGCTTAATTTTCTTCAAACCTTCATTCATAAAATACCGGGTTTCAAGGTTTCTTGAATCAGCCGAATCTGCTATGTTACCAATAGATACAAGGTCTAAGAATTGTTCAGCTTCATTTTTATTTAGCTTTTCATCAACTGCCTGGCAAAATTTATAGGCCATTCCTGCACCTGTCAGAGTTTTATTCGGATAATTAGGCGACAGTTGATTATTTACTACGATCGCATGTTCAGACACTCGTTCACATTCATGGTGATCAATAACAATTATTTCTGCGCCTCTCTTATTAAGAGCCTCATGTTCGTCAAATTGACTTGAACCTGCATCTGGGATTATGACTAAGTCAACATCATCAGGAATTGTATCAATAAAAATCCCATGCTCTTTCCCATCTTGAATTCTGTAATGTATATTAGCTTTCGGACAAATCTTCTTTATGTAGTTTATAATGATTGAGCTGGATGTGTATCCATCAACATCACTGTCTACCTGAACAAACAATTTATTTTTATTATTTAAATGCTTAATAAGACAATCTGCAGCTTTATCAATATTATTTAGCTTTGAATAATGAATAACTGAACTTTGATCAACATTAACAAACAACTTTGGATCTTCTATGCCTCTATTTTTTAAGATAGTAGCTAAAGGATCGAAATTATAATCATTGTCGCCAATTAGTCTATACTCCATTAAATTCCCCCTTCATCTGTGCCAATCTCAATTTTCCTTCTCATTAGCTCCTCTAGAGTTTCCTTTCCCTTGTCAGCTGGGCTGTCCTTATAATCCAGTAAGCCTTCATAATCCCACAAAACATACACACGAACATAAGGAGTAAATTTTGCTGCGAGCTTTAGAATTTTCTTCTGATATTCAACCAATTTTTCTTGATATTTCTCCTCTGTTTCATGTTCTTTTGGTGGTCGGTATTTATCAAGAGCGATAAAAACTTCTTCAACACCAAGAGACAATAAAATGTCCCGGTGAAAATTAGATATATTACTTGAACAAACAGCACAGGTAAAGTTTGATTCACCGTAAAAGTCTTGGCATTTTAATACTGATTTTTCTGATTCGAAAATCAAAACTTTCTTGAACCTTTCTATCGAATTTTTTGTTTTATGTAATCCATATAGATTCATCATTGTTTGATGGTTATATAAGATATTGCCAACTTTTAAAGGCATATATTTATAGCCTGCATCAACTTCTTCTTTAATCATTGAGCGCCTACGTATACCAATCAACCTATTATTTAAATCTCGATGAGGAATGGTAATCCCTTCTGTATGAGGTCTAAAATAATACCCAATCTCAAACTCTTTTAATGTCTTGTGACTTATTCCCTCACCTAGCCACAATTGGTGAGGATAAGGCACAAATACATCTAGAACCGTTTCATTAAAGCTGGGGAGCTCAATATGTATTTTTTTCTTCTTTTTGAACTTCCCCATCCATTCCCAGTCATCAATCAAATCATTGTTTATGTATGTCTCTCTATTCCCAAATCCAAATGTTCTTCCTGCTATTTTGGCAACATATTCGATAGCCTGATTAAAAGAGATATTAATTCCTTTTTGGCTTTTTGCTCTTATAACAAGTTCGAATACATCAAAATTATCCCCACACTCTGTATAACAGTGAAACTGTTTTGCTTCATGATAGTAATACAGCTTATAGCTCCCACCAGAAGCATTGTGACAAACGGTTCTGTAAATTGGATTTCCTTGTTGATCCCACAGATTGTTCTCACTACCTAAATCTTTTAAAATCTTATGTATATCCTCAATGGTTAGGCTTTCTTTTACTCTGTCTTTATCATACTTCAAAGGGCGCTACACCCCTCATCCTGCTTTTATATTCAATTTCTCAACTGTGATTAGTTCATTGTCAAGATTTGTTGTGAAACAGTCCTTAATCCGCATGTTGCCCATATTGATATGGGAAAAGACTTTAACTTTGTCATACTCATTCCCCCTATTTTTAAATACATGTGTAACAAAATTTGGCTCTGGATAAAATCCTTCTTTTAAGATTGGATCAATTGCATCCTTCTCTTTTTTACTTAAAGGAAGAATTATCATTGCAGCATCTGTTTTATCTGCGATGGCTTTACTTCCTCTCAAGTAAGAAGCATCTATTACTTGTCCTTTTAACCATGCTTCTTTCCAATCACCATTCAGCTGAGTTGCACTCATCATATAGACATCGTATTTGTTACATAAGCCTTTTAACTTATCCGACATAAGTAAAAGAATTTGGTCTTCCCTCAAGTTGACACCACTTTTTTTGCTCATCTCTGAAAAAATGGTTACTGATGAGTGAATATAATCGAAATAAACGTACTCTACATTGTTTTTAATGACGTTCTTTTCAATTGTTCTTTCAATCTCCTGAATATTAAAATCAGGCAGATGTTCGAACCATATGTTAGACTCTTGAAGAACCTTAGCAGCCTTACGCACAAGTTGTTTTTCTTGTTCATTGATTGTGTTTCTAAGGATTTTTTTCTCTTCTACACCACTAATGTAGGCAAGTGCTAAGCTTTGCAATTCTTCGGCCATCATTTCTGTTGAAATAACCGTAGAACTTTCACTCCATGGGTTTGATACCCATTCCTTCTTTTTAGGATCATAAAGTTCGGTTGCACTTAAGCGACAAGCGTCAGCGACCATGTTTCTTGTTTTACCGCCACCTGTAATACTTGAGCGCAGATAGAACTTTTTCTTCCGTGATCCACGAAAAATTGAGGTGAGCATTTCGCTATTTAATGGAACTCCAATATCCGGCGACTCTTCGAATGAATCCAATAATTCATTAATACCTTCTCCGCCCTGGATTCCTACACTTTCAGATGAAGTTCTGAATTTTTCTTTTATGTCTACAATCTTCATTTCATAAGCTGTCAAAATTTCATCAATCGACTTCTTATCAAACTGTTCTTGCATCTTTTCTTGTTCTTTTGGGTCAATCAGAGATTCATCATATATTTCCTTAATATCGAATCCCAAGCCATCCATTTCTCTAAGTAGACTAAACTTTTTTAATCTTTTATAGTGGTAATCAAAATTTTCGACAACTGCCAACTCTTGTATTTTTTCTATATAATCAAGACCCTTATTATCATGGAAAATTTTATATTGAATATCGTAATCCTTTAGATATCCATCTATTTCAACGTCATTCAATACTTCAGTTCCTTGATGAAATAGGTTGCTCATGGCAAAAAATAATATTGAATGAAACCTTGAAGGAAAATCATCCGAAGTTATCTTATATTTATTGCTCTCTGACAAGATTGTGGGATCTTTTAAAATGCTCCCTAAAACTTGAATTATTGCCTGTTTGTCTTGTAGCAAATGGACTCTCCTTCCTATAGCGTTGAGATATCAACTAGCCCTCTTTTCTTTCTCATTCCTTTTTTTATGACTAACGTAATTTCTTCTCTTTTATGATTCTTTGGGTCTTCAGCTGATTTTCGAATGGCTTTTTGTCTAATGTAATGCCGCTTTGCTTCATCATAAACAAATGGAACGATTCCAATGCCATCTCCTTCTCTGGGTTGATTATCTAAAGTTTCATAAAAGTATCTAAGCGCTAGCTCAATGCCTTTAAGCTTATACCCATATTCCTCTTGATACTCTTTAATTTGTTTCAACATCATGCCAGTTGGAGATGTAAGACCATATAGATTGCATATGTATTGAATTAACTCTTTTCTGTGATCTGATTCTTGCTTCCAGGTATTAAAACACTTTTCATGGTAATATCTTTTTTTATAAGGAATTGCTGAGTCTTTGTCTAACTTGGTCTCGCAATAAGGACATTTAACTTGTCTCCCCAAATAATCACTCCTAATAAGGAGGAGAGAATAATCCCTCCTCTTTTATTCTGCTAGAAGGTCTTTTAGATCATCTAGAATTACAGACATGACACCTACTTGCTTACGGCTGCACTCAGTAACTTTTACACCCTTACCTAAATGTTTCTCTGTAATCTCATTAACTTCTTCTAAACGGCCTTCTTCATTAAGCTTCATGCCAATTTCTTTAATTTGATCCATTAATGAGTTGAAATCAAGTTCTTCTGAAGCGTTGTTTTGTTTTTGCTCTTCGTATGTAACAGCGACAATTCCTTCTGCTTGCTCCTGTCTTTCGACTGCCTCAATAATTGCTTTTTCTAAGTTTTCTGCAGTAAATTCAGGAAGGTATGTGTCAATGTAATCAAATCGGCTACGAGCAAAATGCTCTTCAGTTTCAGCTAACCAAGCACTTGATTTGATTACTTTTCTATCTTCATCAACACCATTAGAACTTAGATAAAGAACAATATCGCTGTTATCAATTACTGGAGCTAAAACTCGTTTATCCCCCTTCGGATATACTTTGCCTTTTTTGTCTTCAGCAGCATGAGCAATAAAGATAACCGTAAATCCTACGCCAATTAATTTATTGATTTCTTCCCATACTTCAGTTTCATACTCTTTCCAAAGGCCAAACCCATCATTACCATCTTTAATCCGTTCTACATCATATTGCTCGCATACATATCTAGTCGCATATTTAGCAAAAGCGTCTACTTCATCAACAATGATTGTCTGATACATTTCTTTGGCTTTTTCAGCATTTTTAGTTAACTGTTTGTTTACCTTTTTAAAATCAGCCCAACTATTGATAGGCATGAATTGGACACCGGCAATGGCATTTAATCCTTTTTCGAATGGCAGATATAACGGTTTCTTCATCCGAGTGCTTTGCTTAGTTTTACCTAAGTTGTTAGAACCGTAGATTGTGATAACTTTTCCTTCTAATCCTTTTGCTACTACAGAAACTTGTGGGTTGAAAATATCGATTGCCATTATAGTTCTCCTTTTATTTTGAATTTGTTGGGTGAGTCGGAGCTCACCCCAGTTATGTATTAGATTAATGATCTATTTTATTTTAGAAAGGGAGATCATCATCTGAAATTTCAACCGGCTTTGAAGGCTTGTTATTAGGAGCACTTCCACCAAAGCCAGACTTTTTATTGTTTTCATTGCTGCTTTCGTTCTTAAGTCCTTCTAGATAAGTCTCTCTTTCAGTCAATGCTTTTTTAATTACTTCTGGATTAAAAGCATTTTTACTATCTTCATCATAAGGATCGTTCCCACCTGTAACTAGATACTCTCTTTTTGTAATGGAGGTGATTTCTTTTTTGTCTTCTCCAAATGCAGCAGTTTTGGTTGTTACTTTTTGTTCTTTATAATTAATAATCTTTCCGAAGACATTAACCGTAGATCCTTTTTCATAATTGTTTTCAACATATTGAGAACCTTCCTTAGTCACTACAAATGTAAAAGGAATGACTTTCCCGCCATACAAAGGGATATAACCATTTAAATTAACTCTTCCTGTTTCTTCTCCTTTTACTTTTTCTTCAGTTACATTTTTAACAAACAGTTCAACATCAAATTCAGCTTTAGGATTAAATTCTTCATTAGCATCCAGTCTGTTTACAAAGTTAGTGCTTAGCTGTGGGTATGCCTTTAATACTCCTTGAGAGTAATATTCATTTAATCCAATCTTACCTTGGGTGATTCTCACTTTATCAGCTTGATCTCTTCCATGTTCTGCGATGGACTTATAATCACTTATGATAGTTTGATACCCTTTGGCAATAGCATTATCTGTACCATCAGCTTTCTTATATTTTGAAAAGCCTTTAACTGTATGCACTTCGTTAGGTGCAACCTCAATATCTAATTCAATATTTAGTCCATTTCCATTTTTCCACTCAGTGTGTCTTACTTCTGCCAGAGTTCCTTCAAGTGTTACAACGTTTGATGCTTCACGTAATACCGTTTTGTTTTCTGTCATATTTTTAATCATCCTCTATTTTTATTTTTGTCTATTGTGATTTTTCTTTGAATATGTAATTTTGCTAAACTTGCAGTCTTTGATTCCAAGTTCTTTACTAAGTTCTATGTTCCTTCTTTTTGGGAACTTCCAATCATTTTGATCAGAAAAGCATCCTGATTTATTTACAATTTCAAATACCTGCTTTTTTCTGTTAACTTTGATTATCATATTTCCATAAGCGTACTCTGTGCAAAATAAACGTTTTTTAACTCGCTCAGGATGAGTTTCTTTGACAAGTGAGACATTCCTTATCATCTTTAACAGTGCCTGATCAGGAGTAATTGACTTGTTGCCTTTAACGTTTTCTCTGTAATAGCTTAATGCCTTCTCTGTTATCCCCAGTACCTCCAAGTAGTTCGCCTCCTTCCCTTTAACTTGATTTTATTATATACATATTTTTTATCTTTGTCTATATGTTTTATAAACTTTTATATTTTTTATTTTTGTGTTTCATTCGCAATCTTTCTAATTCGAATAAAATTATCATTTTATTTAAATTTAAAAGCCCCAATAAGGGACTCTTGTTAGTTTGTTCCTTCAACCTTACTCGTTAAGTAAGCTACTTGTTTTTCTAAATCAGCAACTCTTTCTTCGAGAGTTTTTGGCTTAGGTGCATTTTTCTTCTCTTCAAGCTCAATTGCTGCTTTTTCAATTTCCTCTAATGTAGGAATAGGTTCACTTTTTCTCCAGGCAGTAAAGATATGTCTTCCGTTGTCATTTACAAATTCCCAATCATAAGATTCGTCTGAACGAGGGAACATATACATTAAAACTTCCGGAAGAATCGATCCATGAATATTCCAAATTTCTGATACGTCTTGTCCAACTTTAAATTCCACAAAAACATCTCCTCAATTATCAAATTCTTCTATATTCTATCATATTTTCATTATATAGGTAAAGAGTTTACTATTTTAAACAATCTCACTCCACAACCACATATCCATAGTTTGCAATGTAAACCCGTCAGGTAGCTTCTTCATTTTCACATTAACATTGAACCTCTTGCCGGTTGTTTTATGTACAATAGCCAACTCTTCTCCATTAAAGAAACGTACAATGGCCTCATCAAATGCAATTGGCTGATTAACCACATAACCTTCCTTTAAAGCTCTAATAAACAAATAGGGATCATTTTTATACAGCTCATAAAGAATGTTCGCATATTGTTCGTTCTTGTCTCTAAGTAGTTCAAAATTAATCAACGGTATGTATAAGTCTTTGTCTGATAAATTTAATTTGTTTCTAAAGTATTTAATTGCTTCATCTTGCTCTTTAGAAATGATGTTTGACATTCAGTTAACCCCTTTTTGTTTTGATAACTGGGCTAATCTTAGATTAACCCAGCTTGACTCTGATTAAAACTTTACAAGTCTATCATCTTTAGCCCCTTCTGCTATTAAACTATATGCAGCCAGAAGATGCTCTTTGATTTTCTCCGAAATCATCAAAACCAACTTTCACACCACTTGAAGTCATTACTTTTTTAACCTAATCTATTACCTCTTCTCTCTTGTTGATTCACAAGCAGCATTTAATCCAATAAAGAAAAGTCAGGCTTCAAAATCAAATCCATTATTGGTATTTTCCTCTCTTCACAAAACGAATTAATATAAGTGAATAATTCAGGAAGACGTAATTGTTCATATTCTGTCATATCATCTTCATCTAAAATTTTGTAATTGGTAAGCAACCTCCATTCTTTTATAAAGTTTTCATCTAAACCCTTCATATTCAGACGGTCTGCAACCGCATAAGGATCAGACACTATGTTACTTCCAGACCCATATCTATATGGATTTTTTTTATAGACTTCAATAATTATATATATGAATCTACGTGTATTTTCCTGTAGGTAATTTAAAATTTCATAAAGACCTTTAAGTTCATTGTACATTTCTGTCTTTTCAACTTTATCTGTAAACTCAAACGTTAATAAAAACGTCTCCGCCGTAAAAGGTATCAGATTTTTAGTTTCGATTGGATATAAATCTTGTTTGAATGTTTTAATCTGTTCATTTATATTATTAGTTATATATTCCCTTACATTAGAAACCGTTGAACTATCAGTGTCGGATGAGTCAATCAAACATAACAGATCCATAAGATCCCAAATTTGTATTTGATATTGATTCCCATCCTCTAACACTCGGTCACATTTGTAAACATTAAACTGACTTTTTACGAATTGACAACGGTCTTTTTCATGCGGTTTGAAATGCTTTTCTCCTACTACGAAATGAATTAAATTGTTATGTTTTTTATATTGTTCGTTTTTTTCAAATTTATCTAATGTTTTCCACAATTTATCTTTTGAACCATCAACAGTTATCTGGATTGAAGATTGATCTTCTTCATCTGCCAAATCAATTCCAGGATAGTTTTTTTCGATATGTTCTAACCTTTTATATTCTTTATCCCATAGAACATTAAATAAACCAGCAAAAAATTGCTCACAAGCTTTGTTAATATTGTACAATCCAAGTTTGGCAGAACTAAACCTTATATAATATTGCAACAAAGATAAACCTTTCATAATATCTTCAATTTCTTCTAGTCTTCTTATCATTTCAATTTCTCCCGTCTTATCCAAGATACTTTAACATTCCTTTCATACGATTTAATGCCCCATAAGTTTCGTTAAACTAAAGGAAATAAATTATGTTGATGGCTTTGCGTCTCATCTAATAAATATTCAAAATCGTTTTAAACAGCTGTATTTCTTGCTTCTTCTGAGGTCATTTAAACACTCTCCCTATCTGGTTAAAATATCGTTTTTAACCAGATTATTTAAAATATGTACTCGCCCATTTCTTCAAGCAATGTATTTTTATCATTGATTTTATTTATATTTAACATTAATTTCATATGTTCTTTATTATCGATTTCCCATCCTCTTTTAACAAATCGTAATAACCGCTTTGCAGAGCCAATTGGATTTGTTCCTTGTAGATTGTATATTAATTTATTTTGCTTAATTGCCTTTAGAGATTCTTCCTTAATAAAGAATTTATCTTCACTTGGATTGTAGAATGACATCGTATGAATAAAGTCAAACTTATTTATCGTTTCAAGTGGTGATTCTCCATTATTAATTATCAATTGAATCTGAGAAGGGAAAGTGATCGCTCTTTGACTGAATACAATTGGCAGCATTTCATCATTGTCTTCAAAGCTTTTCACAAATTCTCTAGTCAGCCCAAGCCTTAGCTTTCCATCGTTTTCACTTTCCAAAAGGCATAATTTATCATTTTTGTTGCTGACATGACTATTATGTAAACTGCTATAGTAATCTATTATTTCTTTTAGAGCTTCTTTGGAATCAATAAAAATATCGTAGTCTTTGGGACATTCTCCTTTAATCAAAGAAGCAATGCTTCCTCCTGAAATATACCCGTGTTTCTTTAATAATTCTTTAATACGGTTTTCTTTAATGCTCGAAGTAAAGGATTCAAGTTTAGCTTTCAGTTTAGTCTTAATCTTATTCAATTCTTCAATACTTTCATTTATATCCTTAGGCTCTGTTTCCTCAAGTGAATATCCGTAATCAGGATGCACCCAAGCTATAAAATATATATTATTATCTGATTCAAAGCTGGTCGATTTCATAAATAGATAATTAAAATACTCATATGCAGTGTTACATTCAAACGGGAAGTTTCCAATATATTTTGTTTTCAATTCACGTTTAAAACAATTGAGATTCACTCTTCTTGAAGTATCGTAAAGCTCTACAGATTGATCGTAAGGATCATAAACAATTGTGTAATTCTCTCTTCGATTAATATCCTCAACTTCAAATGCTTGCCTAGTGTACTTGTCTTTCAATTCAATCCCCCATTTCTAATAAAATCTCTGTTTTATCTAGATCTTCTAATTTTATTTTTATCCAACAAATCAATTATGTAAGTCTCATACATGTCATCCCAATAAGGATTTGTTCTTGCTATGTACTTCTTTACTCTCCCATTCTCCTCAATCTTAAAGGTTTGCCCCTTTTGAATATCAGTGAACTTTTTCTTCCTCCAGATTCCCCTGATCAACACTTCAACTTCTTTAACCTCTACTGTTTGCTGCATCACATTCCTCCTTTTTGATTTTCATGCATCAAGCCTGTACAATATTCAAAAACCCTAAAGGATGATGAACATGTGTGGCAGGTTCACTTTATTTTCTGAGTTTGATGACATCATTGAGCAATTCAACATAGATCAATTCTTGCCTGAAGATGAATATCACCCAAGCTATAATGTCGCTCCTTCACAAAACATCCTGACAATCATCAACGACGGATCAAACAACCGGCTGGGTAAACTTAGATGGGGTCTTATCCCTCCTTGGGCTAAAGACGAAAAGATCGGCTATAAAATGATTAATGCTCGAGCTGAAACATTGGCCGAGAAACCAAGTTTTCGAAAGCCACTCGTCAGCAAACGTTGTATCATACCCGCTGACAGTTTTTATGAATGGAAGCGTCTTGATCCAAAGACTAAGATTCCTATGCGGATTAAGCTTAAATCATCTAATCTCTTCGCTTTTGCCGGCTTATATGAAAAGTGGAACACGCCAGAAGGCAATCCGTTGAACACTTGCACAATCATTACAACAAAGCCTAATGAGCTTATGGAAGACATTCATGATCGGATGCCAGTTATCCTTACTGATGAGAACGAAAAGGAATGGCTAAACCCTAAAAATACTGACCCTGATTATCTACAAAGCTTACTGCAGCCATACGATCCTAATGGCATGGAAGCATACCAGGTTTCATCCTTAGTGAACTCACCTAAAAACAATTCACCTGAGCTCATTCAATCCCATTAAGTACCAGTGTCATATCGCTTTATATATCACCTTCTCTTAGCTAATATGTTCTAAGTAGGAGGTGATATTTTGTTTGTATCGCCAATGCTATTGCATTCAATAAAAGAGCCATTTGACGACGAGAACTATATCACTGAGCTCAAATTTGATGGAATCAGACTCATTCTTTCTAAATTTGATAATCAGATTAAGCTATACACTCGTCACAACAACGAAGTAACAAGCAAGTTTCCAGAACTCTTGGACTTAGATATTCCAGATGGAACAGTACTCGATGGTGAAATTATTGTAGCTGCCCCAGGTGGTGCTCCTGACTTTGAAGCTGTAATGGAACGTTTTATGTCCAAAAAGTCAGCTCATAAGATTGTTTACTGTGTTTTTGATGTTATCTATAAAGACGGTCAGTCAATAGCAGCTAAGCCGCTCACTGAGCGTAAGACAGTTCTAAACTCACTTGAGCTAAATCATCCTAATGTCTTTGTAATCGAAGGAATTCAAGGTAACGGACTAGCTTACTTTAACCTGGCCAAAGAAAAGATTTTAGAGGGAATCGTAATCAAGAAAGCTAACTCCCCTTATGAGATCAATAAACGTTCGCATAATTGGCTTAAAGTGATTAATTATGATTACACTGAAGTTCTCATAACCGGCTACACGAAGAACGATATTAAATTCCTTCTGTCTTATCCTGACGGAACTGCAGCCGGGTTTATGGAATTCATGCCACATGCAGAACGAAGTAAGTTCCACTCTATGAAACAAGTAAAATCTGAATCTGATGAATATGTATTTATTGAGCCTATCGTATGTAAGGTTAAGCACAGATTTAAGACTAAGCACGGCAAACTCCGCACACCTTCCTTCGATTCCTGGAGAGTATAATCTCTCCGTTACATAACTCCTTAGAGCCTAGCCATTAAAAATCAAATGAAAATTTAGTACATGGATCAATTAGTTTTCGTTACCCCCTTTAATTAAAATAAATAGTTTATTTTAAATGACTTTTTTCTCTAAACCTTTTTAAATTTCCAAAATTCATTTCACCTTTATTACTGCAAGCAGGTTGTCATACGCTTGCCATATAAAAGAGACTGGACATTTTTGTCTCGGAGGTGAAATAAATGAAATTAATTTTAGATAATTTCGTGAATTGGTCATTTGACAAAATCATGGACTATATCTTACTTGCAGGGTTTTATTTTGTATTCAAATCAAAATCTACACAGAATCATTATCCTGATCACTTCGAAGAAAGACGCTGGCATAGAAATTAATACACTCTTTTCTGATCGTTATCGACATGCTAAATTGCTTGATAACGATCCTTCCCTAAAATATTACTTGCTATTATTTATTAAATTCTTTTAGAATCTCCTGCTTTCTTTTAACCCTTTCCCATTCTTCTTTATAGACTAATTTTTCATTTTCGCATTTTACACAAAGTATCCAACATGCATCATCCGCATCAATGGCAGCGCCTAAATTATTGTATATATAGTCATCTTTCAAGTAATGCCATTCATGTTTGCATTTAGGTATTTTCTTTCTCCAAAACATCTGTTACCTCCCTATAAAAACTATCTTTTATCTAGACTTGTTCAGCTTGCCTAATAGTATCTAACAACTCTTTCTTCTTGAAATATGTCTTTTCCAAACGATCTACTTCCTTTTGCAATTCAGTAGCAGCATCATACTTCAGAATCCATTCTCCTACTCCACATACTTCTCTTTGTTCTTTCTCAAACGTTTTTATGTGACGGCCTTCGAACCAAACTCTTACTCTTGTACCGTTTTCAAATTCATTATTAAAAGCAGCTGCTTTCTCAGTTCCCGCATAAATACATTTATACTTGCTGTCATCGACTACATAAGTGTTCATTATCTCCGCTCCTTTAAATCACGATTTTAATTTAACTTTAATGTGTATCATCTTGAGAAAATCCCCTTTAATTGGTAAACTCATACTTAACTTACATAAGAGTAGGTGATTCCTTGAGTAAAACAATCGGTATTACTGGATTTTTCTTAAGCATAGTAGTGCAATCATTTTCGGCGAATGATTCGCTATCCCACAAGATCGCTACGGGTTTATTATTTGTATCAATAGCAATTTATAATTTTGACCACGCTAAAGATTATTCCAAAGCATCCCTTGTCGTAATATGCCTCACCTTTTTCGTACTTGCCTTGGGTATTCATAAGCTTCTTTCCTTTTCGAGTGACTTATTTGACAATGTGAATATAAATTTCGGAGTAATATTCATCCTCCAAATCACATTAATAATTGGATCTGTTGCAATAGCTATCAGTATAATGAAATTTATCTGTGATTGTCTAAAAAAGAAACCTAACGGTAAAGAGTGTTAATTCCTCTTTGCCTTTTTTATGCTAAATACTTCTTCTTATGTGGTCTTCTATGTACAAAATCAAATGCTATATCAACTTTTGCATTTTCCTTCTCCTCTGCTACTCGCTCCGTAACAACGATTAGTTGTCCATTTTCCTGGCGGTCAATGCTATGGACTGAATATCCTTTAGCAGCGTAATATTCTCCGATAATCTCATCAACGTGGTTGCTAAGCAGATTCCTCTTTACCACTTGAATACCCTCCACTTATTTTATTTTTATTCTTTATCCGTTTATATGTATTCCATCCGCAGCTGTCAAAAATGCTTATGTCCGCTCCAAGGTGCCATTTAAACCAAACTAAGTTAAACCAGGCGATTTCAAATACGTATTTGATGAATCCTATCCTATTGCCCTCCATTCTGCATAAAGTAATCCTTTTAAACAAAAATCAATTCAGGCTCTTTATCCTCTTCATATCGTTTGTAGCCAATAAAATATTCCTCATCCTTTTTATAAATAAACGGTGAAATCCACTCAATAAAACTCTCAATCTCATTATCATAGTTTTTTAGATTGCATCTAATTGTCACATAGCGCCCACCTACAAGAGTATCGTTTACAATTTCGCTGTGAGTTTTTCCATCAAAATAATAGCTATCAGATTGAAGCATCCATTTCCATCTACTTCCTCCCGAAAATAGTTTATGATCTGGCAGCTCATCTGGATGCTCATCTCGTTGACCGCTCATAAACTCCAACGTTTCAATAATGTGACTTGGTGTTTCCTTAATTAGCTCAAAAGCACATACCAATTCTGTATACATTCCCATTAATACAACTCCCTCTCTTTAAAACAGTCTTTTTATTCAGTCCATGAGTTTACTCGTATTCAACAACAACCTCCTCATTGTCTACAAACAGATCATTCCCATTTGATAAGTGTACCCAGAAAGCTTCCTCAGGTTCTTCTCTATAGTCATAAATTGCGACCACCTTTGCATTTGATTCTTTGCTTATCGGTTTCCCGACAGTTATTTTTGTATTCTCTTCAGGTAAAATAATTGATTTAATCATTTATATCAATCCAATCCAAGTTTGTTTTACACTGTTGCCCCAAGACTTTCAATAACAGGATTCAATATTTTTCGTTAATATACTCGGCCCCAACTTTTGCGTGCTAGAATTTGACAGACGCACTTGCACTTTAACATTCTTCATTTCGGCCGAAATTGTGTCAATTCTTCCCGCCCAACTAGGACTCTCTTCCTCAGGAGTAGGATAAAGTTTAAACCGCCAACTAATCTCACCTGGTTTAGTAGCAAATCCTTCGTAACTGTCGTAATTTCCAAAAGAAGAAGGTGCAGGAAGATGGACAGCAAGAATGCTTATATTGGTTCTGGCAGCACTCGGTGGGTTCAATTGCACCTTATAGATTAACGCTACGCCTTTAGCATTTTTAAGATTTTTATCTACCGGCTCCAGTATTACACTGCAAGGCATTGGACTGGCGTTTGTTTGAATGGGATAGGCAACAATAATACTTAATAAGGATAAAACTAAAATAAATCGTTTCATTGAAAGTTCCTCACAATTTTTTTAGTTAATTTTCCTTATTTCTGGATTGATTATTCATTTGTATTTGATTAAATCTTCAATTTTATTTTGATTTAATCTCAACAATAAGACTGTCAGGATAGTTCTTCAAATCAAGTGCGTTTACATGACAGTGACCTACATATCCTTCTTTATCAACGTAATTATAATAGAACTTTTCCCCATTATTAATGATAACTTCACCCTGATGTGTATACTCCATCTCTGATCCCTTGTACCATGTTACTTTAACTTTTGTGCCAGGTATGATTTTATTTAAATCAAATATTGTTATTTCTTTTAGCAAAATCATTTCCTCCATTTCCATTTTTGATCCTCCACTTCCTATTAAAATATTACTTTTTAAAACGATACAAAGTTATGGCGTTTCCTTTAATACACTCTTTATTGTTGCTGCTCCTCAATAGCTCCCTTTAATCCATTATTCCTAATCACTATTGAACTTTTATTCACAAAAATTCTACATATTTTTACAGGTGTAAAGTCCAAAATGTCGAATACTTAAAAAGTAAGTTAAAAAACAAGGAGTGTGTAAAATGAAAAAGCTTTTCGTTTTAATTTTTTCAGTGATTTTTACTTTGACAGCTTTTGTTTCTTCTGCTAGTGCAGCTACAACTGGAAGTGTAACTTCATCTTCGGGAACCAGCTCTAAGATGATTACTGGTGCAGGTATGTATATGAAATTCACTTGCAAATATGCTGGAATCACTGAGGCATACGCCGGAGCCTGCCAGATAACAAGACAAGGTGAAAATGTTGCTGTTCTAAATGTTGGGGGTGGTAGTCTTAATAAACCATTTAGATCAACCGACGTATGGTTGAATAAAAACGAAACCTACGTTCTTTCGAGTAATTTTTTAACTGATTCTTGGTCTACCGGATCCATTACTGCCACTATTAGCGAAAGATAAATTACAGAATAGCTCAGGTCATCGAGAGGACTCTTGGTGACCTTCTATAATGTTTTATTCACCCATTTCCCTTTTCCACTCTCTATAAAATTTTACTTTTATCTAAAGTTTTCAAATCTATGATGCTATTTCTCTTTTGTGCCCATGTTTCTTTAGAAGATCAACAATAAAATCGGCACCTTTAGGAGTAACAAGAGTAATTGTTTTAATTCCAACACTTGTCTCCTGGGTCTTCACTTGAAAGAATCCTCTTTCTACATATTTTTGATATGGGGCGTTTTTGTTTGTTCCATCAATAAGAACTTTATTTTCCCTCAAAAAGCGAAATAAATTGTTTTGGCCCATTCCTTTTATGCCAATTGCTTTTGCCACTTGTCCTATTTTCATTAATCCATCTGTATTAAGAAAGCGATCATATTTCTCCACTTTTGGTTCAGCCAATGTTAATTGCTCCTGCAATTCTCGTTTTGCTTTTCTTTCAGTGAAATAAGCAATGGCACGTTCATCTTCATTCATATCTAGATATGTATCAATTAGGGACGGTCTTGCTTTTAACGCCTTCTCCATTTCTTCAAATTTAGAAACATATTGAGCTGTGAATAATACCCCTTTAGCACCAGTCATTTTATTAGCAACCATATCGCATCCTTTTCGGGTTAAATGGAAATGCTTCAATGAGCGACCAGTTGCATCTTTATATGTACTTTCTAAGAAAAATTCCACTGAACGCAATTTTGCGTTTAGTAAGATCGCTACATATCCATCAATACTTCTAAGTAAATCTGTATGTCTCTTACCTACCATCTCTGCCACTTCACGGCTGTCAACCAAAAGCTGTCCATTCTGTTCAATTACTGTTAGATAACTTTCCATTAAATACCTCCGTCTCATTTAATTTAAAATGCATCTTTTATTTAGACTATGATCTCAATACTTCTCAGCAAGGTTACCAACCTTCTTCATAGAAAATATCATCATATAAAACATTTGATTCATCGGCCATTTCTCTCTCTTCTTGGTATTCATCCATATGATTAGTAATAAACTCACTCGCTTCTCTAATTGTATTACCGGTGAATCTTGCACTTATATATTGCTCCATGCGTCCGATCAGTCTCAACTGTTTTTCTGTTGCTCTAATCACTTCACGCCCTCCTCATAAAGTCGTTTGAATCTCTGTACTGCTTTTCCTTCCGAATACAAAAATTCAGGTTTATATAAGATTAAAACCGGTAGTTTGTCTATGGTCAGAACAGTGTTGTCGTCCTTATCTATGACTAATTCAGCCCGTTCAATTGTTTCCTCCAACGGTACGTTACGGTGTTCAAATGCCTTTTTAATCTCTGCGTCGAAAACCTGTTTCTGTTCATCAAATGCTTTCCAAATATCATTATCCCAATTTTCAATGGGTGAAGGATTAACCGGAAATACCTTTCCCTCTGGCGTAATCATTCGGAACTTCAATTCGTTCTTTTCTTCAGGATTCACTCCACGCCCTCCTTCTGACAGCCAGGACATAGAGTTTCAAAACCGTTCCCCTTCTCCGTGAATGTGTAATCTCGGTGCAAAGCACCATTCATATGCCCCTCCCATGATAACGGCTCCCCTATGTTTAAAACCTTCTCTTTTCCGCACTTATCGCAAATAACAACCGTTTTGTATATAGTCTCGACCACTTCTTTATGAAATGCCATCATTCCGCGCCCCCCCCAATAGCTCAGGATTTTGATAAACGTTGCCGCCGATATTACACGCTCCCCAATGTATACAATCATCAATATGGTAATCGCAATCACTGGGATATTTAAGACCAAAGTTACTACCTGCACGAGCAAAGATCATCGGTTCGCCATCTGTCATGTCGATGTCCTCTTCATAAATATCCTTGCCTTTCTTATCCTTCAACCCTATTCCCCACATAAGGACTGCGTTTCTTTGTTTACTAGACGCTATAAGACTCGCATGTAGAGATGTGATGTTATTCCGGTACAAACCCCATTCTCCACCTGAGATAATAAGATACAATTCCCCATCATCCCAATAATGCATCCGCTCTCCGTCCCAAACTCTGTATGCTGTGTTCATTGTGCATCCTCCTCCAATACTTTTCCTTCAAGAAGTTCCTTTGCATATCGGGAATATCTTTGGATTACTAACTCAGGTGCCGTTCTAACTGTTTTCATATTTACGAACAAATGAAAGGCTTTTCTTAACCTGTCATTCTCATTTGTAAGTCGCTGAATTTTTTCCTGGGCCTGCCGGAGTTCCTTTGTATTTGCTCCCTGTATGGCTTTGGCTTCACCTTCATGACTCCAAGTTTCATATGAAATTAACTGCCCTTCATTAATGTTTAAATCAGGTCTATTTCTTTTTATATATTTAGCGAAACCTTCACACAAAACCGTCTCATCGCTATGACAAGCCCAATTATGTCCACTCTTTTCCTTCATCTCTACAATTTGCTGGGGTGTGGGCAAACATCCATAATTTTGAGCCATTTCAGCTTCATCACTGTGCGAGAAGGGACAACTCATACATCCTCCACTTCCACAAAAAGAACGTTCAATCATATTTATTTCTTTCAACATATATCCCCCTTATCTGAATCTCGATAAAACTTACATTTTATCCACTAATTTTAATTTTGTTACCTTAGTGAAAATTACACAATTCAATATGTACTTACTTCTTTGCCCTTACTTTCTTCTTCTCTTAACATATCTTCAGCTATATACATCCCCTCGTAAGCATAATCAATTATTGAATGAAATTCTCCGATGACTCTTCGTAAATTTTCCTCTTCTTTGTATGCTTTTAATCGCAGAATCGTTTTCATTAATTTATCGAGCTTTTCATCAAGCAACATAGCTCCCTTTACCATCTCCTATATACATATTATTTGTATTTGAATAAACTATAACCCATCATTTAATATCTGTCAATTAGATTCGGCCAATTTATGTGACCGAATCTAATTTTAATCTGAGAACATAAAGATCAATTCATTGATGTCATCCCTAAGCTTAACGAGGCTTTGTGGTGTAACTGAAATTGTAATATCTAATTTCTCTCCCTTGAAACCAAGTAGGAATTGATAATGTTCTGAAGTCAGCAATTTTTTTGTAAGTTTCAGACTAACCTCTTTGTAATTATCTTGATCAACAAATATATTCAAAACAATACCTTCATTCTCCTCTTGCTGCTGATTACATTATGTTTAATGGAGTCTTTCTTTTTTTTATTTTTACTCAGGCAATTCTTCTGTATTTGTTATTTCATATTCCATATCACTTAATTTAAAATTTTCAACTGATCCGTCAGCTTTTAAAAACGAGACTTCTTTAGATAAAAGTAAATTTTCACAAATCCTGGTTACCAATGTTTCAGAGACTTCTGGACTATCTGCTTTGTTTTTGAGTACAATCTCCAGATTCAGTTCAATATTGTTTAAATAACCTGCCATCCTCATTCTCCTATGTTCAATTTTCTGTGATAAACCCTTAAGGCGTTAAGGGAACGTGCGTTCTGTTTTGTATAATCATTATACATAGAAAGTAGGTGTTATGCTAGTGGTTATTTATCGGCTTCGTATGGTATGATATGTATTATGTCTTTCCATAACAGAACGCAGGAGGATGTCCGATTATGATTAAAGTTGAGATCGGGCAATGCTTGATACCTGAATTATGTAGAAAGAAAGACATTACAATCAATGAACTTTCAGAGATAACTGGGATTAAGAAACAGCAGCTGAGCGACTATAATCGATTAGTTAAAGTAGATATGTCTATTCGAACTGCAAAAAGAATTGCTGCTGCTTTAGATTGTAATGTCGAAGACCTCTATGAATTCAAGGTTGAAAGGCATTGAAACGACTAAGACTTTGGTCTTGGTCTCCTCCTTAGTAAACCATATGGTTTACATGACCATCTTACTACATTTAAACATGTATTTAAAGTGATTATTTTGTCTATTTTTGTCGAAATGCGAATTTTTTCACAATTTTTTGAGATAAAAGAAAAATCCATTTAACCAAAATAGTCAAATGGATTTCATATTTAAATGGTCGTCTCTTTTAGACCTAGTTCTTCTGCGTAATATTTATTAACTTCTTCCTCATTAATATAATCTTGCATTGAATAAACTGCTCGATATTTGGATTTCACTCTTAAATTAAAGTCATCTATAATCTGATACCTTACAGAGTTATCAATAACCCCTTTTTCTTTATAAAGCTGATATGCTCTATACAAATGACCAGATCTAACAATAGTATTTGGTGTTAAAAAGTTAATTTTAAAGAACTCAGATATATCAGTAATTAGATTAGTTATGACAAATTTACTTGCTTGGCCGTCTCCTTTGTTGGACGTTCTTTTTGTTTTAACTACATAATCATTTTCAACTAAAAAGACTTCTTTTGTTTGGCCTTTTGCCTTCCCATTCTTTAATTTATATTTAGTTTCCTGAGCTGCATTTAAGGCAATAACAAGACATTCACTACTAACTTTTAGTTTTCGTTCACCGTGCTTTGAATCATAGAGGGTTAAAACGTTACCATTTAGCATCGCATCCTCAACTTGCTTTTTGGTTAAACTTAGCAATTCAGAATGAGCTAAACCTGAAACCCCTTCAAACAACAGCCTTAATACAGCCTTTGATTGATAGTTAACTAATTGATTTTCCATTTCCTCTAATTCACTATAAGTAATATATAATTTTTTGTCTCCGAGACATTCATAAAGCTCTTCTTCAGAAATAGTTCTTGCCAAATTGGTTAATCCTTTACTTAACTTATATGAAATTGCCCAATCAATATACAATGACAATAATGCTAAGGTTCTTCGAACACTACCAATAGTGGTTTGATCGAATGATCGTATAAGTTCTAAAATTTGCATTGATGTGAAATCATAAATGTCTTTATTATATAAAGTCTCAGTAATCTCTGCTTTTGCAAAAATAGGCCTCATCTGCATAACCATACCCTCAGATAAGGTATCTAAATATTTTTCCTTAATCTCATTATTGAACATTGCAACAAACAACTCCTAAGTAATTACTCGTCTATTTTTAAATTGTTAAAGAAATTCCATATCTTTTGTGGTGATTTAGCATTTCCATTCTTGTCTACTACACCTAATTCATCCCACAATTTATTTTTCTTACTAAAGTCTATAGAGTTTAAAACATCGGTAATTTTACTTTCTAAATCATCTAGACTTACTCCATCTAACTGCAACTTCTTAGCTAGTACAACGTAGCCGTTAAAGAACAAATAGTTGTTCACAAAACTTCTCTTTCTTTCTTTTGCTATATCACCTAAGAACTCATCCACATATTGTGTAGCTAAAGCATCAAAGAAAGATGTAAGGTATCTTGCAGTTTTTAAAATATCTGCCTGAGTTGAAAAATCTTTTTTAGAATAACTTCTTTCAATTGCCTTTTTGAAGTCAGAAAAAGTTATAAGTAAGTTCTGATTCTGATTTATCCAGTCTCCATTTGTCTTTATATAATCACCAATTATGCTATTATCCTGAATGAACTTAACAATTTTATTAGAATAAACATTTTGACTCATCTCAGCTACTTTAGATTTCTTCACTGGATTTATTGTATTTTGTTGCCCAAAATGCTCTCTCGCCCTTTTTTGAGTGTAGTTATAGATGTCCACTTTAAAGGTTTCTTCAAACAAATGATCTAACTCAGGATGCTGTCTTATAGCCATAGTAATGCCTATTAGCCGGTGATACCCGTCTAAAACGTCTAAAATGGTGTCTTCAGTCACTGTAAGCGACATAGTGTCGTCATCATATTTTAATTCTTCGCCACAACTTGCGCTTCCAACACGTGCATTAAACGTAAAAACTGATTTAATTAATTTCCCATCTAAGAACAGTTCCTTTATTTCTTCAACCGATTGTTTATTGAGCTGCGGTACAGGTATCTCAATATCTGAGCCCTCTAGTTTTTTCGTTTTGTTCGTTCTTTGAGCATTAGGATTATAGTGCAATAACTTATTTTCAAATAGCATAAACAACTCTTTAGCAGTGATGGGGAAGAAATAATTATCATCCGAATACTTTACAACTTGTTTGAATGTATACGGAAATTTTATATCTTCCTCCACAGATCCTTCCCATAACGTTTCAATTTCTCTCATATCCGTTTCTGTGAAGTAATTTCGTGGATTAAACCTTTCACTTTCAAGAACTGAGTATAGGGACTTGGCTAAAAAGTACATATATTCTTTAGAAATTTCGACTTCTGGATTTTCTATATCATAAATTAATTTTTGTGTTGTCCCTGGAGTAATTTTATTTTTAGCCATCTCTAATTGAATATCGTTAATAAAAGATCTTATGTGTTTATTTTTCGAGATAGCATCTTTCATTTCTGAAAGCAGTTTCTCATTTGCAGACTGATCAAAGATCACTGTCATATAGCCTTTCACCTCATGTCATGTTGCTAAATTTAAAGTTACCAAAGGCAATCTGGTTAATCAAGAAGAATTATCATTTGAACTGAGTAATATACCGAAAAAATGATTATCGCTCATTTACATGCTTTATAAACTTTTTTAATGTAACAAGATCAGCGTTTTCAAAAAAACTAATAAAATCCTCTTGGGTTGCTTCATATAGTGGATTTAAATCGATTTTTTCATCCATTGTTACACCAGCAGAGTTCGCTATGTTAATCTTTCTGCTCATATATCTCTCTGTTGTTAATGTGTTTTTATGATTTCCTTGTTCTTTTGCTGCAAGTAAATCGTGACCAGAATTCTCATAGACATAGTCAATTCCTACACCCTTAAATGAGTGTAAGACTAATTCTCTTTCAGGAGGTATTCCTAACCTTTTTTTCGACCTTTTTAAGGAGTGTCGTAAAGATTGTTCCGAAAGCCCCTGAAAAACCAATTCAGTTTCGCTGTCATCCTCTTCCTTCAGCTGCAACAATTCCTCATAAAATACCTGGTTAATGCCTGTAGACACAACCTGAGATCCTTTATCAATAACTGTTACTATATAATGGCCTGTACTTTCATCAAGCTGTATGTCTTTCCATCTTACTCGCAAAATCGCACTTACACGAAAAGAAGTTCTGATGGCGAATTTAACAAACAGCTTTTTCATTAAAGGTTTCTGTCTTTCATTTATATACATATCCTGAGCGATTCTTTCGGCTTCTGTCTGGGTTGTTTTATCCCAGTTTTTAGTTACTGTTTTAAGCCTTTCGACAGTATTAAACACCGACAAGTCAATATAGTCCTTATAATCATGCTCCAAATATGTATAGAGCATCTTCAGGGAGGTCATTTTTCTGTTAATACTATTATTAACTAATCCCTTTTCCTGAAGATACTTCACATAGTTGCTTAATTCGCTTTTACTTACAACTAAATCATCGGGAACTAAACTTTTGACATCTTTACCTTTAATCACACTAAAGAACTGCTTAATATCCCCTTCATAATTCTTTCTGGTGTTCGACACCCTTCTAGTTGATGAAGGCATCATATAGTTAGAATTCCCTGAGCTACTTCTTATATCTTTATTGATTAAAAAGCCCTCGATATCATCGTAAACCGCATAATTTTTTAATTGTTTAACTTTATTTTGCATTATCTTCTCCTCCTTTCTCATCCAATAACTCATCAATAGAGACATTCAATACCAGAGCGATAAGCTTTATGGTTGTAACATCTGATTCATCTGGCATTTCAATGATTTTGTTTAATTTCTGAATATCAATCATTGTCTCCCTCGACAATTCCTCTATTGTGATGCCACGTTTGACCAATAGCTGTTTTATTCGCTCTGACATGTCAACCTCCTACTTTTTATGTATACTATAGACTGCAGTGCGTATATGTTATGGTTGATAAATAAACTCTTCAAATTCAATTGCAATGTGTCGTTTTAAATTCTTCACAAAATGTATTAGGGATCTAAAATGCGGATTATTTTCAATGCTTCTTTTTAATCCATCTCCACCTAATAATGCTCTATTTAGATCTTTTAATAATGCTGCTATCTCTATTTTTGCACCATGTAGATCATCTTCAGTTTTTGCATTAACAATCATTTTCCTAATGTTTAGTACACTCTCTATGTAAGTTTGTTTAGCATTTAAAACAAAATCGGCATCAATATCTTTATGATTTGTAGACCTAAGTTCTACAACATGCATCATTAATCCTCCTTGTATTCGCTTAGCAATTTCATGTATCCTTTAGTTAGTTGTTTTCGAACATTTTCATTCTTCATTATTTTTGACTTTTCAATGCTTTTTTCATGAAAAAACAAATCATTTTTAACTAACCTTTCAACTTTCTTTTGGTAAATGGTTTTATGCATTGTCATACTGTTTTTTAAGTAACTAATTGCGGACATACCACCAACCTCCTATATACATATTTTTTATCTTTTGCATCTATAGCAATTGTAATGCATTACAAAAGGGAAGTAAAGATTTTTTTAACGACAAATAGCACATTCTACGCAATTTTTTTTGCGAATGTGCTGCTTTGTAATGCATTTCATTTAATTAGGGTGTATGTATTTGAAGTTGATCACTAGATGTTATTAAAACCTAATATTTAAGTGATGGCCTTAAAACTACAAAAGACGCTTAGCTCAAAAGAGCCAAACGTCTTACTTTTCTCTGTTTAATTTAATTAAATAAATAATAATACTAATAACTTTATGTGTCAATGGATTTTATGCTCCACGTGGCATTCCAGCAACCTCATAATCACCTGAAGCTTGTTGGATTGAAGAATCTGCACTTATGTAAGAAGTGCCTAGTGCGCCCAAGATAACTAAAGCCATAATAAGTTTTTTCATTGTCTCACCTCCTTTAAAGTAAAAGTAATTCTAAAAGTTTTTGATTTTCACCCATCTTTTGCAGTTCTAACAGTGGCAGCCTAATAAGGAATTTGTCATTAGACTTTTTAAAATACTCGATTGAAGAATAGAAACATGCTTTATTTTGTTCGAGTCTTCCTTTCAAATAATAATGCATTGCAAGCTCATTATCGTTGTGAACTAAAAGATCTAGTTTATCCAAAACTTCTTTTGCTTTGGAATTTTCATTAAAGTTGATAAAACAATGAGCTTGCTCCTGCAAATCCATAATTGAATCAGATTCAAAATTAATCCACTTATTTTCTTTACGCCATACATTATTTAAGAAGCACAAAGCCTGCTGGAAAATCATGTTGTAATTTTCATTTTGAACAGAAACGCTTAGCCCTTTTAAAAAGTTTTCTTGAGCCAATTCATAATTCGAAAATAATAGAGAGTTGCCAATAGTTAAGTAGCTGAAAACCTGAAATCTCAGGATATTTGTACTTTCCAATGCCTTTTTAGAGTACTCTCTGCACTCCTCTAATGAATTTTCATTTAACTTTATATTAGACATTAGAACATGGACTCTTGTTTGATATGTATTTCTAATGTACATGTTCTCAGAAATCTCACTTAGGTCAATTTGTTTTATAAGTTGGGCCATCGGAGAAAAGTTACCAGTGCTTAAATAATGATAAAGCAGCAAGAGTCTTGAGAAAGAATTCATTTCAGGTGTTTTTATATTTAATTTGCCGAGTCTTTTCACTGCCTCAAATTCAGTAATAACACTGTTAGACAGTTCTCTATGTATTTTATACACTTTTCCATATTCTTTACTTTTCATATTGCTGCAAGAAATCATTGAATCTATTAAAACATCTTCTATTTCAAAAAACATATTTGCATCCGCATACTCCAATGCACTTCTTGCTGCCTTTGTCTTAACATCTAGGTTTAAACAGTAATCTTTCATTAATTCATATTCACGGTCTGGATACTGACTCTTAACAATGTTGACTATTGAAGAAAATTCATTAAATGTTTTCCCATCATGGTTTAAGAAGTCATAAAGAGGATTGGGGTTTTTAAGGCCAGCTACTGTTGCCCATTTATTCATTAAAGAGTTGTCATTTTCCAAGTCTTTCTTCATAGCTATCCTTATTAACTCCATTATTTCCCCTCATTTCTTTTTGTTGTCTTTATTGGTTAACTTAATAATACTATAGATCGCACTACGAGTCAATTATTTTATACATATTTTTCGTATTTGAGTTCTCTTTAAAATTCCTATTTTATTCAAAAGGCATCTGAAATTGAAAGATGCCTAATCATCATTATCACTAATGTTGCAAACAACTCGTCCAGACTTAGCCTGTTGATTATAGTCCACTTCAAATCCATTCTTTTTATAAAAATAAATCAACCTATCATGGTGATCAAAATCAACAGGCGAAATCCAACCAGAAATTTTTTTAATTCGATTTCTTCAGCAATTTTTTTAAGTGTATTTACTGCAAGCGTTCCATGCCCTCTAGATACTTCATTCGAAAAAATATCAACAATATAAATTTTTTCCTCATCCACCTCGGTTAAAATTTTAACTAAATATGAGTCATTTCTGATTAGATAATCTAAGTAATGTACTTTTACATCAAGCCCCTTAATAATTCCATGCCGGAAAGAATAAAAAACAATTACATCTCTTTCATCCTTGTCCTTCGTAATGGCTGTAATTGTATTCCCATCTTTTAATATAGTTACTACATTCCCAAGTGCATTTGTTTTCTGAAAAAGACACTCTTCCAAAGTAGCCTGGATATTTGTTAATTCTTCAACGCGATTATTTAATAATCGATTCTCTGTTTTAAGTTTTTTTAAAAACAAACAATGTCTCTCCTCTTTTTCTTAATCAAATAAAACAATTATTTTACATAGACACAAAGAGGATTAATCCTCTTTATGCATAGCTGGCCAAAAAAATTTCTCAATCTCCTTTTTCAAGTCTTCCTGTGCTTCGGGCTCAAGTTTATTAAATATGGATTTCATGAGAGAACGTTGCTCAAATATAATGTCAACGAGCTCATCCCTTTTTTGGCTTTTGTAACTGCTTCGTGTGGTAAGCCACTCATCATCATAACCAATACATTCTAATAATAATGTTTCCATATTTTTATTTCTTTTTTTAATATGCTCAGCACGTCTCATTCCTTCTTTAAATCCCCTTTTAAAAGCGTTCGCTTCTAATTGGTTTAATTCATATTGTTTTTGATATTCCTCTAGGCTCATGCGGTACTATCCTTTCTAATTAGAAATATTATCATTGCTGTACTATTATTTTTTTAAGGTATTATTAGTTTAACCACTTTAAATCTGTAAACGTTTTGAATTCATGCACGCCACCGCTTAACGTGGAGCTTACATTTAAATCAGTAAGCATAACCCTGGAACCTTTTTCGGTATAACCAATAAGACTTAAGATTTCTGAATTTTCTTCAGTTAAAAACATTAACTCCATTTTTGCTTCACAGGTAATATATCCTTTGTAATATGAGCTTAATTGAATACTTTCGCCTACCCAACCACTGTCTGTTCTGTTAACTCTTACAGTCTTCTCTTCCTTAAAAAAGATAGCTTCATTAATACCATAATGGGCTAAACCTATAAATAAAGTGCATTCTCTTAATGTAATAGGCGATTTATATTTATTTCTAAATAGTGAATTAATCATTTTTATTCCTCGATTCGGAATGGATTGCAGCCAAGACGTGTTTTAAATCTTCCATCTGATCAACTAAATCATCCATATTCCGTTTAACCAAGTGAGATAATCCATATCTTTCTGCAAAATCAATCTCATATGAACGGACAATATTTTTGGCTCCTCTACTTTCTTTAGGGGCAGTATAATAGCTAATTAAAACATTTGATTTCATGGGTGAATTTGATTTTTTATATTGATCACTAGTATTAAAAAAGAAGCTAATCTCTTCTCCTTTTTCTAGAAGAGCAGTTCTTTGAAAAATGTTTAACTTATTTAATGACATATCACGATAGGGAATGTCTGGATTAAAAACAACATTTACATCATATGCTTGTCCTCCCCCAGTATTTTTGAGTTCTATGTTTAAACAACCTAAACTTTCTTTATCAGGCATTACCTTGACTGTAACAGCAGGCTCTTCCATCGCAACACGTTGTCGCCTAACCTCTGTATAAGATATATAAGTTACAATTAATAATGCCAGTCCTCCAATGGCTGCAACAGTTGTCGCTATTGCACTAAGACCTGATAACATCTCGTTGTCAAAGTCGTTTCCTACAAAATTATATAAATGTATTACTATCGCTAATGAAATACATATAAACAAGATAATTGCTGCTACTTTTACATATGATGTTTTCAAAATATCTCTCCAATCATATCAACAATAAATTAAATATTACAAAGAGCCCTTATTAAAGCCGCTTCCATTCAACACACTCAAACCGCTTCTGATACAAGTCTTCAAGTATGGCAGCCCATTCAATCCAACCTTCGGCAACAATGCTTTTCTTTTTCCCGTCTTCCATCCACTCTATCCAATACACCTGAACACCCCTACCGTTTTACGACTTGAATTTCCCTTACTTCACATTGGACATTACACATTGTTTTGAGCTCACTTGCAACCTCAATGACTTCTAACATATTATGCAATTTAGAAGCGCCGTGGAGGTCGTTAGATGTCAAATAACCGTCCTCATCTAACTTAAATGATTTGAAGTATTCCTTGTTTTCAAACTGCAGTACATAAAAATAATCAATCAAAGGCATAAATCAACCTCTTTTAAATAATTTTGTAATCCTCATTGCTAATGGCAGTAAACCAATTAACATGAAAAAAGCCAGCACATTAAGCTTTTTTTGAAAAACAGGCTGGCCAAATTTCTTTCCATGCCCGCCGCTGTTTCTTTATCCATAAGTTCTTTAAACTCTTCATCATAAACCTGATCAACAAAAATAAACTTAATGCCGGTCAATAATCCAACCCCAAGCCAGATAATTAAAAAATAAGCAAATACAATCATTTGTTCCCTCCCTATATCGAACGGAATTTGGTATTCTTGAGTATGTTGAATAAATTATGTGGGTGATCTTGTGGAAGAGAAGTTTGAAACAAACGGGTATGATACTTCAATCGTTTATGATTACAAAGAATATCCAGATGTAAAATACGGGCGCTGCGACAATTGCGATTACACTTTGTTCAAAAGCTCTGTGAAGAGTGGAATATTCTTGCGTGAATGCCGGCGTTGCGGTATGAAAAAGAGCATTTAGTTTAATGCTCTTTTTGTTTAAACACTTCTTTTAATATTAGCTTCGATTAGGCAATCCACTAAACTCGTTAAATGATTCAACTTGTTTAAATTTCGATTTTATCTTGCTTAATTCTTCTTCCTCTCCAGGTCGCCATCCGTAAAAAGCCAAGTGCTTACACAAATCGTAATATTTACTTCCCTCTTAAACGATTTTCATGTATGTTTCTTCTGTCATATGTACCATGTAAATTTCTTCGTTTTTAATGTGATAGAATCTAAATTGATCTGACAAAATCATTCACTCCTCATTGTTTTATCCAATAAGCTGGTGGGACGTTCAATACCTGATATTGTTCATCTAAATAAGCATGTTTTCTTTTCCAACTACTTTTCTTCCACGCTTCTTGATTTGAATATGATGGATCTTTCGGTTTTGGATAGTCTCCATTTATCCATCCATCTTCAATATGATTTAATTTCGCTTCGCTGCCTTCATCATTGTATTTATACCAGACAGTTATCATTTTGACCGTCATATGTACACCTACTCCCCTTAATAATTACTTTCAAATAAAAGCTTAATTCTATGATCCAACATACGATCTTGGTAATTATCCGCTTCATTTTTAACATAGTGTACAAAGTTATCAAAATATCCCTCAATGCCCCAATGCTTATAGATGTTAAACATGAGTAATTTACATAAAATACACCAATCCCAGTGTTCTTGAGTTATTTGACCTTTAGGTAAAGGGAAAAAGAAATGGTTATCCTGTATCTTTTGTTTTAAGTTTTCTTTTACCTCTTCATGATTTATAGAAGTAATTGAATCCATGAGATATTTTAAGTAGTTATTAGAACCGAACATTTTACTTGTAAAACAATCACTTATTTTATCCGCTAATTTATTATAATATTGGTAAATTATTTCATGATTAATCAATTTGATTATTTCTTTAACCTCTTTGCTTTGTAAGGTATACTGTGATAATGAAATATCATTCTCAAAAACGGTTTTTTCTATGTCTACATGTTTTGCAATATTAGGCTTAATCTTTCTAAGTAATTCTTCTTTGTCTAGATTAATATCAATGGACAAAATCTCTGACCATTCTACCCCATTAGTAATTGCTTGAATTATGTTTCCAATTGTTTCTTCTCCACTTAGTTCCTCAAAAAATTTTTTTGATTCCACAATCACATTTATAATCTCTTCTTCTGATGAAAGAAAATTTATGGGTTGGTAATTAAAATTATTTATAAAGTCTATCTCATTTAGGATGTTTGCCTTGTTAAACTCCCCACTCTCATACAAACGTTTAATGTGGAATAATACACTTTTACTCATGGAATTATCCAATGAGTTTTTCATTATATAGGCGCACATATAATCTACAATTGCACTTTCGCTTTCTGAATACCTTCTCATTTTCTCATCCATTAGGATCATTTTACCGTTATGTTCAACATTAAATACAATTGTGGCGAAACACATTCGATAAACATCTTCTTTAGTAAACTTGTCACTAAACACGTTCTGCCCCAATGTATTTATTACTTCTAAAATTAATAGTTTTATTTTCTGGAATGTTCTTAAATTTTTAAAAGAGAAAAATTCAGTAAGACCGCTAAGTGTTTCCCATACTTCTTCCCCTAGAATTTCAACAGGAGCATTGTCAGAGTATTTTTCAATAAAGTATGTACGATCAATTGCTTTTTCTTTGTAATCAAAGAAAATGCTTTCATTATCAGCATCTAAATGTTTTGTTGCTGCAATTAAAACAGTTTTAATTCCTTTAATTTTTGACAAGCTGTCCGATAAACCGAATATTTCTTTCAATCCAAGTTCTTCGTGTTTTCTTTCTAAATCATCAAATATAATGATATACGTATCCTTTTGACTTAATTCTTTCTCCATAGCTTTATAAATATCGCCAAGTAAAGGAATGGTTAAAGAAAAACCGTAAATAGAAAAGTCTATTTTATTTAATTTCCCTGCCATATCTGTATACCTTTTTTTAAATTTGCCACCTATATCATCATTTGCTATTAGCTTAAAATAGATATCTTGGATTATGGTTTTAATATCTTTTTGTCCAAATAGGGATATGTAACAGCTATTAGGATAATCTTTTGTAAAATCTTCGACATACTTTGTTTTACCTATTCCCCACTCACCCTCTATTAGCACTCTGTTATAAGAAGATTGACCAAGCTTCTCTAATACATCTATTATTTCATTTGCTTTCATTGGTCTCCTCCAATTATTTAAATTTGGATAAAAGAATGATTTTATTTAAACACCTTGAGTATAGTCTGATTTGTCAATAGTTACGAGATGTTCAATATCATCATAGTGCTCTGCATTCATAACCTCATAAATATCAATTCCAAGATTTTTCTTCAAATTGCTTTTAGCATGTAAAACAATCATATTATCTGCATTAATGCCATTAGGCATTTGTGGTACACCCGCATCTGTTTTGATTTCTACACCGTTTACATTGAAAGTTACTTTTACTGTATTTTGCATTATAACCTCTCCTATTCCCTATAAAAGTACGATTTTATGTAGACCCAGAAAACTTGTAATTCCTTCCTATGCTTGTAACTTTAGTATACCATTTTCATCCTGAGTGATCGATATGGTTATGGCTTTTTTCGAATATCAGCAATTCCTGCAGCTCGATGTTTAGGTATGTACAGACTTTATCTAACAGATCTCTTGGATACCGCTCCATTTCGTCATTATAAAGCTTTCTGACAGTTGGATACTCATGATCAATATCCCTTGATAGCTTCCGGATACTGATCTTTCTTTCGTCTATTATGGGCTTTAAATTTGATTTAATGATTGTTGTCACCTCTTAGTTATTTCTGATCACTTAAAATGATCATTAACTAAATAATAATGGCCAAGGCTTTTTTCTCCTTGGCCTCGCTGAATTTAATACTCATCAGGCTCTTCATGTTCAAATCCATAAATACCGTTTATCCAAACATCTCCACAACCTGGATTCTTTGTAATCTCTAACACATGATTACGATTAGCATCTCCCTCTACTCGGTCTGTAGCAGTATAGTCTAAATAATTTCCGGTAAATTCTTTCACACTACGTGGGAATACCCAGCCAGCAAGAGTAATTCTGCTGATTTTCATATTTAGAGTACAACCTTCAGCATTGCGAATTGTGAATTTGTAAAATAGCCAAGTACGGTCATAATTACGATCAAAATAATCTGCCATAGAAAAACTTTCTGAATCCTCACTCATGTGAAAGTTTACATTTTTGTACTCTAATGTAAGCTTTGCCTCGGCATTTGGAATACTAAAACTCGACATAAAGCCAAGGCAAATCAAAGTCAGAACGATTAATTTTTTCATTCCCTCTCCCCCTTTTATTCCAATTATAATATAAATTGGTAATTAAAGGACGATCTTTTTTCTTAATAAGGAAGAAATTTTATGACGTTCTTACTTAGCTGCTTTCTTTGCCTTGTTTTGCAGAAAAACTGAATCCCAGATCCAAAAGATTACAGCAAATGAAATGCTAAATAAGTAAATTTCATATCCCATTAGAAAGTCTATTGTGGTTTTTGGGTCAGTAGTTATAGCAAAGATTAACCACACTAAGAAGGAAAAGAATATGTATGTAAGCAAATATTTCAGGCTAAACCTTTTTGAATTGCGATTCAAGAAATATTGAACAGGTGCAGCAAAGATTAAATAGAAGATAAAGAGAATAACACTTATTAATAAGTATGGAATATAGCCATCATAATCAATGCCCAAAACATAAACAACAGCAGCTGATAATGCAGACAAGACATGCACAATAAAGATCCTTAAAACTTGCATGTTTATAACCCCTTTCATGTTAGAAGCTTCAACATTGTCTAGATCCCTCCTTAAAATCACTTTAAAATCCATGTTTTATTCAGTTATTTAGATTTGGCCTAATTAGATTAGCGATATCTTTTATATATTCAATAAACTGATTTTGGTCTTGAAGAATACCCAGCTTTTCGTATTCACCGGTAAAAAGCCATTGAGGGGTTTCCCCATTTGTCTGTATCTCCATGATAAAACTAGTCCCTTTTGTATTAATCTCTTCATCTTCCCCAGTTTCATAATGATATTCAATTAATTTTTTCAAAGAGTGGTTGTCTTTTATTTCTTTTGTGTAAAAAGTTAACCCTTGATCCTCATATTGCTTAAGTTTAAAGCCGTTATCCAATAAAAATTTAAGGTTGTTTTCATTTAACACTGTCATCACTTAGAACCCCTCTCATTAAAGCTGTAGTAAGTATTTAAATGTCTTCTTCGATTAAATTTTCTTTCAAAAGTTCTAATAGCTTATCAACATATTCTTTTTGATCTTCATTGAAGTAAGTGCTAAACAAATCATTCTTTTCAAAGTCATCGAGTTTATCTTTAAGGCTTGAAATCTCATATAGTGTTTCAACTGGCTTCCCCTCAAAAACAAACTCAACACTTTCATCACCACACAAAGTAATCGTTTCAAGCGCTTCTTTAATGTCTCTATTCCAGTTTTTCAAATAAAACAATTCCATTGACACGTCATACGATAGACCAATCGTGTACATGTTTAACACTCCTTATTCGCTTAGAATTAATGTTTATTGTTTCTTACTAGACTTATTTTGGTTTAAACTGCTGTTTTATTCAGATTTATTATAGAGCTTATAATCTCCTTCGCCATCCTCATGATAAACATCTTTAGAGTCACATTTTTTGCAAATGAAACTACCTTCATTGAAGATATTGTCTATACCTGAATCTGAATAGTCTACATCATAAATCTTTCCGTTCCTCGCTCCACCTGTTGTATCGATAAGCTGTTTAGCCGCCACCGACAGCTCTAAGTAGAAAAAGCGTTCATTACCGCAATCATTACATTTAGCCATTGTTTAACGCCTCCTTATCCCGTTTAAGCTTCCGAATAGTTTCATTCTGTCTTTCTATAACATTTTCGTAATAGCAGAGCCTTTCTAAAGCGTGCGTAGGATTTTTCTTAATCCATCTCAATCTTTTAACGAGCAGTCTCAGGCTTAATTTATCCATTGAAATCATTTGATCACCTCTCTATGTATAAAATTGTTGTTTTATTCAGTTATTATTTCAGGATTTTTATCTGCTTTGTTTTCGACTTTCCCTATCCTTACAACCGAGATCAAATCCCCATCCCATTCAATAACACTAGCATAATAGAATAACTGATTGTCTTTTTCATAAAGCTCTGTTCTGATACGTTCATACCACTTATGACCAAGGTAAGGATAGTCATATTTGAACTGTCCTTTATATGTAAAACCCATCTGTTCCATTGCTTCGTCAAGTTTACCTACTGGATTATCCAACCTTATATCAATCATTATTTCTTCCATCGTGATTCACTCCATTCTGTTTAAATTACTGTTTTATTCATCCTTAGAAAATTGTCTATTGAAAAGTTCAATCGCTCTATCATAGGTTGCTAATTGTGCGAGATGTTTGTCAATATTACTGCCATTTCCTTGCAAGCCATCCGATATATATAATTGCTGATTGTTTTTTAACTTTGATTCTAAATTATCTAACATGTTACGAATGCTTGAAATTTCATTCTCTAATCGCATTTTAGCCTGTTCTCTTTCTGCTTCAAGTATAACTAGGTTCCTATTTTCTTTCGTCATATCATTCTCTTTCATTTCAATCTCCCCGTTCTGTTTAAAATATGCATTTTATAATGTTTATATTTTTTGCATTTGTTAATTGTATTATAACCTGATTATCCATAATTATCAACAATTTATTATACATATTTTTTATTTTTATCATACACTCTAAAATATTGGCTCATGAGGGGGTTTGGGGGTGGTGTGAGCAAAAATTGTTCAGGTGAGGAACGAACCGTTTTGAACAATTAGCAGCACCCCCATTCTCTTATTTTATCATTTAATTTATTTTTGTCTCTCTTAAAGACTTAGACGGGAAAAACCTTGGTATTACTGAGCTTTTTTTAGAGTTTAAGAGGTTTATTCTCTTTAACTACCCATTTAACCAATCAACGAGTAACCCCCTCATCCTTAATGAAGGTATGTATAATGTTATTTCTTCACCATCTCTTATTGCAGATCTCCAAATCCATTGTACCAATTCGGATAATGCAAATGCATCTTGATCAATTGTTATTTGATATTTCTCTTTAAAATAATTATATAGAACTGTGTTAACGTATCTGTTTATTGTATACACTAAGTGTTTTTTGTGCTTAAAATCATTGGTAGCTCTTGCATTACATGACACAAACCCTTTTGTATATCCATTCCCCTTTACTTTGTTTTTATGTTCTGAATAAGTCGTCCACATAGCTTCATCACTTGATGACTTAACAATGTTGTTAAAGTAATTGAATACATTATTCTTTACTTTCTTGATCGTATACGGTGATTTATTTTTATACCAATTAGATGATAATGAATAATCCAATTGGCCAACTGTATTCAAGTTACCTTCATATATTTTAATTTTATTTCTTAATTGAGCCTTTAGAATACTCTCATATTCAGTATTATGTTTTATAAACCTGTACTGCCCATCTATAAATTCAGAAACGTATTTTTGATAGTTGATATTATTTATATCATAATAATATCTTTGTATTTGAGCATCAAACATGTAAGTGAGTATGTAAACTTCTTTAAACAACTTGAATATATCTGCAGGAAAATTCCAAATCAATATATTATCTTTAAAGTACATCAGATTATTGTTTAAAGCCATATCACGGATATCATCATAGCGAGTTTCATAGTCCTTTTTTTCTTCGTTCCATTTGACAAATCCGTCTTCAACATATATTAACTTTGATTCAAATAGTGTAGTAAGATCATGCTTCTTAACGCGTAACTGTTCAACTACTTCCATAACTTCATCTAATATCAATGTATAGTTGCCTGAAAGGATCAGCTCCTTTGTTTCGTCATTAGCATTTTTAAATAGATTATGTGTAGCAACAATATTTTTGTTCTGAGATAAAAGTTCATGAAATGACTCAAACTTATATTGTGTTTTGTCACCTTTCTTCTTTACTTTAGGTTCATAAATTTGTTTACTGCTTATGCTCTTCTTAATGCGATCCACTTCATCCAAGTACGGTGTAATGAAAATAAAATTTTCGTCTGTCCCTGAATTATTTATCATGTCAATTGCTGCAGATGTTTTACCGCTACCCATAATAGAATCGATCACTTTAACTTTTTCCATATATTCTCCTTATATTTTAATTTTGTATTGAAAAATAAGGAACGATAATTGCCTTACCGCTCCCTTATTTATAACGCATATTTAATTATCCTTATGTTGCTGCATGATAAATACTGAATCATCTTGTTTTACTTTGCTTATCTCTTCTCTGTACTCTAAAAGGTCTTTATCAATTCTGACAGTTGCTTCTTTGATGGAGTCAATATCTTTCTTGAGCATTTCCAATTCCTTTGTCAGCTGCCGAATAGCATCCAGGAATTTTTTCTCCAATCATCTCACCTCAATGATTTAATTATACCATGAGGCCTATAAGATTAGTGTGACTTGTTTCTTAGTTTAAGGAATACAAAATAGATGATCCACAACAATATGGCAATGATACACGTGACTACAAAAATTGTATTGATTAGTGTTTGTGCTTCGTTGCTGAAGTAATCCTTAATGAGTTGAAACATTAAGAATAAGCCAATGAAAGTGATATGAGTAAACCATAATGAGAATCGTTTCATGTTTGCAATGTGCTTGATCATGTTATAATATGGGTAGGAACTAAAGGAGAAGTTCATTCCCCTTTAGCTTAGCTCTCATCGGCGTATATGTTGGCGTTGTCTCTTTGGTCGGAGCCGCTTGCGTATACGCTTTTTCTTTTTGCTTGTCCCATTCTTTAGATTTCTTATCTTCTCAACTATTGTTAGACTGTTGATTGTAAGAACCGTTAAAGATATGAGGAAAGCAACTATAATACCCACTTTCTCAAGCACTATGTACACCTCCTTTCCTATGACTCTATTATAACATAATTCATGATTTTTATATACATATTTTTTATATTTGTGGTAAGTTATTTGTGTGTTGATGGATGGTATTAAGATGCCTTGTGTGCTGTTTGAATGAACAAGAATGTAATTGGATTGGGAATTGATTAAGAACGCTTAGAGAGGTGTTATATTGATTCTGATAGCGTGTGATTGTGATGAGTGGTTAGTGTAGGATATATGATTGGATAAGGATAAGTATAGTGATGAGTATAAAATAAATATGTCTTCGATTCCCTCGGATTCGTTATAATAACGATTATTTTTAATGAATGGTTATTCATTTTTAAATTGACAACTAATTTATTTTTTAAAAATTTATTCTTGTGTTTGGCCTGGAATTATGTTAGCACTGTTGCAGACCTACTCTAGTCATTAAATACACGTATAATGTTCCTTATACACGTATTACAATACCAATATATGGGGGTATATTTACATCTAATGGTAAAATAAAGGGAACGGATGTACCCATAGCACTTCCATTTCCACACCCTATCCAAATTTTCATTTTCCTAATTCCACCTCAAAATCACCCTTTTTCACATCGTAATCGCTATCGTAAAAGCCTTAAATATCAACATTTTCCCCTCTTCAAATTTACTCGATTTCTTCAATATTTAGATAAAGCAACCACTTTCTCCTACTCTCACTTATGTTTTACGATCGTTTATCCCCTAATCACCATTCGATACAGCAAATCCCCTTATGTTTACTGGCTTTTTAAACACTTTAATATTTTTTACGATAAGCATGTTTTTAGATTACGATAATCCCCCCTTCTCTAAATGCTTCAGAATTCACCTCTATAACCTGGAGCTATTAACACACTAGCGAAAAAACAATAGACAAATACAAATAATATGTATATAATAAATACATAAGTGAGGAGGTGAGATAATGCAAAAGGATTCAGAGAAAGTAACGTACATGTTTAGTAATTTAATTGGATTTTTAGAGACTGCTATTATTGAAGGAACTGCTTCACAAAAAGAAAACACTCTTTATGAGGACTATAAACTATTTGGAACAATCGATAAAAAGAGCTATACATACAAAAATCTTGTACATAAGTATCTAAAAAGCGATTATTAAATCAAAAAATATGCATAAAAGTAATAAGGGGAGAATTTATTGAAAGGAAAAAAAGACGGCCTAAATAAACAAGTACATATTTACAGTATTGACACTTCTGCTTTTTATAATGATCAAGAAAACAAATTACATAACAAGATTTTAAAATCATATAGGTACAGAGATCATCTCAGAAAACTTGAACATGTTGATAAAAAACATAAGAAGTACATAACGCAAAGGATTATTTCCTTAAAAGAAAAGCTTTATAACGCCTTTAACGATCATAATCAAATAAGAACACTTAGAACAGATTCTCTGAAAGATAATAATGTGATTTCATTATTTGATTCAGTCTTAATTCGAACGCTGGGAATCAAAGAAAACTCTCTCTCTGAAGAGATCATGGTTGTCCAAACTTATCACTTTCAAATTTTAAGGGACATTATTGATAAAGGATTCATACATAACAATGAGAAATACGTTTATTTCACTAGCAGTGCCGGTCAAATAAGAACAAAAAAATCTTGTTTTATCAAACAAAGCACCTTAGATAAGTATCAAAATGCTTTAACTTGTGGTCTTAGTGTGGAGCATATCAATGCTCAAGGTGGAAGCAGCATAAACAAATGGAATAGCTACATGGCCTTATCGAATAGCGCCAGCAGTCCATGGGAAATTGATATTGATAAAGCAATTGTCGTAAATGACTTAGAAACAAATGTTTCCAGCCTAGTTGATTATATTGACCGGGATACATATGAAATCACACGTAAGATTATGGATATTCCTATAGAACATACAGATGGTTGTGGAATGATGCTCCCTAGTTTGAGCCAGAAAAGCTTTATGGTCAGATTACCTTGGGTTAAGGGTCTACTTGTTCCATTTGACTTTAGAAAGTTTGCTGAAAAACACAGTTCATTTATAGTTAAAGACGTCTACGGTAAAGAATGGGACATTATTAAAGATGATATCCAAATAATTTTTACGAAAAGCCAGTTTAAGATGTGGAAGTACTATGATTCTTGGGATGATTATCGCTATAAATTTAAAAAGTATGGATGTTTAGGAGCTAAATTAAATGAAGAAGATCCATCTGTTGAGGGAAAACTGACTTACCAGATGCTACAAACACTCACGGATATCACAGATGAGGAATTGAAACAAATCAGCTCAAAGACTGTTAGTGAGATTACTCAATTAGGCACTGATAAAGAAACAATGATGAAAGTTTTAGGGGCTACCGAGAAAAATAAACATAAGACAAGCCTTCAAGAAGCTCTACTAATATATCCTGAGCTGCTAAATGATGATCACACCAAAGAAATCATTAAGAATAAGAAGAAGAGTATGATTAAGGACGCCAAATCAGGAAAATTACTTGTCAGTGACGCCCGGTATACATATTTATGTCCTGACCTATATGCTTTTTGTGAAAGATTGTTTCTTGGAATTGAGAGTCCAAAAGGACTACTTTCAGGAAGCGATGTCCATTGTTCTTTATATGATGAAGGGTATATTGATATCCTCCGCTCCCCTCACCTATTCAGAGAGCATGGTGTTAGGTGGAACAAGAAAAATGAGGAATATGAAAAGTGGTTCATTACCCCAGGTGTTTATACCAGCATTCATGATCCGATATCCAAGCTGCTGCAGTTTGACAATGACGGGGATAAGGCCTTAATTATTTCTGATGAGCTAATCGTCAATATTGCCAAGCGTAATATGGCGGACATCGTTCCTTTGTATTATGAAATGTCTGTAGCCCAGAAACAAGAGATTAATAGCAGAAACATCTATGAAGCACTAACTCTTGCTTATGGAATCAATATCGGGGAGTACAGTAACAACATCACTAAGATATGGAACAGTGACAATATAAACCTGGACGTGATCAAATGGTTATGCATGGAGAATAACTTTACTATCGATTTTGCAAAAACCTTATTCATGCCCACCCGCCCTGATCACGTTGATGAGAAAATCAAAGATTACATAAAAAATAAAGTGCCCCACTTCTTCATCAATGCAAAGGATAAAGAAGAACATAGCGTAGAATCGATTAATGAAAGTACAGTAAATAAGTTAGACTCCATTATCCCTTCTGACCGAATCAACTTTGCTGCAGTTGCAGGAAAATTTGATTACCGCTTCTTACTCAAAAACAAAGAGATTAAACTTAATGAAGCCGTAATAAATGAATATAAACGTCTTGATCGAAATAAAAAATGGCTTATGAATGATGAAGAAGCTAAACCAGGACAAAAACTTTATGTCTATAAGATTATCAAACAAAAACTATTGGAAATACATAATGATGACGGATTTATTACAGATGTATTGGTAAAACATCTATATAAGAAAAAAAGTAAATACAAATCGACACTGTGGGAGTGCTTTGGCGATATTGTACTGGAGAACATTAAGCATAATTTAAAGACCTTTAAAGGATGCTGTATTTGTGGAAAAGCTTTTAAGCCAACATCTAACAAAGCGAAGTACTGTCAGTCTTGTGGAAAGAAAAAAGAACGTGACAAATACAAAAAATATAACAAAAAGAGAATTAACCACCGTTAGAAAGTGCCTTGAGCCTTACTCCCCCAAGGTGTACAGCGATTTTACCGAAAAAAACTTCAACAAAAAAGTGTCTTTATCCCTTGGTGCTACTGGGTTGAGAGCACTTTTGGAGATAATCGTCATAAGGGAGACAGAAAGCTAATTTCCACATAAAAGGGCTAGTACGTTTCCCCCGTCTATATAAAAGACAATCTTTATTGTTCATTTAGAATAAATTTAATAATACTTAGGAGGAAATTGATTATGAATAAAACAGAACTAATCGCTAAAGTGGCAGAAAAACAAGGGGTATCTAAAAAAGAAGGAGCTCCCAGTGTCGAAAAAGTCTTTGACACTATTTCAGAGGCATTAAAAAGTGGAGAAAAAGTAAGTATTCCTGGTTTCGGAACATTTGAAGTTCGTGAACGCGCAGCTCGTAAAGGGAGAAATCCCCAGACAGGAGAGGAAATTGATATTCCGGCTACAAAAGCACCTGCATTTAAGCCAGCAAAAGCACTTAAAGACGCAGTCAAAGCTAAATAATCAGTTAATGAGGACGACAGGAAAGGCTACCTGCACGCTTTGTCACAAAGAGCTTATGCTCCTAAAAGTGGCAGAGTTGGAAGTTATGGAGGAAATTGTCGACCTCCCCTCTTTTCGCTTTTCATCTTCAACTCCGGGTTAATTAATTATAGTTATTTATTTATGGCATGGGGGTGCCGTCAATAATTAGTTGATTACTGATATATGGGATATCAGTTCTCGACTAATGTTCATTTATGAAGGTAAAGTTCAATCTAAATGAATATTAGTGGAGATTCCTCTCCAGTGTGGACTAGCTTTTCTTGATTAAACAATATCTACTCCCTTCTTTTCTGTATCATTCTGACACAAAACTGCGGCTGGTCATTGCAGTTAGTCGGATAATAGTCATTTATGAGGGTGCGAGGTTAACTCGGATGTCTGTATCTAAAGGAGACAGGTAAATGACTATTATCGGGCTAAACATGTTGGTAAGACCTATGCTACTCAAGCTGAAAAATTGCTGTTTTGTAGGGTGAATCCCATCACAGTCTTACTATGGGTGACATGTAGCCCTGAATATTAATTGCGGTGTACTGCTTCGGCTTACACTTAGGGAAGGTAGATGCGTCTCCCTTCCCTTTAAATACTGCCCGTTGGGTTTCCCAATTGCGGCCTCAAAATTTTTCCGGGTAAACGAGGCTTTGAAATTCATACCCTCGTAAAATAAGTGATATGGTTTTGGGCGCTTGATCACCGCTCTCATTTCACAGAAAAGGATTATTTTCGGTCTTGCCTTTTCATTTTCACTTAGGAACATATTCACTATTTATTCGCTACTTCTCCTTCAATGTTCTGAATGGAGACTTACCTTTCCCATGCACATACCTCCTTACACGGGTCAGGGAAAACTGTGCAAAATAAATGGCGAGCGTTTGAGACGCTTTGTTTCTCAATAAGGCGTGTAACCTGACAAGAGAGACTGAAAATGCCATTGAGAAGGCTTATAATGGGTCTTTCCTTCTCAAATTATTTTTTTCCTTGGCTCTCAGACTCTAAGGGCTGACAGTTGACAGGCAACATAAAAACTTGGGGAAAGTAATTACACTTGAAACAGAGTGCGTTGACCAAGCAACGAAATAACCTGTTATCATTCCCAGACTTCGGGCGCTGGGCAGTTGGCAAGCAACATAAAAACTTGATATATAAGTGCAAAGGTAATAGGAACTTTAAACACATTCCGGAAAGCGTGCATTATTTGTCGTCATAGCTCATCTGCCATGTGTAGAAGGAGTTCCTGAAGACGTCATAATGACGTCTTTTGTTATTTTCGACTTACTTATAGTTTGTCGACTGCAAAGGTTTCAGTCGCTGAACCCGTAATCAGCGTATTCCCTGTCGATCTGAAGGCTTGCGTCCCAACGTGAGCTACTGACGTAGGTGAAACGGGGTTAGAATGTAATCAGAACAAGGTCGTCTAAATCGTTAGAAGGCCTTTTTGTGCTTGCGTTTTACTGATCAGCCGGAATGTGCTTCCGAGCCTTCCGGTACGCAAGTTATCAATAATCTCCTTCGGGCGTTTCCCCAACGCCTATCCGACTTATCTTTCATCTCCTTTATATCCCCTTCTCGGACGTTACCGATGCTTCGGATCATCGGGCTTCCGAAGGAGCTTATTGTACGTAAATAGAAAATTATTGGAGGAATTTAAATGGCAAGCAAAAAAGTACATCAAATTAATGTTAAAGGCTTTTTCGATATGGACGTAATGGAAGTTACTGAACAAACTAAAGAAGCTGAATATACATATGACTTCAAAGAAATTCTTTCAGAGTTTAATGGAAAGAATGTTTCAATTACTGTAAAAGAAGAAAATGAACTTCCTGTTAAAGACGTTGAGTAAGGCGGTGACTGAATGATCGATCCTGTTCAAACTAAGCGTCACTCAGATGAAAACCTTAAAGAATGGAAAATAAGAATCTGCTCTAATAAAGACATTTATAATCTAAACTGGGAAGAAATCAAAGAGTTAATAAACAAAGAAACCGGAGAATCTAAAGGTGAATCAGCTTATAGAAAATGGTTCAACAACTTCATTGAGGGGGTTGAATACCAAAAAGAAAAGTCAGCTGAATCAAATAATTCTCTCCTTGAATTGGAACTGAAAAAGGTTGAAATCATGGAAGAGAGAAAAAAGCTTCAAGCTGTAAAGCATGAAATACATAAAAATACACGTGTCAAAGGTCGAACAGAGCTTCTATATGAAAATGTAACTGAAGCAATTGAGAAAGTAGGTACTCTCCCTCCCCCTTCCTTCTATCCATTAAATAAGAGCGAAAGAAAAAGAGCTGCTGTTCTAGGGTTTGGAGATGAACACTTCGGGAAGCAATTTAAAAGCAACAACAATGAATACAACGAACAGATTTATTTGCAGCGTATGAATCAGATTCTTTCTGAAACTGTTGAGTACATTCAAAAAGAAAATTTAGATGAGCTGGTCGTGTTAAATGGTGCTGATAGTGTTGAAGGTATGGCATTGCGCGTATCGCAATTAACTGCCCTTCAGTACGGGTTTATTGACCAAGTGATAAAATACTCTAGGTACAAAGCTGAATGGCTACTAGAACTTTCTAAGTACGTCAAAATTAAGTACATACATATCCCCTCTGCAAATCATACTGAACTAAGATTACATAATACAAATCGCTCGGAAATGCCTAAAGAAGATGTAGAGCGTATTATAGCTACTTATATCCATGACGTACTCAAAGACAATGAGCGAATTGAAGTTCCTTTATACGACGAAGGAATTGTGGATTTTAAATTACTTGAATTTGAAATTGTGGCATGTCACGGACACCAGATTAAAAACAAAAAGAATGCCATTCGTGACATCTCACAGATGAAACGAAAATTCTACGATTACATGTACATCTCCCACTTCCACCACGGAAACATGCTCACTGTAGGTGAAGCAGCCACTCATAATATCCAAGTTATACAACTCCCTTCTGTAATGGGTTCCGATGAATACAGTGACAGCTTAATGACAGGTGCCAAAGCTGGAGCAAACTTATCAATTTATGAATCTGGTAAAGGTCGGACTATTCAGTACGATTACATATTGAATTAATATGAAGGAGTAAAATCAAATGAAGACAAAAAGTTTTTTTAACGAATTAAGTGGTCATTGGGTTAATTTCTCAGATGAATTTAAAACGGAGCTTTCCTTAATTATTGCCAGTTAATTTGTACAACTTAGTCTAATCGAAGTGTTAGAACATTATTTTTTCAACTAAGGGAGCCTCGATGTAGGCTCCTATAAACTTTGCTTAAAACTTTAATTTTATTCTGATTGGAGTAGTGCAAGTGGCTGATTACAAAGAGGTTTACGAGTCTTTCTGGAAGCAAATCATTGAAGATGAAACAGGAAACATTAACAAAGATCAACTAATGAAAGAGCTATGTGATTATAAGTATCTACTGGATTCTATTCCTGCTGTTTATGAAGAAGTGACTTGTAATACTGTAAGTAAGCCATTTGTTGATCCTGAATATGTTATTGAGTCTCATAGAGAAGCATTTATAAATAAAAGAATTGCCCTAGATGATTTAAGAAACATGAGTGTGGCAGCAAAACACTATTCACCTAATGAGACAGTTGTGAACCTAGGAGCTATTGAAGGTTTATTAAAGTAATACAAAAACAAAAAAACGATTGAGGATGAAGACGAAAATGACAAATGAAGATTTTAAATACTTAAATAAACATTTAGAAACTCTCTCGGAGTTAAAAAAATCTGGATACAGATGTGATGCTGAGATTAAGCGAGTATTAGAAGCCATTCATTTAACTATTTTTGGTGATAAAATCGAACCGCCATTCAAGCGAATGAAAGTTGTTTTTAATGACGTTGATAAATCACTACAAGAAAAATTCCATAAAAATGCACCTAAGGTTCTTCTGGTAAATGATTCTCAGAGAGGTAAAGGCAAAACAACTCTTCTTCTTAGGTTATCACAAGAGAACAATATCCCTTTACTTGTAGGTGGACATAAAGAGATTTATAAAGACTTGGCTAAAGAAAAAGGAATTAGTTGTACTATTTTCTCAGCCAATTATTTAGATGGTAATCATTTTCCGAATGGCGTCTATATTGACTGTACTGTTAATAAAGAGCAACTCAAAACAATTAAAAAATTAGGAATTGAGATCAAAGGAGGGTTTCATCACGATGAAATCCTCTCTTCTTTAGTTTAAGCACCTTTTTAGAACGCCCAGCGATGATTGCGGTACTCCCCTTCCGCTCTATTACTGGGCGTTTTATAAAATGTGTTTACATCAAATTTATGGAGGTGAAATATGTCTGCAGAAAAAATAAAATGCTCATGCTGCGGCAAAGAGCAAAATGCCAATCAATATTATATCTCGGAATCTCCTTTCAATTCTGCAACCGGCAAGCTGTCAGTATGTAAGAGCTGTCTCCAAAATGAATTCCAAAAAGACAAAGATAGCTTAAAGAATGTTCAAAACATCTTAAGAATGATTGACCGTCCTTTTGTTTACGACTTGTGGGTTTCCGCTGTTAATGAATCAGAGTCCAAGAAAAAATCAGCTGGAAATGTGTTGGGTACGTATATGAAAAATATCGGAATGAAAGATTACAAGTCAAAAACTTGGGCAGACAGTGAGTTTGACTTTGAAGAAGAACAAGAATACACAACACAATTGTTACTAGCTAAAAGTACAGAAGATATATCTAAGGAAGACATAGATGAATTAATGCAATTCTGGGGTCGTGGTCTTGATGTTGAAGATTACATTTGGCTTCAGAATGAGTACATTGACTTCACAAATAGGTATGAATGTGATTCTAAAGGAATGGAACTTCTTATAAATGAAATATGTTTGACTCGGCTAGATATCCGTAAACGGCGTGAAAATGGTGAAAAAGTCGATCAGCAGCAAAAAACTCTTCAAGATTTACTTGGATCAAGTAATTTAAAACCAGTTCAAGAAACTGGAGCAAGTGGAGTTGAACAAGAGTCTTTTGGCACTCTGATCAAAAAATATGAGAATGAGAGACCTATTCCTGAGCCAGAGCCTAGGTGGAAAGATCCTGATAAAATCGGGAAATACATTAAGGTATTTTTCCTTGGGCATCTGTCCCGAATGCTTGGTTTAAAAAATCAATATTCAGAGGAATATTGGGAAGAAATGAATAAGCATACTGTTGAAGAACCTGTTGCAGAAGAAGAGGATCGAGAAAATGACCTCACATAAAAATTTTACAACAGATCGCAACAAGCACAGCCGAGGAATCAATATCTTTAAAAAGGGAAACAACTTTAAAAAGAAATCAAAATCTGAACGATTAATGGATGGTATCGGCGCATGGACTTCTTTCTATAGAGCAAACCCACATCGCTTTGTAAAAGAATACTTGGGTATTACACTTAAATTGTTTCAATGTATTTTAATTTACATGATGGTACATAACCATTATTTTATGTACTTGGCCAGTCGTGGACAAGGTAAAACTTGGTTAACCTCTGTATACTGCTGTGTGCAAGCCATACTCTTCCCAGGTACTAAAATAGTTATCGCATCGGGCACAAAGGGACAAGCTCGTGAAGTCATAGAGAAAATTGATGACTTACGCAAAGAATCACCTAATTTAAGGCGAGAAATTGAAGATTTAAAAACCTCAACAAATGATGCTAAAGTGGAGTTTCATAATGGCAGCTGGATTAAAATCGTAGCCTCAAATGATGGCGCCCGCTCCAAGCGTGCAAACCTCCTTATTGTAGATGAATTCAGAATGGTTGATTTTGAAATCATCAGTAAAGTACTTCGAAAATTCCTGACAGCTCCCCGTTCTCCTAAATATCTCGAAAAAGAAGAATACGCACACTTAAAAGAACGAAACAAAGAAATTTACTTGTCTTCCTGCTGGTACAAGGTTCATTGGTCATTTAACAGATTCATAACTTACTACAATGCCATGATGAAAGGATCAAAATATTTTGTGTGCGGTCTCCCTTATCAGATCGCAATTAAAGAAGGCCTTTTGGATAAGGATCAGGTTAGAGATGAAATGGCCGAAGAAGACTTTGATCCTATCGGTTGGTCTATGGAAATGGAAGCTCTCTGGTTTGGTGAATCTGAAAAAGCCTATTTTAAATTTGAAGACATTGAAAAGAACCGCAAACTTGCTTCTCCCCTCTTCCCTCCTGACTATTACAGTCTAATCAAGGATTCCAACTTCAAATATGAAGGCAAGAAACCAGGAGAAATTAGACTGGTAAGCAATGATATCGCTGGAATGGCCGGTAAGGATAATGATGCCAGTGTTTACACTGTATTCAGACTGATTCCAAACTCCAATGGATATGATCGTCATATTGTATACATGGAGAGCATCGTAGGCGGTCACACAGGAACTCAAGCAACAAGAATTCGACAAATATACGAAGATTATGATTGCGATTATATTGTATTAGATACTCAAAGTATCGGACTTGGTGTGTATGATGCATTATGCCAGCCTTTATATGATAAAGAACGCGCAAAAGAATATGAGCCATTTTCATGTATTAACGATGAAAGAATGGCTGAGCGTTGTACTTATCAAAATGCCGAAAAAGTAATTTATAGCATTAAAGGTAATGCACAATTAAACAGCGAAATTGCTGTATTACTCAAAGATGGATTCAAACGAGGAAAAATCAAAATTCCTATCAACGAAAATGAAGGAAAAGAATATCTGAAAAGATTTAAAGGCTATGAAGGGCTATCTCCTGAAGTTAAAGGGAAATTCCTTTCAAGCTATGCTCAGATTACCCTTTTAATAAATGAAATGATCAACTTGGAAGCTGAATATAGCGATAACGGACAAGTTAAGCTTAAAGAGCCAAAGAGTAAACGAAAAGACAGATATAGCTCAGTGGCTTATGGCAACTATATTGCTACTGTATTAGAAAGACAGTTAAACAAACAAACTGAATATGACGTTGAAGATGAACTAGTCTATTTTTAAAAGAAATGAGGTGAAACATGGTAACCTTAAATAAAGTTGACATTGAGTCTGAAGAGTATAAGCAAATGCTGAATGACTATTCAACTTATACTTCTACATTTGCTTCCGGCTTTATATCAAACATGTTTTCCAATGGCATTGTTACGGAAATTGAGGCCGAACAATTAAAGAATTATTTTTCTAACCCCGATGAATTTCAAGAAGAAATTGAAGATCTTGCTGAGTATTTTTACATTTCGACTGCAGAGATTCACCAATTGTTTGAATTGATTGAAGCCCTCCCTACCCTCAACTATAAAATTGACTCCTTTAATAAAGTTAAGTCTTCAGATAAGCATATTTCCCTTTTGAATAAATCCTTACATAAGGTTAAACACAAAAGACTTACTAGAGATCTGTTAAAACAGGTAGCTACAGCTGGTACTCTTGTTGGTATATGGCTTGGGGATGCTAAGAGCCCCTATCCGTTTATTTTTGATGAGATTAAATATGTATTCCCCTCCTTTAGAAGAAATGGAGACTGGGTATGTGTAGTTGACATGGAGCTGTTCACTAAGTATAAAGATGATCACAGAAATGAATTGTTAAAAAGCCTCTCCCCTTATATTAAACAAAGCGATTATGAAAACTTCATAAAAGATCGAGAGAAATATCGATTTAAGGAATTGCCACAAGAAAGAACTTTTCCACTACGCACAGGGACGCTAAAAAGAAATCAAGGATTGGGAACATCTTGGGTTACCCCAGGTCTATATGACGTTCTCCATAAAAAGAAGCTTAAAGATGTTGAAAGATCCATCGCAAATAAAATTATTAACGCTGTTGCAGTTCTAACGATTGGAACAGATAAAGGTAATGGCGAATACACAAACATGAAGCTGCCTAAAGCAGTTAAACAAAAAATTCATGGTGGCGTTAAAACTGCTTTGGAAAAAAATCAGAAAGATGGAGTAACTGTAGTATCAATCCCTGACTTTGCTGATATCAACTTTCCTGATGTTAAAGCAGATGGATTAGATGGAGCAAAATTTGACCATATCAATAGCGACATTCAATCTGCTTACGGCTTATCCGGCTCCCTTTTAAATGGTGATGGGGGTAACTACGCAACTTCGTCGTTAAACTTGGATACATTTTATAAGCGTATTGGAGTTTTAATGGAGGATATTGAACAAGAGGTTTATCAAAAGTTATTCAACCTTGTTTTGCCTGCTGCCCAAAAAGACAATTACTATATGAATTACGATAAAGACAAGCCGCTCACTCTTAAAGAAAAAATGGACATCTTAATTAAGCTAAACGATAAAGGTTGGTCTATTAAGCACGTAGTTGATAATTTGGCAGGAGTGTCTTGGGAAAGTTACCTTGAACAAACTCTATATGAAACTGAAGAGCTGAAACTCCAAGAAAAAATTAGACCTTATCAAACTTCATATACCTTCACTGGGAATGAAGCAGGCCGCCCAAATGAAGGAAATAAAGACAACGACAACACAGTGAAGTCAGCTACATCCAACGGTAATGACAATCCTATATAAAACTTCACTTTTGAAGGGAGGTGAAATTATTTGACAAAGAAGCAAAAGAAAAAACTATGCCAACTTCAATTGAATGAGATTAAAACATCAGATGACCCAACAAAGTTGTCATGTAGCTTTGTCATTTTTGATTTCGATGTCTCTCACAATAATGCAGTAATTTCTAAGGATGTTGCTCTTGAAGCTGCTTCAACAATTATTAATAAACCGATTGTTGCAAAATATTACGAGGTTGATGAATTAAATACTTCTACAGATGCATTGGGAACTCATGAAGCTTATCTAGACACAGACAAGCACGGAGAACTTGAAGTAAAAAGAGATACTGCCCCAATCGGTGTCTTTACATCCGAGGGATACATAACTGAAATTGAAACCCCAGATGGTAAAAAAGAAGTATTGGCAGCAGATGCAATACTTTGGAGCTCTCGATTTAAAGATGCATGTGAACTTTTACTTGAATGGTATGGTAGAGGCATCAACATTAATACAAGTTGTGAGATCCTTTATTCAAATTACACTGTGCAAGATGGTATCGAACACCTACAGTCCCCCATCTATTTCGAAGGTCATGCAATTTTAAATTCAGAGAAACGTGGAGAGCATGACATTGTCCTCCCCGCCTATGATTCTTCCAAACTTCTAAGCTTTAATGAACTTCAACGATTTGAAAGATTAGTGGCTCAAGCAGCTACAAGACAAAATAATGAGGAAGGTGAAAAAATGAATAAGTTTAGAAAAGTGTTTGAATTGTCTCACTCTGACGTTCGGACGCTTCTATATAGCCAATTAGATCCAACCCTTGATAAAGAATCAGATTCATTTATTGCAGATGTATATGATACGTATTTCATCGTAAACGTGTATAGCTGGTCAGATGAAAATAGCTATGACAAATACTTTAAGTTCAATTACACAAGAACAGGCGATACTGTTTCAATTGATTTTGACAGTAAAACTGAGGTATTCATGACGCGCAACTGGGAGGAAGTTGTTCCTGAACCTATTCAATCACAGCTTAACCAGAAAGATGAACAAATTAAAGATTTAACGAAACAAGTAAATCAAATCAATAAGGATAAGGTAGGAATTGAACAGCAATTCAACACTGCCAGTGAAAAGCTTGTGCAATTAAATTCTGAAGTGGAACAATTGAAGCCTTATAAAGAAAAACACGAGAAAACTTTATTAGAGCAAAAACTAAGTGAGAAAAATGAATTCTATAAAGCGAAATTTGAAGCTTTAAATGCTGAGGAAAAATTCAGTACAGAAGAAGTACAAAACCTTATCCATGCTTCCATTAAACAAGGTGAAGAAGGAGAAAAAGCTGTATTACAACTTAACACAATGTTAGTTGATTTAGTTAGTGTTACTGCTGAAACTAATACAACCATTAGAGAATTTTCTAGCAAACGGGAAAATTTAATCCCTAATGATGACTCTTTCGAATCCCGCTTTTCACAATAAATTTTAAAATCGGAGGAATAAAATATGGCTACAAGATTACAAAAAGCCCTTACTGAAGTAGGGAATCATACTACTGGAAACTTGAATTCTTTAAAAATTAAAACAGTTGCTCACGGTGCAAAAGTAACTGGATCAGATATTGATAACTTTATGCTTGTTGAACTTGGATTTGATGCTGAGGGAAACCGTACAGCTTCGAAGTTATCAGATAAAACAAAAAAATCATATTTAATTGCATCTCCTGAAGCACGCTATCTTGGTGAATCAATGAGAGATTTTTATAACGGTGTAGGAGAGCATGCTCGAATTGTTATCCTTGAGCCAGCTTATACCCGTTTTGATGTTTCTGCATTTTCATTTAATACAGGAGTGACTGAGGTTAAACAAGGTCAAGTAGCTCACTTTGATATTGCTACTCAAAAGTATATTCTCAGTGATCCTGCTTCACCTCATGAGGATTATGCTGATTCTTCTGCTAAGTTCCTAGTTGTAAATAATGAAGATGATCTTGTTTACACAATGGGACAAAAGCTTGTTCGCCTTGAAGTAATCGAGGCCTAATACATAACAAATAAATTTCAATAAAAGGAGTATTTTAAATGAAATTAGATACTGTGAAAATCAAAGGCTTGTTTAGCCGTGTATTAAATAACAAAATGGACGGTACAGACCAAGCTGATATCCAAACTTACATTAAGAAAGTGTTTGGTGATGGCGGTACTACACCTGACCCTTCCATGCTCCATCAATTTAATAACCTTGTCGTTGAACAAGCTGATGAAATTGCGAAACCAAAAGTAACTCAGCTCCTCTCCCTTTTGGCCAATGTCCAACAAGAAAAAAGAGGCAATATCAAAGAAATTAAAATTCCGAAAAAGAATAAGGCAAAAGTCATTTGGTCTGCTACAGGTTCTGGTGTTGATTTAGTTCGTGTTGAAGGACAAGAAACAGTTCCAGCTGTTCCGAAAACTATGTCAACAGGTTTCTATTATGAACCCCTAGATCTCGTAACAGATTCAATTGTTTACTTCAATAAATTGGTGAATGATATTGCAGATGCTAAAGTCCGCTTGTACCTCGATAAAATTCATCAATTAACTGCAAGCGCAATTACAGCTGGTAAAATCCCTGCAAAAAATGTTCAAACAGGCTCAAATCTTACTCTTCAACAATACAACAAAGTAGCTTCCGTGCTTCAACGTTATGGTGGAAAACCAATCTTCGTCGCTGACACTCTTCTCATTGACTACTTCGCATTCCAACAAGGAACAGACTCTACGTATAAGAACTTCTTAACAGAAGAAGTAAAAGGCGAGCTCCTTACTGCTCTAAATCCAACAACTATCGGCAGAACAACTGCTGTTAACCTCACTAACCCATTTACAGATGATACAAATAGTAAAGTCGAACTTCCTGTCAACAAAGGTTATATGTTTGCCGGCGGCGTTTCTCAAAAACCATTTTCTGTTGTTGAGTATGGCGGACTGCGTCAATTGACAGAACAAGATATCGAAGATGAAAGAATCAAAATGAAAATTGTTCAAGATGCTTCTGTTAACCTTCTTTTTGGAGAAGCAATCGGAATTATTGAAGAACAAGCAGCAGTATCTATCTAAATCAAAATATGAGGATTTTTTAGGAGGATATAAATTTGACTGAAAAAATTAAGTTAGCACGATACAGAAGTACATCTTATTTTGTTGGGTATACCGGCGATGGTGGACATAAACAATACACTTGGGCTGGTAGTAAAAATGGTAAGGCTGATATTAAAGAAGTTCCAAAAGAAGTTGTTGAATGGCTCACAATGAACAGCGTTTGTTTCGATAAAGGTGAATTAGTTATTGTTGAAGATAACGAGACAACCAAAGAGATTAAAGATTCTATTGTTGAGTCGGAGGCTTATGAAAATAACATTCACACCAAAGAAGAAATTGAAAAGATGATTAAATCGGGAAATATTGCTCAACTAAAAAATAAGCTCGATAAAATCACAGTGGATTCTGAGAAGCAATTTATTATTGACGTTGCTTCAGAATTTAGTGATGACATTGCTGCAGGCAAATTAAAAGTTTTGGCTGATTGGATGGGAGTCGCTGATCCTTCCCTTCTCTTTGACTAAGAGGAGGGATTTTTATGACATCTTATGATCAAATATGGGAAACCTTTTTAAACAACTGCGAGACGTCCGATTTTGATGTTCCTCAACAAGAAGAGGACATTTATAAATCAATTCGAAATGCAATCCTTCATTTCAATAACCGGCTTAGAGACAATTTAAAAGCTGATAATTCAACTGAAACTGTTAATCGAGAATTATCTGAGGATGATCTTCTTATTCTTGCACACTTCTTGAGATACATCTTTTTGTTAAATAAAAAGACCTTGTTTGAGAATACGTGGCAGCCCTTCACTAATGATGTGGGGATCAAGAACTTTGGTACGCAACTCAATTCACTTAAACAAAGTGTAATGGATCAGAAAGACGAAATTGAGCGCTTGATATTGAACGCTGCGGTGGATTATCTATGAGTACAATTAAAGTTAAATCGGCACATAAAGATGGACAAATAAAGCTTGAGGACTTAGATGTTGTTTGCAATAAACTGTGTAAAAGAAACAATTCAGTCCTCTTCAAATTGGAGAAATACCTTAATAAAAAGCTGCTAAGTGATCCTGAACTCACTGAAATCAGGGACACTATTTTAACAGTAAGTGGTGAATTAAGCAGACTTAGGGATAACTTAGTAACAGACGGTGATTCGAATGAAGGACTACAGTAATTACCACAAGGTTAACATTAATAATAAACTTCTTCATGATGGTAAGCTTATTTTCCAACAAGGCCTTAAGGGGTTTGAATCTGAAAAAGTCACAATTGATGGAATCGAAAAAACAGTAATGATCACCTCTAAGTACTCTAGTGGCGATGGTTCTGCAAGATATATATTAGGTGAAATTGCTGACATTTATCGTGGCGGAGTTGTTAAGTTTAATGATGAAACATGGCTCATCACCTCCCACCCTCTCAGTAATAAGATTTACAAAAAGGCTGAGATAAAAATATGTGGAACATCATTTTTTCTTACTTCAGAAGACAAGCTAATCGATACTGGCAAAATTAACGAAATCACTGGTAAGCCAATTTATGAAAAAGTACCTGGCGAAAAAACTGAAGTCCCCTGCATATTCGAAAGGACAACTTCAATAAATGGCACTGAATTGGCGGTAAATCTTCCTGATGGTCAAGCAAACATTACAATTCCTTATCTTGTTCATGAAAAATTGAAAATTGGACTTACCCTCACCTTCTTTGGCGAAGATTATCAAGTCGATGATATAGACTATTCTAAAGTTTATGGAGACCACGGAACAATAAAATTGGTTGCCAAAAAGAAAGTTGGTGAAAAGACATGAGCATGACTGTTGAACAGATGACAAAAGTCTTCAGATTAGTTATGGATGATGTTGAACTGAATCGGCTCTTGTATTACAAAACTGATCCTCTCTCCCCTTCTCATCCAGATGTTCAATCACTCGAAAATTATTATGACTCCACAAATGACTCTCCCCCTATAATCAATACCATATTCAAGCGAGCACCTAAAACAGATGATCTATCGGATTCACCATTATGTAGGATGTGTATTTATTTAGGGAATGCATTGCCTAAGCCGACAAACCAAAGCTTTATGTTGTTAAATCAAGAATTGATGATCGATGTATACACACACATTAATACATTTGAGATATCTGAGTATCGAAGTTTGAAAATCATCGACAGGGTTTCAAAATTATTTTTCAATAAAAATATTGCTGGTTTTGGTGTAACAGTAGATTATAAACGTTTGCTTATTAGTAATCCCCCTGACGGATATTTGGGCTACAAGATGATCTTTACTTTTGGAGCAAGTAAATGAATGAGTTAAAGGATTTCTTTTTCTTAGGAAAACCGATCCAGACTGAAATAGGTGAGATTGATTTCATCCGCTTAAAAGATTATCCTCTCTACACCAAAGAACTAAGCATGTTGAGGATGAATAAGAAAAGTCTCATTAAAGAATACTCTAGGTTTAATGAGGATGGCTCGCTTGACCCATTTATCATTGAAATGAAAAAGAGAGATCTTTATGAAATTGTACATTCGGTACTCCCTGATTTTCACGAGGCTTATTTCAAAGTTTTTTCAAAAGTATTGATAAACAAGGATTCCCTATCGTTGATTGGAAAACATAATTTTCCCCGTCTCCGAAAACTAATACTAGACATGCATTGTATCACTGAAGACAAGGTCGTTGACAATGATGAACTTCAGGAGTTCCATGATATAAGTAAATCACTCAAGCAACAAGATTCTCAAAGTGATTTAAAGGATATAGTAAGCTGTGTTGCTGCATTTAACGGATACACGTATGAAGAAATATCTGAAATGACGATGTATCAACTATATTTGTCGTTCTACAGGATGGCTGAAGTTATGAATTATAACACAACCACACTTTTTGCTACCGTCTCTCCTGATGTCAAAGTAAGTGATTGGAGTAGTCACATTAATCTTTACAAGGAAGAGTCTTATCACCTGAGCACTAAAGATGCTAAAAATATCGAGCAATTATTTGGAGGCTAATTAACTTTAGTCTCTTTTTATTTTTATTTAGGAGGAAACAATTTGGCAAAACAAACAGTAATCCATGAAGTTGGAAAAATTACAGCTAAACGTCTGAGCGATAATAAGGTTATTGCTTCAGGTGTTACACAAATGACTCAGTTTTCCCAACAAGTTCAACAAGACTTTTTAAAAGGCGGATGGGGTAACCGAGACCTGTATGTTATTAATTCAAGTAAAGAAGTATCGGGTAATGTCCGAAATGCTTTCTTTGATCTTGATTTCATGGCAATGCAGCAAGGTGTAAAAATTGAAAACGAAACAATTTCTGTGTGGGAAGATGAAAGCTTAACAGTTAGTGATACTGGTACGGTTATCCTTTCATATCTCCCATTGTCTAAAGTTTCATTAACTAACGAAGATGGAGATCAAATTGAAGTTGACGCTGCATCTAAAACAGTTACTGTGCCTGATACCTTTGCAACCAAGGGTGAAGCTTTAGCAGTTCATTATCAAATTGAAGTTGAAGCCGAGACTGTTGAAATTAACGGTGAAAAATTCTCTGAGAATTACTACTTTGAAATTCACACAATTGAATACGATCCTAAGACTTCAAAAATCTACAGTGACCTTTATATTCAGCTCCCTAAAGTAAACTTCTCTGGTGAAGCAGATATGTCGTTTGAAGCAGGAAATGCATACACTCCGGAAATCGGCTATCGAGCCCTTGCTGATAATAACGGAAAAATCGGTAACTTTGCTCGTGTAAAACGTAAAGCTGATGGGACAAAGGGCGTTGTCACTAGTGATGAAGGAACAGGTTCAACTCAAAGCTCAGATCTTGGCGGAACAACTGAATAATTAAGGAGGCGTTTATTATTGCTTTTTTAAACCAGGACGGTGATAAATACACCTCTGCAAAAGATGATGGGACAGGTAATCCCATAACTGCTGTATCAATTGAACGTTCCACTGTCCCTTTGGAGGTTGGTCTTAATAATGACCAGCCTCTTAATGTTAATGTGGCCAATACATCACTTGATGTAAATATAGCTAATACGGCTTCTGTCCCTGTTTTGGTTAAAAACACTGCAGCAATTAAAACCCAAGTTCAAAAATCCTATTCTGAATTTGTTGTTACTGATGCTGATACTGTAGCTACAGGTGCAACTAAGTCTTATACAGTTGATCTAATCGATACACTTGGTGTTTTCAGAACTTACGGTGTTGCTATGTACACAACTCAAACAGACAGCTCAAACAGCAAAGTTTTAGCAAGTATTTATTCCGTACCGAAAAACATCCCATTTTATTCTGCAACTACATCAGGTAATGATAATTCTGTTCTATTCAACAGTATTTCTTTTGTTCAGAATTACCCCTTACAAAAACAATTAACTTTCACTGCTCCAAAAATACATCTGACAGTTAAAGCAGCCGGTACAGTTGATCTAACTGGGTTAAAAATCGTTGTTTGGGGGATGGAATAATGACATTTGATGAAGTATGTGGTCTGTTCAAACAATTTGATGGTTTGGAACAAAAATTCCTATTGCTATCAGATGGTTCCTATATCAGTGTTGATGATTTCAAGCAACGGTTTGAAGGCGACTTCAATGAATACGAACCTTTAAGTTCGCTTCAGTCATCCCCTTCTTCTACCCCAGCTTGGGAAGGTATATGGAATAAGCTACAAGAGGATGGGCTTTTTGAATAAGTCCTCCCCTCTTGTTTTTTTAGATAAAAGACAGTTTTTATTCAAATTAAGGAGGTGGAGTTGTTGACAGAAACGACTGAAAATGTCGTAATCACGATTCCAGACAAAACTTCATTTACATTTCACGAAGCCGCAACTTCCCCATCTGAAGGTGAAGAATTTGTAGTGGGTCATTTTCGGGAACTTACTGTTAAGATCTCTGGTTCCTCAACTTCACGAGAAATAAAGTTTTATGCAGTTGATGAAAATGGCGAAAAAACTGCACTTAGTGGCACCAATAAAACAGACTTCCAACTTGGAAGCAGTACTTTAAATACTAATGAGTATTGGGACTTTGACATTGCTGGATTGTTTAAAGTTATGTTCGAAGTAGTTTCTGTTACAGGTGATGTGACTGTTAAAGGGATTGCGGTGAGTTAAGATGAGTAGTAGTAGATACGTTGGACAACTCAAACAAAACAATATTCAGATCAACTCATTAAGAGAATCCAATGACAGAGCTGAAAAACATATGCTTGAGCACGAACAAACTTTAACAGAAAAAACAAATTTATTTATGGAGTATCAACAGAATGAGCTTAAGAAACATACTGATGATAAGTCTAATCCTCATTTAGTTACCAAAGAGCAGGTTGGTTTGGGCAATGTTTTAAATAACGTCCAAGCAACTAAAGAGGAATTTGACGAACATCTAAACGATACTCTCAATCCCCATTCAGTAACTAAAAGCCAAGTTGGTTTAGCAAATGTCCTGAATGAAAAACAAGCAACTAAAACTGAATTTGATCAACATGCTCAAGATACAATTATTCATATTACAGCTTCTGAAAGAACTACTTGGAATGCCGCGGAAAGCAATTCTAAAAAGTATACTGACGCACATTCTCAGAACACAAACAATCCTCATAAAGTAACTGCAATTCAGGTCGGGTTAGGAAACCTTACGAATGATAAACAAGCGACAAAATTAGAATTTGATGCTCACACAAAAGATAATGAGCGTCATATCACTAGCACTGAAAGAAGTAAATGGAATTCTGCTCAATTAACTAAAATATCAGGCGATGATGGTCAACCACTAGTTTCTATAACAAGTGACTTTCATTCTGAACTTTTGAATTCTCCTACTTTAACATATTTCGAATATGATAAGGCTGCCTTAGAAGCACCTCCAAGTAACGGGCGGGGATTTTGGACATGTAGTGCTGATAAACTTTATGGTCAAGCTATTGTTCTGACTAATGATAATAAGACTTACAGAAAATCATTGATAAACGGAGCATGGTCAAGTTGGGAACGATTGATAAGTAGCAGTGAAATTGATAACGTGCCTTGGTTAAGCGTTACATATAAAAATGGCGCAAAGACTGGTTCTAGGCCACTTCAATATCGTAAAGTAGCTGGGACTTTACAGCTTAGTGGGCACGTTGTAACAAATCGAGATGTAGTATTTGCTTCTATTCCAACTGAATTTTCTCCAACACAAGGTGCTGTTAAGTCTGTTGAAGTAAGTGGAACTTTCGGCAGAAGTAAATTATTTGTAAACTCTAATGGTGACCTTCAGCTAAGTGGGGTATCAGCTGACAACAGCGCTGCAATAACTGGTTACTACATAGATGTAGTTGTTCCGTTGAATTAGGAGGTAAGTCATGATACAAGTCTATAAATATGACGAAAATTTTATGTTCGTTGAACCCCTAGTTGTAACTGAAATGGATGAAAAGGGAGATTATATTTTTCCCGATAATTGCACTTCTGTTCCATTACCTGACTCTCCCTCCTATTACCTTCCACGATTTGATTTATCAAAACAAGTTTGGATAGAAACAGCCTCTCAAGAATACATAGACAGCCTCTCACCACTCCCTGAAGAACCTTCTGATGTGGAATTACTTGGACAATCACTAGCTGAAGCCAGAATTTTAATCTTAAAACAAAATCGCCTAATCTTAAATTTACAAAATGAAGTTAAAAACTTGAAAGATGGGACAACAGCATGAGCAATTTTTGGGTTATAGCCCTAAACAAAAACTGGGCAACTCTTGATCAGGTTAAAGAAGCCTATTATTACGATGATGTAACTAAGGAAGAACTCAAAGAAGGAGTAGACAATAACTTAATTACTCCTGAACAATATCAAGAAATTGTCGGGGAAGTCTATACTTCAGTTACCTTATCTACTGAATAAACAGATGAGCATGGTTTTGCTCAAAATGAGGATATTAAAGGAGGATATTAAATGGCATCAAAAAAGTTGAATTTAGGTTTAATTGAGGAAAGCATCAGTAAATATGACAAGAAAGAAAAAGTCACATTAACTGATGACGTTCATGTATTCATTTATCCATACTTCTCCCCTTCTCGATTAACAAAAATGTTAACAGGATTGATTTCAGATCCACAAGAAGCAAAAGAAGCAGGTATCAAATCCTTCAAGGATATAAATCAAGTTCACTGGGCATTCTTCTCACTAATCAAGGAATTTACAGATTTAGGTATTCCAAATGACATTAAAAATAAAGTTAAGTGGTATCTTAAACTTGTAGACTCAGAGTACTTCCCTTTAATTATCAATAGTTTTCCTAAAGAGAGCTTAGAAAAGCTGGGTAAAGCCACTGTAATGCTGCAGCAAAACATAGATGAGTTATCAAAAAAATCTCAGGAAGAAGCAAATAATCTTATCCTTCAGAAGGTCGAAGAAATTGAAGGCAGCGCTGTATCACAATGATGTCGAAAAATATAAAAGAAATTAAAGTAATGATTGAGAAAGCTGCAATTCAGTCTATACATAAGTCTTCCTCCAATGTTAAGCAAGTCATGATGAAAACTGGCCAAGCTCATGTTGAAGAGGATGTTTATGGCGCCTATAGCCCCCTACTCTATGAACGCACAGGAAACCTAAAAGGCGCTTTTACAATTATTAATGAAAGTAACGGTATCTCATTAGACAATACCAGAGAAGACGAAGGAAAAGATGTTGCAACAGTCATCGAAACTGGACAGGGCTATACATATCCAGATTCATACGGTTATGGCTACGGGAAACCTCGTCCTTTTATGAAGAATACTGCCGAGACTCTAAAAGATGGACGATTAACAGAGGCATTAAAAAGTGATTTAAAAGCAGATGGAATTAAAACGTACTAATGGCGGTGAATTAATGACCAAAATCAAGAAAAACATGCTTCGGGATAGGGCTAAAAAACTGCCTGAAATCACAGACGAAATGTGGCAACACGTAAATGACGAATTAAGGACAATTGTTGATGAGTTCATTGCTGTTCAAAACTTTAGTCCAGCAACAAAAAGACAATATCAATCTGGACTAAGGCAGTTTGGTTATTACGTATATCAATCGATGAATAACAAACCTTTATACAAGCTCACCAAAAGGGATATTCTTCGTTATTTAAGCTATCTTCGTGATAACCGCAAACTCTCCTCTTCTGCACAAAGTTTTAAAAAAGCTTGTGTTTCATCCATGTTTAACTACATCGAGAATGTTATTGCTGATGACGAGGATTTCAAAGAGTATCGGAGTTTTAGAAATTTAACCCGAGGACTCCCTCCTATCCCCAAAAACAAAGTATATGACAAAGTGAAAATTACTTTTAATGAGTACAAAGATATGATGGATGTACTTGAAAAGGACGAGAACTATTTAGGTATGGCCTGGCTTGCAACAGCCTTTAATGTTGGAGCCAGAAGGAGTGAAATTATACAATTCAAAACAGAAATACTTGATTATCCAATACCTGAAGGTAAGACATTTGTATACAGTCATAATGTGCGACTAAAAGGTCAAGGTGATGATGGGAAAGTAGAGCCTTATATGATTAATCTTGAAGCATTAAAATACATGCGATTATGGGTTGAAAATAGAGGTTATGAATCAGAGTACATATTTTCAACTAAATACGGTGGCGAAGTTAAACAAGCTTCAAAGTCATGGGCTGATTATTTTTGTTCAAATGTTTTAAGTGATATTCTCCAACGAAGAGTTAATCCTCATATATTTAAAGCCTCTTGTGTAACATATCTTCTTGAAAGTGGAGTGGATTTAAAGCTCGTTTCAAAATATGTTGCACACCACGAAGATGTATCAACTACCATTGCTCACTATGATCTCAGGGAATTTGAAGAAGAGAAGAATAAAATATTCTCTTAATACCCCCACTCCTTCCAAATAAAATCCCTCTTTTATTCAGAATCAAGATTCCTCGTTTGAGGGATTTTGCTTATGTATAAAACAAAGAATCACTTTGTCCCCCGATAAAGACAAAGTGATTTTAAAATTAGCTATTAGGTAAATCTACTTTTGCAGGAGTACTAGTCCACGGTTTGCCCATTTTCTTTTTATGGGCTTTATCTTCAAAAAATTGAACTGTAGCATACTGATACCAACTATCAGTCATTGCTCCTTTTTCGTATAAATCATATTTATAATACGCATCAGGGATTTGTTCTTTTGCCCAATAAGAGAATAAAATAGTGGCAGCCTTACTCCCCCATCCCAAGCCAGGGACAATACCGACTAATGACATTGTAACTGATAACGCATTTTTAGCTGCTTTTGTATGCCCAGATAAAGTCCCCACATAATGGTATCCCTTTTTAGGTTTTGCAGCCTGTGTTGTGAATTCATTTGATTTCAAATTATTGTTTTCATAATTTGTTCTGTTAGCAGCATTTTCATCATACTCAAAGTTTAAGCCTTTTTGTTCTATGCCATCGACTTTTACAGTATGATCATTTCCGTTCATCTGAACTTTGTGAGTTTCATTTCCACTCACATACTCAATTTCAACTAATTTCCCGTTCGATGAAATCTTTTCACTTTTCATTTTGTAATGTAGAGCTAGTTCTTCGTAAGAAGGGGTTGTCTTAGAGTCCTCCTTTGCAGTAGCGTAACCTGCAGGTAAAAGTGAGCCTAAAGTCAATGATGCAGCCATAACACAAGTAATAACTCTTTTCTTTCTCAATTGAAATCCTCCTTGTGTTACACCTTAAGAATCTGAATTACTAAATACTTGCTTAATTTTATAAGCAATTACAGCGAGGTATAAAATTGCAACAAACACTAAAACTCCAGTGCCATAATCAGTTTTTGCAACTAGAAAAAGACTTAACACACCGAAAATAATGTACATTACAATATCAAAGATATTTTTCTTGTTGTTCATTTAAACTCCCCCGTTTAGCAATTGATTCCAGGTGCATATTTGATTGCAGCCCCAGTGTATTAAATACTTACAATTTTGTCCAACCCGAACTCTCTGGCAATATTACTTTAATCATATTGCAAAATAATTTTTTGAATTATTTCAGCACACCTACTCTAACATGATTCTTTTTTGATTTACATAAAAAATCGAAAAATTGAGTCATTTTTCCTTGGAGAATGACTGTGTATAAATCTTAAAAAGGACTATTCATTCATTTTGAAAATTAGAGAAACGTACTCTTAGAAACCTAATTTCCATTAAAATCCTTTGCGTATTTGTCGATAATATGGAGAGGTGATGAAAATGTTCAATAAAAAAGTATTAAAGCACAATCTGGCTGAAATGAATCCTAAAGAATTAATAAAGTTTATCAAGCATGAATTTCCTATTAATGGACAAGATTATCATACACATGCAAGGAAAGTCCAAATAATAAAATCTTTAAGCCCGTCTGAATTATCATCTGCCATTGCAAGGATGGAAGGAATAAAATCGCAATATGATCCATCTAAAACTTGGGGGATTGGAAGTTTGATTTTGGGAACATCGTTTATAGGATTTCAAGTATTATTTGGTGTGAATATATCAAAAATTACTGAGGGAAACCGATTGAATGCATTAATTTACGTATTAATCACAATCATAATTTGCTTATGGACACTTCGTAATATTATAAAAGATAAAGAAAATGCTACAACTGCAGATTATCTCAAAGAACTGCTCATTCAGATAAAATCAGAAAAGAACTAATGATTTCACTTTCCATTTATACAGTTCTCCATGACTGGAAACAATGGTATAATGTAGGAAAATGATACCGGCGGTGGTTGAATGGGATATAAGTTTATGGCTTATGGTGGCTATTTTTTATTCTGTCTTTTCTTTTTGCTAATGGACGGCTGGAGAGGCATGGGAATTTGCTTAATAATTGTAGGTTTAGCCCTATTAGCACTTGAGCCCTATAAAATTAAAGCCCAAAAAAATATAGATAAACTAAAAGAAAATGCGGAAACACTTAAGCACTTCGACGGTGGTTTTAATCCAGACAATTTCTTTAATACTTACAAAACTAAAATTGCATTTAAGGAATCTGATTCCCTTGTGAAAATATATCAGCTTAATAAAGATGAACATATTGAAGAATACACAATCCCTTTTTCCAATGTTATAGAATCCGAAATTGCTTTAGACAATCAAATAATTTCTAAAGTATCAAAATCAGGAATCGTAGCTGGTGGCCTGTTAGCTGGAGGAATTGGAGCTGCAATTGGAGGGTTGTCTGCCTCTTCAATACAAAATGAAATGGTCAAATCTGTCACGCTAAAGATTACTGTTGAAGACCTCGGTAAGCCTATCCATTATATCGATTTTCTCCCCACACAAGAAGTTGAAGGGTATAATATTCAGGGGTATAAAAAAGATAGCAATGTCATTCAACAAGCACTTACGAATGCAGAATATTGGCATGGTGTTATGGATGTAATTATTAAGAAAGCAAACAAAGTCGCTCAATAACTGAGTGGCTTTTTTCTTTGTCCTCTCCCCTACTGAAAGGAAGTGATTCTTACTTGAGTCAAAACCTCAAAATTATACTAACCCCGCAAGCTGATACCTCATCCAAAACTGTCGAACAGTTAAATCAGCAAATTAAATCCCTGGAAAAGAAACTCAACTCCCTCAAGCTCAATACAAACATTGATTCTACAACCTTAAAAGCTCTGCAAGAATTCTCCTCTGCTATCGACACATATCAGAAAAACCTAAAATCCTATAATCAAACAGTTAAAGAAACCTCAACAGTAATTAAGAATGCTGACGGATCAGTTGAAAAGCTCACCCAGCAGTATAAGAAAAATGGTGAGATACTTCAACGTGAAACAAAAATAATCAACAATCGTAATACAGCATTAAAGCAAGAAACTCAAGAGGTTAACAAGCTAACACAGGCCACTGAGAAACTAGGACAGGTTCAAAAAAAGACTGTGCAGAGAAATCTGCAAGGACAGCCAACAAAGGTAGTGCAGAAAAACCGCCACGGGTTCGATGATATTGTTTATACAACTGATCCTAAAACTAATTCGACCTCCTCAAAAACTACAACTAATTATGACCAACAAAGGAGAGCAATTGAGCAGCTTAAGCAAGATTTAGAGAAGCTTAGACAGCAAGGTATTGTTACTGATACGACCATCTCATCTCTTGGCCGAAAAATAAACACAGCTCAATCCGCTCAACAAATTGAAGCACTGCAAAATAGGATAAGGATGTTAGATGATAAATCTGCGGCAGTTGCGAAGAACAATGAATTAAAGAAAACCATTGAATTATATCAGCGACAGGCACAAGTAAATGTTCAAAACCTAAATACACGGTATGGCAGTTCTATGGGCTCTAGTAATAGACAAGCTGTTCAAGATTATTTGAATGCAGTAAATAGTCTTAATGTAAGCACTGGAAGCAATAATATCAGATCACAAATTCAAAGCTTGAATATGCAATTTAGAGAATTAGCCTCCAACGCTCAAACAGCTGCTAATCAAGCCTCTTCTTTTGGAGCAGAACTAACCCAAACCTTCAAAAGCATGTCCACCTATTTAATCTCCGGTTCTTTATTCTACGGAGCTATCTCTGGACTTAAAGAAATGGTATCCCAGGCAATAGAAATTGATACTCTCATGACAAATATTCGCCGTGTTATGAATGAGCCGGATTATAAATATAATGAACTTCTCCAAGAATCTATTGACTTAGGTGATACACTTTCAAATAAAATCACAGATATTCTTCAAATGACAGGCGATTTTGGGAGAATGGGTTTCGATGAAAGTGAGCTCTCCACGTTAACGAAAACTGCCCAAGTTCTTCAAAATGTCTCTGATTTAACTCCCGATGATACAGTTAACACTCTAACGGCAGCAATGCTCAACTTTAATATTGCAGCAAATGATTCAATATCAATTGCAGATAAATTAAATGAGGTTGATAATAACTATGCTGTTACAACTCTAGATCTGGCCAATTCTATCCGTAAAGCTGGTTCAACTGCTTCTACATTCGGGGTAGAGCTAAATGATCTTATTGGTTATACAACTGCAATTGCTAGTACAACACGTGAATCAGGGAATATCGTCGGGAACTCCTTAAAGACAATTTTCGCGCGGATTGGGAATAATCAAAGCTCAATTAAAGCGTTAGAACAGATTGGTATCTCAGTTAAAACAGCTGGTGGTGAAGCTAAATCAGCAAGTGATTTAATTAGTGAAGTTGCTGGTAAGTGGGATACGCTTTCTGATGCTCAGAAACAAAATACTTCAATTGGAGTAGCTGGTATTTATCAGTTATCCCGTTTTAATGCAATGATGAACAACTTCTCTATTGCTCAGAATGCGGCAAAAACTGCAGCTAACTCTACGGGAAGTGCATGGAGCGAGCAACAAAAATATGCTGATAGTCTACAAGCTAGGGTAAATAAGCTTCAAAATAACTTTACTGAATTTGCTATTGCTGCTTCAGATGCTTTTATTAGCGATGGATTAATTGAGTTCACTCAAGCAGCAGGTTCTTTACTTAACGTTTCAACAGGAGTAATCAAATCAGTTGGGTTCCTACCTCCCCTTTTAGCTGCAGTAAGCACTGCAACCCTTTTGCTCAGTAAGAATACCCGCGCATTAGCCACCACCCTAATTTTGGGCACACGTGCAATGGGGCAAGAAACTTTAGCAACTGCTGGGCTAGAAGCTGGTATGACTCGTGCAGCAGTCGCCTCAAGAGTTCTAAAAACTGCTCTTCGAGGGTTGCTTGTTTCAACATTAGTTGGCGGTGCGTTTGCTGCTTTAGGATGGGCGCTAGAATCATTAATTTCTTCTTTTGCAGAAGCTAAAAAAGCTAAAGATGATTTTGAGCAGAGCCAGCAAACCAATGTCGAAGCAATTACAACTAATAAGGATTCCACTGATAAACTAATACAGCAATATAAAGAGCTTCAAAAGGTTAAAGAGTCCAGATCTCTAACTTCAGATGAAGAGCAAGAATACCTTCAAGTCACTCAGCAATTAGCACAAACTTTCCCTGCATTAGTTAAAGGCTATGATTCTCAAGGAAATGCAATTCTTAAGACAAATAAAGAGCTTGAAAAAGCGATTGAGAATACTAAAGAGTATTTGGCTTTAAAGAAACAAGAAACAAGAGACAGTGCAAAGAAAACATTCGAAGACGCTTCTAAGGAAATTAAAAAGTCTAAGGATGAATTAAAGCAGTACAAGCAAATAGCTGACTACAATGATAAAGGTAGACCTAAATGGGATCTCATTGCCGATGACGATGACTATAAGATTGCCGCTGATAAAGCTAAACAAAGCATGCTCAAAGCTCAATCTGATATTGAGAGTGGAAATGCTAAAGTTAAAGATAGCGTCCTTTCAATTGCAAATGCTTATAGTTCAATTGATATCAGTAATACTTTAAAGACGAGTATTAGTGATGTTGTCAACAAACTTAACTTAAAAGACGATTTAGATCCTGAAGAATTAGAAAAATTCTCCTCTTCTTTAGGAAAGCTTCAAGAAAAAATGCAAAAAGCTTTAGATTCAGGTGATGAAAAAGCTTTCGATAATTCAAAAAAAGATCTTCAAAGTCTCTTAGAAACATACTCCAAATCCGATTCTTCTATTGATGTTTTTAAAATGAGCTTCGACAAAGCACAGAAGAACATAAAAGATGGAGATAAGAGCTTATCTTCCGTCAAATCTGAAGTTGGTGATTTGGGTGAGACGCTGGCAGAAGCAGGTAACGAGGCAGAAGATTTTGGTAAGAAGCTAAAAGAAGCTCTGGATGCAAATAGTGTTGATGATATTAAGGCAGCTATTAAAGAAATGTCAGATGCTATGCAGTTTGATTCCGTTCAAGATGCCTTAAATGGGGATATTTTCAATAACACCAAAGATCAAGTGGCTCCTCTCAATGATCTTCTAGAAAAAATGGCTGAAGGTAAAAGCATTTCTGCAAATGAAGCTAATACCCTTATTCAAAAAGATAAGGAACTTGCCAAGGCTATTAGCATTGAAAACGGTGTTGTGAAAATTAACCGTGATGAAGTTATCAAACAAAGAAAAGTTAAACTTGATGCTTACAACGACATGGTTACCTATAGCAACAAATTGATGAAAACAGAAGTTAACAACGCTATCAAAACTTTAAACGCTGATACCTTACGGATTGACAGCCTGAAAAAGCTACGAAAAGAACGAAAGCTTGATATGTCTGAGGCTGAACTGTCAGACCTAGAAGTTAAGTCAATTAATAATGTTGCAGATGCAAAAAAAGAACTTAAAAAGCTTGAAGAGAAAATGCTACAACCTGGTGGGTACTCCAATAGTCAAATTGAAGCAATGCAAAGCGTTAAATCAGCTTTAGAATCTTATATTTCAGCATCTGAAGAAGCCACCAGCACACAAGAAATGAATAAACAGGCACTTGTTGAAGCTGGAACATCTTTGGAGAATTGGACAGATCAACAAGAAAAAGCCAATGAAGAAACCAAGACTTCCATGTATGTTGTTGATAAATACAAGGAAGCATTAGAAAAAGTTAATGCTGAGATTGACAAGTACAACAAGCAGGTCAATGATTATCCAAAATACTCTCAGAAATATCGAGATGCAATTAAGAAAGAAATTAAAGCACTTCAGCAAAAGAAAAAGCTTATGCAGGAACAAGCTAAGCTTCTTAAAGATCAAATTAAATCCGGTAACATCGCTCAATACGGTATTGTAACCACTACATCTTCATCTGGGGGAACCTCTACTTCAACTGGTGGCTCATATTCAGGCAAGTATTCAAGCTACATAAATTCAGCAGCTAGTAAATACAATGTTGACCCTGCCCTTATTGCAGCTGTAATTCAGCAAGAATCAGGGTTTAATGCTAAAGCACGATCTGGTGTAGGTGCCATGGGATTAATGCAACTGATGCCAGCAACAGCGAAAAGCCTGGGAGTAAATAACGCATACGATCCTTATCAAAATGTTATGGGTGGAACAAAGTACCTCGCCCAACAGCTTGAAAAGTTTGGCGGTAATGTTGAAAAAGCATTGGCTGCATATAATGCTGGGCCTGGTAACGTAATTAAATATGGTGGTATCCCTCCTTTTAAAGAAACACAGAATTACGTCAAGAAGATCATGTCCAACTACAGCAAATCCCTCTCCTCTGCCACTTCTTCAATCGCCAGCTATTATACAAATAATAGCGCTTTTAGGGTAAGCTCCAAATATGGACAGCAGGAATCCGGTCTCCGCTCCTCCCCACACAAAGGAACTGATTTTGCTGCAAAAGCAGGTACAGCAATTAAATCTCTTCAAAGTGGTAAAGTCCAAATTGCTGGCTACAGTAAAACTGCAGGTAACTGGGTTGTTATTAAACAGGATGATGGAACAGTTGCCAAGTACATGCACATGCTTAACACTCCTTCTGTTAAAACAGGTCAATCAGTTAAAGCCGGTCAAACTATCGGTAAAGTTGGTAGCACAGGGAACTCGACTGGGAACCACCTTCATTTACAGATCGAACAAAATGGAAAAACAATCGATCCTGAAAAGTACATGCAAGGTATTGGAACATCTATTTCAGATGCGTCACAAGCTGAGGCAGAACGGCAACAAGGGATAGCCCAGGCTAAATCTGATCTTCTCTCCCTTCAAGGAGATATAGATTCAGTCAATGATCAGATTCAAGAACTTCAGTATGAACTAGTTCAATCCAAACTCGATGAGTTTGATAAAAGAATTGGGGATTTTGATGTTCGGATAGCTAAAGATGAATCAATGGCTAACCGATACACTTCTGACAGCAAGGAATTCCGCAAATACGCCTCTGATCAGAAAAAAGCTGTTGCAGAACAAGCTAAAATCCAACAACAAAAAGTTAATTGGATTCAAAAAGAAATAAAAACAAATAAAGCATTAAACTCCGCTCAACGTGCCCAGCTTCAAGAAGAGCTTAAACAAGCCAAGCTAGATTTAATTTCTGTTCAAGATCAGGTTCGTGAGCTACAGAAGCAACTTGTCCAATCTAAAGTTGATGAGACGCTTAAGTCAATTGAAAAGTCATCTTCTAAAACCCAAGGGAAAATTAAAGATGTTGATAATAAAATTTCAATGACTGAAGAAGATGAGGACAAGGTTAAGTACTATAGCAAGCAGATAAAGCTCATTCAGCAACAACAAAAGGAAGCCAAAAAATATATCAAACAGCTTGAAGATCAAAAGAAAGCTGCGAAAGGTTTCCCTGACATCCAGGAACAGATCACTGAAGAAATCGAAAACTGGAAAGATAAACAGAAAGATTTCAATCTTGAGCTTTATAACACCAAGAAGTCGATCAAAGACATCTATAAATCATTGGCTGACGAAGTTGTATCCATCTACAAAGAGATGTACGAAAAAATGCGGGATATTGAGTTAGAAGCCCATCAGAAAGCGACACAAGATAAGATTGATGAGATCGACAAGACTGATGACGAAGCTAAATATCAAAAGGAATTAAAAGAGAAGAATCAAGCCATCCAGGAAACAAAAGATAAGATCAATAAACTTTCCATGGACGACTCCTCTGAGGCTAAATCGCAAGTCAAAGACCTAGAGAAACAGCTTCAAGAACAACAGGAAGCTTTGGATGATTATCTTAAAGATCGTAGCAACACAAAACGGAAAGAAGCCCTTCAGGATCAACTTGAAAAAGATGAAGAGTCAATCAACAACAAGTACGATGACCTGGTAAATGATGAACGAGCATTTAAAAAGCTTGAAGATAAGCTTATGGATGGTAAAATCACTGACATCGCTAAGCAGCTTAATGAATTCACCAAGTTCATAAATGAGAATATGAAGTCGATTGGGAAAAGTATTTCCAATAACTTGATTGATAAGCTTAAGGACGCTGCCAGTGCATTAAATACCGTTACAACTGGAAATACAACAGGTAAAAAGGTGTCATCATTTGCTTCTGGCGGGTATACAGGCACGGGGCTTGGAGCAGGAAAGCTTGCATTCTTACATGACAAGGAACTTATTTTAAATAAGACAGATACTGAAAACATGCTAGAAGCTGTAAAGCAAGTTCGTCAAACGTCTACTGATAACTCAGTAAAGACTGCCTCTAAATGGGGTCAACCTGGTAAAATTTCAGATGTTTTAAGTAAGAGTATCGCCCTTGTCACACCAACAATGAACGCTGCAGTTGCTGGTCAAACAAATTTAAGTAAAGGCTTAATTCCAACTCTTAAGAACTTATCGAAACCTACTGTATCCCCTTCTTCAAGGGATAGTTCACCTACATACAATATCCAAATAGACAAAATTGTTGAGACCATTAATGAATCGGGAAATCCACAAGAAACTGCAAATTTAATGTATAAACAATTTGTAAATGGTCTTAAAAATACTGGACTAAATTTCAACATCACATGAGTCGGCTAAGATTGCCGGCTCTATTTATATTGGGGGTGAAAAATTGATTAGGCAAAGCCAATATTTCATGTTTGATAACGTAAAGTCGATCGACTACGGTGTGGAAAACGTTAATACAGAGTCTGGGTTAGTTGAGGAATCTTTTCTAGGTTCACGATCAGTTAATGAAACCTATGTAAAAGGAAGATCAGAGCCATACACTGAAGGTGTCAAAAGAGAATCAAAACAATTCCCTTTAAACTTTTATGTTGGTGAAAATTATGATGAGAAAAAAATAAGAGCAATTAAGCGCTGGCTAGATGTCGATGATTACAAGCCTTTAGCGTTCAGCGAAAATTTAGACATTGTGTATTATGCAATGCCCGTGGATACCAGTGATTTAGTCCATAATGCGGCTAGACATGGATATGTTCGTTTGACTATGAAATGCAACTCCCCTTATGCATACAGTCGAAACACAAGTACCCACTCCTTTGATATATCATCAGGAATGAAAATCATTGAACTCCATAACAAAGGCGATGTTGCGATTTACCCCACTGTTGAAATTCTAAAAATTGGCAACGGCGATGTAAAAATCGAGAACCTGAGTGATTATACTGAACCCTTTATATTTAGCAATCTAAAAGACAGAGAAATTGTTAAAGTGAATGGCGTCAAAGAAATTATTGAGTCGTCTTTATATGGGAATGAAAGATATGATGATTTTAATGACAATTACATTAGATTGGATTACGGAAAAAACCGATTAAAAGTGACCGGAAAATGCAAACTGAGATTCACTTTCAGATTTAAGTATCGGTAAGAAGGTGAAAAATTGATAACTATTCGCAAGGATACAGAAATAAAAAACATACGCTTATCCCTTGCTAAGCCAGACAAGACTAAAATAGCCAACATTGATGAAGTTCTGAATCCAACTGTAACTTTAAATCATGGAAGCAGCGTTCACGAACTCTCCTTTTCTATTCCGCTTAAAGCCACCTATGATGGGGTCATTAAAAGAAATCATGTTGTAGATTTACTAAAACCCTGGTACCTAATTAAAACAGAGTTCTATGGGCTTGCGATTTGGTTTATTATTACTAAAAGAACCAAGTCTTTCAGCAGTGAAATGGATACTGTACAAGTTGAGTGCAGATCTCTTCAACATGAATTGAGCAGAATAAGCGTTCTTAAATATGAGGAGACATCTAAAAACCTCCAGGAAGTAGTTACAGACTGTTTGAAGAATACTAGTTGGACGGTTGGATACATAGATACTATCTTTAACATAAAACGAAGACAGTTTGAAGTATCATCAACTAACAAGCTGGATTTTTTATATTCAATCTGCGAGAAGTTCGATGCAGTTCCAGTCTTTGATACAGTAAAAGAAACTGTAAGCTTCTATAAAGAATCTGACATTTCCAAATACAAAGGCCTTAAACTTAACCCCCGACAATATATGATTAGCATGGACGATTCGGATGATGCAGATGAATTAATAACAAGACTATATGCTACTGGAAAAGATGGTATCGGTATTAATTCAGTGAACCCAACTGGACAATCCTACATTGATGACTTTTCTTATTTCCTCTTCCCTTTTCAACGTGATGAACAACGAAATGTAATTTCCCACAGTGCTTATATGCCCGATGAACTTTGTCATGCAATTCTTGATTACAATGACCTTGTTAATAGCGAAGGAAATGCGTTTAATAAACTTCTCACACAAAAGAACGCAGCTGAAACTAGTTTAACCGAATTGAATAATGAGCTTTACACCCTTGACCTTGAAGTCCAAAAGATATTAGATCGAATTGAAGTTGCGAAGAAAGCTGGAGATGACACAAGTCAACTGAAAGCTCAACTCGCCATAAAGCAGAAAGCAGTTGTAGAAAAGAAAAACCAAATTGCTACGTTTGAAACAACAATTTCTCAAATATCTGCTTCAATTTCCAAGCTTAAAGAAAAGCTCTCTTTTGAGAACAATTTTAGTGAAAATCAGCAAAAACTGCTCTCACGTTTCATTTCGACAACTGAATGGTCAAATGACAGCATCTATGACGAGAATGAACTTTATGATGATGCTAATGAAGAACTTGAAAGTCGCAATACACCGCCAGTGAATGTAACACTAGACATAGTAAACTTTTTTAACTGTATTAGTGAAAAACATAACTGGGATAGGTTCAGTTTAGGAGACATAGTACGAGTTCAACAGAACGATTTAAATACCGATATTAAAGCCATACTTACAGCAATATCAATTGATTTTGAACAATCAAATATTAGTGTCACTATAACAAATGGAAAAAGAGTTCAATCTGATTTTGAGAAAATTGTTAAGACCGTTTACAGAACAAACAAAATAAGTACTGAATTAAACAAAAGAAAGATTGAATGGGACAAAGTAACTGAAAACTTCAATATTCGAAATGACAGAATTTCAGTGCAACCGGCATCCCCTGCTATTGCTTCTGATGGCACTGCGATTACCCATAAGGTAAATGATAACGGGTCAGTTGATATTACCATTCAGTGGGATTATGTTGATTCCGATGAGGACAAATACAACATTGATGGATTTGAGGTTTATTTGCACGGTAGTGATGACAATGAGGAGTACACATTTGGGTCTGTGCAAGCTAGTGAGAACTTACAAAATGTTAAGTATGACAGGCGTACAGCCACCTTTACTGGATTACCTTCAAATATGTACTACACTATTGGTGTTCAAGCATATCGAAGGGTAGATGCAGATATAGATATAAATCAGATTCTTCTTTCGGATATAGTTAAATCAAGTCATCCCTCTGAAAACCCCTACCTCCCTTCTCCATCTATCGAAGTAAAAGGAAGCCTTAGTGGAAAAGTTAATGGTCTCTATACAATCTCCACAGAAACTAAGCCAGAAGATCCAGAGACAGGGACAATTTGGATCAATCCCCAGAACAATAAACAAGAACTGTTTAACGGAGAAGAATGGATTGTCTCATCTGCAGGTTCAGCAGACTCCTTAAATGGTTTTACAGCTTCTACAACCACCTCGCCAAATTCAATACCAGTGCGCGATGAATTAGGAATTATTAGTGGTTCAATAGACGGTAATGCAGAGTTGTTAGGTGGACGACCAGCATCAGATTATGTATTAGCTGAAAATATCCCCCTACCTCCTAAGTTCGCAAAGGGTGTTTATATAGGAGACGGTACTCCAAGTAAACAAATCCCCCTCTCCTTTACTCCAGATATAGTCAAAATAACTCCAATTTCAAATGAAGACAGTATGCTGGTTATTGAAAGTCCTACAGGTGGTTATGCCTATCAATGTACAGCGTCTGGTCTCTCTCTAATTGGCGGAGATTTAAGCTACGGAGCTTTAGGCGATAAAATCTTTTTAACTGGCTCAGATGAAAATTTTAGAGGAAACAAATTAAATGTCAAATATATATGGGAAGCTTACCAGCAAAATTAAACGGAGGTGATTAATCTGACCGACTTTGCTGAATTGTATAACGATCCAATTTTAAGTAAAAAAAGAAAAGGTTCAGTTGATGATCCCTATCTGACTTATAATGAGACATTAACTGTCTATAACGGCAGAGTACTTCTGACTGAGATTCCAAACAGAGAGTTTCGTGTCGAAGTTATAGGAAGTAACAAGGAATGGCGAGAAATTGAAGATGGTGAGCTTGAAGACAATTATTTTAAGGTTGATTACCTTATGGGTGTTGTCTTTTTTAATGTTTCAAATGAAGGAAAATCACTTACCTTTAATTACAGTGGTGAAGGTGCCTCCTTCTTCCCTGCCTCTCGAATTTGGATAAAACGACAAGGGAATATGGTTATTGAAACTCTTCAAGGACTTATCGATGAAGCTGAAGATACAATAATTCGAATGAATGAACGTATAGCTGAATGTGAACGAGTTACAAAACGGTGCCAAGAAGTGACAGCTTGGTGTAGACAGGCTACATCAAATTATGAAGAAGTTGTAGAAAATACAAGAAAAATTTATAAACCATCTGTCTATACCTATTCAGATATTTTCACCTATTACCCAACCCCACAGATTGGTTGGACGGTGACTGTTAAAGAAACAAAAATCGTTTATCGGTGGGATGGATTTGAGTGGGTAGATATTGGAACTTCCGAAGTATATGAAGGTTTCAATATACTGCTAAGCGCAACAGAGCCATTTAATGCAAATTATATCTGGTATAAGGATGCCTCTTTTTCACCTGAGAAAAAACGAGTTGTTGTTTCAGATACAGCACCAGATTCAGGACAAGTATGGTACAAAACTGACTAAGATCCCCTTTGGGATCTTTTTTATTGGAGGAAAGTTATGGCTGGTTTTTATAGATATGATCAAAATTTAGATAAATATGTTCCGATGCCTGTTGAACTACTAGCTTCAGAAGGAGAAGAATACACCGCTCCTAAAATTACTCAGAAGTTTAATGAAGTAGAAACGAAAACAACAGAAATTTTAAACAAGGTATTAACTGATGACAGATATTTTACAGTAACAAGTTCTTTTAAAAAGGATGTCACTCTTGGTATTGAGTACTATGTTACAAAGGTTACTCCTAAAACAACCGAAGCTAAAAAAAGTATGATTCAAAAAACGTTTGCATACGACTTTGAAAAATCCATTGATCCCACATCATCTTATTTTGGTACAACAAATCGTGAAACAGTTTTAAGTATGGCCAAACGAAAAAGATCTGTGGTTGCAATAAACGCTAGTGGTTGGCGATCAAATGGTGAAGTCATGGGGCTTCAAATTAAAGACGGAGTTCTCTACAAAGATTATGACGCTGCTGGATACACAGGCGCTGAGGCTTGTGTATTTTTTGATGATGGAACTATGAAGGTTTACGGAAACAGAGAAGTTGATGCCGACATCCTAATTTCTAAAGGCGCACGAAACTCTTTTGCTTTTGGCATTTGGCTAGTTAAAGATTCTAAGCCAAGAACGGCTCAAATGACTACATGGGCAGATTTAAATGTTAAGCATCCTCGACAAGCCATTGGGCAAAGATCTGATGGTACACTAGTTATCATTACTGTAGATGGCCGCTCACTTCGATCCAGTGGTATTACAGCTTATGATATGCCATCTTTATTTTTATCTGAAGGCTGTATTAATGCATTTCTTTTAGATGGTGGTGGAAGCTCTCAAACTGCTGTTGAAGGAAAATATATTAATAACATTAGTGATGGCATTGAACGTGCAGTGGTCGATACCTTAACAATTTCATATCCTGATGACGATACAGATAGCAGATTTTTTGAAGTTCAAGAAGGAAGAGGTTTGGCAACAAGTCTAAACAGACGTGTAGAGTTTATTGAATCCAAGCCTACTTGGAATGTATTAGATTTAGGCTTCTCACCAGATGGCTTAATCGATAATACAGCTAAGTTTAAAAAAGCCCTTAGTGATTTATCTGAAAAAGGTGGAGGGAAACTACATTTTCCGAAAGGTACATATTTAATCGGTAAGCAGAATACAACTAGCGCTAGTGAAAAAATTGAACTCCCTTCAAATGTCTCAATTGTTGGTGAAAGACGATCCTACACTAAACTCCTTCGAAATCCAAATCACTCACTTGATGAATTGTTGCGAATCACAGATCACAATTATATAGAAGGCATTGAAATTGATGGCAATAGCAGTGTAAATAAGAGTAGCTGCCGATTGATCGCAGGTGGAAATATAAAATCATTTAAAATGAAAGACTGCAGCTTGGTTAATGCTACAGACCGAGGAGTGAGTATTCACGGGATCGGCAAGTCTATAACGATTGAAGGAATGTATATTTCCAATATAGCCAACGAGTGCATCAACGTTGCTGAAGGAGAAATTATTAAACTAATTGACTCTGAGATCACATTTAGCGGTACTGCCCTTTGGGTGGGTAATGCTGCAAATATCTTCACTAAGAATAACCTCGCAAAATCCTTAAAAACCTTCGTCCGGTACAAAAACTCTCAAAATGCAATTTGTTCAGGAAACATTATCACTAATAATATTGATCGCGCAATTTGGGGATCTGTAAGAGAAGCTGTTTTCTCTGATAATGTTTTCAAGCAATGCCACTCTGATTATCACCTTTACTTTATTCAAGAAGACACTGGAACAAACGATTTAATTGTAACTGGAAACTCAGTTTATAGTGATGTTGAAGGAACAGCTTTCATTAGAACTCCATCAGATATAGACAGAAGACGAGTGTCGGGTAACGTAGGTAATATACCTAGCTTGAACTTGGATTAAGAATAAAGGAACAATAAAGGTGGTGGTTACGTTCTAGATAAAATATAGATTTTATTCAAAATACATACTTGAAAGACAGAGATAACAAGAGCATGCGGTAGTATTTCTAAGTTTTTATTACGGATAAAATAAAACCTCATCCGCTAAGAACGAGGCTTCTTCCAATCTATCGCTATATTCTGTTTGCATTTACGACAAGTTACATTATGTTTTCCGTACATTATAAAGTTGTTTTTAAACTCACAACGCGGACACTCTAGACGCTCTCCCCCAAAAAAGGCTCCAAAGATAAGAAAGACGCTGAGTGAACCTAGACCCAATCCCGGCAGGATACCGATTATAGAGATAATTAAGATAAAACTTATTAAAAAAAGCACTAAACCAACAGTAAACATAAACAAACGAGGAATCCATCGTTTTGGAGTCATCCGTCTTCGCTCAACCTCTACTCTTACAAAGTCCATTCCCCTTACCTCCGTGACGTGATGGTAAAATTATACTACGGAATTTATTTAAACAGCAATGTGTTTTTATGTATTTAAATCGAATATAGAAAGTTTTCTAAATGAGAGATTGGGTCAATCCCCTTCTCTCTTTTTTGTGTTCAAATTTTAATTTAAAGGAGAGATGTTTTTTGTCAGCTTATACAAACAATTATATTCCAGTAAACAAATATACTCGCCCTGGTTTAAAGTTAAATGGTGTTAAGAAGCTAGTTGTTCATTACACAGCCAATCCGGGTGCCGGAGCAGACAATCACCGAAGATATTTTAGCAATGCGCAAGTTTATGCGTCAGCTCACATTTTCGTTGATAAAACTGAAGCAATTTGTATCATTCCGTTAAATGAAGTAGCTTACCATGCTAATGATATTCAGCAAAGAGATAGTGCCGGAAATCCTTATCGAGGAGTAGCTGCACTGAAACCTAACGCTAACTTTTTATCTATTGGAGTTGAAATGTGCCTTGAGAAAGACGGTTCATTCCATTCAGATACAGTTGAAAGAACTGAGGATGTGTTCGTTGAATTATGTAAAAAGTTTGGTTTAGACCCTATTGATGACATTGTTCGTCATTATGACATCACCCATAAGAATTGTCCTGCACCATGGGTATCCAACAGCCAGAAATTTGTAGACTTTAAAAATCGAGTAAAGGCAAAAATGTCAGATAAATCTGTTTCAAAAGCTTCTCCAACTAAACCAACAACCTCCTCTTCTTCCTCTTCATCAACGGCAAGTGGTTCCCTTAAATCAAAAGTTAACGGTCTTCGTTTCTACTCAAAACCATCATGGGAAGATAAAGATGTTGTCGGCACAGTAAATAAAGGCATTGGATTCCCTACAGTTGTTGAGAAAGTTAAAGTTGGATCTGCGTATCAATACAAAGTTAAGAACTCTAAAGGTACTACATATTACATCACAGCTTCAGATAAATATGTTGATGTTTCAGGATCAGTCAAAACCTCTTCTCCCGCCCCAAAAACCACATCAACTTCTTCAAGTTCCTCATCTATTAAATCCGTGGGAAAAATTAAAATTGTCGGTGTATCAAACGCAGCAATTGTAATGGACAAACCTGATCGAAATAGCTCTAAAAATATTGGCACAGTCAAGCTCGGAAGCACTATTTCAATCTCTGGTTCAGTTAAAGGCAAAAACAATTCCAAAGGTTACTGGGAAGTTATTTATAACGGTAAACGCGGATACATCTCAGGACAGTTCGGTTCAAAAATCTAATTATATTCAATTATCTCGGAGGATATTTGTTGATCTAATGTATCAGTGACTATCCTCTTAATTTTAGGAGGTGATGTAATGTCACCTTTCTATATTCATTAAAGGTTGGTGACAAATGGATAACTTTGAGCAAAGCACCATTTCAAGATTAAGCGCACTAGAAGAAAAAGCAAAACACACTAATAACAAGATTGACTCTCTTGAAGAAAGAACAAATGTTATTGGTCGTATAGCTACACTTGTTGAGCAACAAGTCGAAATTAACAAAGACTCTCAAGCACAATCAAGAGAACAGTTCAGTACTCTTAACGAAATGAGTAACAGTTTAAAAAATTTAAGTAAATCGTATGAAAAACTGGACAATCGAGTTGAAATATTAGAACGCTCTGATTCTACTCGTAAAATTGATCCCTCACAGTTTACTAAAGACCTTGTATTCAAGGTGTTACCAAGTGTGATTGCAACTATTGTCGGTGCATGGTTGCTCATACATTTTGGTCTTAAATAAAATTAACAGGAGACGATTAAATGACTAAAATCAACTGGAAAGTAAGACTGAAAAAGAAAACATTTCTTGTCGCAATTTTCTCTGCAACGCTGTTATTCGTACAAGCAATTGCCTCTGCTTTTGGATACAACTTGACTGTATTTGGTGACGATTTAACAGAGAAATTTAATGCTCTTCTAACTTTTTTATCAGCAATGGGCATTATTGTTGATCCAACTACTCAAGGTATTTCTGATAGTGAACAAGCAATGGATTACAAATCTCCACAATAAACCCCTACCCTTCTCTTAATTGAGGAGGGTATTTTTTTCGTTATTTAAGATAACATTAATCTTCCTTATTCATTTAAATATGATAAAATATTACATATTTAGATATTTAATATAGGAGGGCTTGTGTTGGAGCAGATGATCTCTTCTTCTAAAGTTGGAGTGAAAATAAATGAGTGGTATAAATACATAAGATTATTTAGTGTCCCAGATTCGGAAATATTGAAAGCTGAGGTCGAGGAAGAAATAAGGCATATGAAAGAAGATCAAGATTTATTGCTGTACTATTCTCTCATGTGTTTTCGCCATCAGCTGATGCTGGACTACCTTGAACCAAAAACATTGAACGAAGAACGACCTAAAATTTCAGACTTATTAGAAAAGATCGAAAGTAGTCAAACTGATTTGAAAGGGATTCTTGAATATTATTTTAACTTTTTCCGGGGAATGTATGAATTTGAACAATACGAATATCTTAATGCCATAAGCTTCTATAAGCAAGCCGAGAGAAAATTATCACTTGTTGCAGATGAAATTGAAAGAGCAGAATTCCACTATAAAGTTGCAGAAATTTATTATCATATGAAGCAAACACATATGTCGATGCACCACATTGTTCAAGCAATCGATAGTTATAAAGCACATGAAAACTACACTGTAAGAGTTATTCAATGCTCATTTGTTATCGGACTGAACTATTTGGATATGGACTACCCTGAAAAAGCGATCCCTCATTTTAAAGATGCTCTAGATAAAGCAAGAGAAATCGATATGTCACGATTAATCGGATCATCTCTTTACAATCTCGGCTTATGTTCCTTTACTGAGGAAGCTTATGAAAAGGCATCTGAGTACTTCAAGGAGGGCATTAGAGTATATCAGGATAATGGGTATGAACATTCAAATCGCATATTAGACATCTTACTTATGTTGACAAAAACCACTTTTAAAATGAGAAATCACTCCGAGGGAATTTCTTGGTGTGCACACGGTCTGTCTTTGTCCAAAAATTTAAACGATGCGATTATGGCAAAAATGTTTGAATTCATTCATGCCTTATATGTAGATAATGACAATGAAAAATTAAATTCAATTCTAAATTATTTAGAATTAAAGTCAATGCTTTCAGACGTGGAGGATTTAGCATCAGATGCAGCGAAGTATTACAATGAAAAAGAAGACCATAAAGTGGCTGTTGCTTATTATGAAAAAGTGCTTTATGCCCGTAAACAAATTCAGAGAGGGGATTGTCTTTATGAAACTTAAGCATGCATCTGTCTTTATTTTAGCCATTGTTTTAATTGGATTTGTAAGCATTTATTTAACTAACACTCAAAAAGATGTCCAAGAAGCACGCAGAGGACATACAGCCAGTATTGGTTTTACTGATGGTCATTCGTATGAAATTGCAAGCAGAGGACATACTTCTTAATATGTTTTTCTTATCCCCCTCCAAATTGAGGGGGTTATTTTTATGATTTATGTCCCCCAGTAAGTCCAGCTCTGTGAAGTGCAGTTCCTGCAGGTGTATAAGAAATTGCTCTCAGAATTGCTTTCGATCCGTATTTGCTTCTAATCCCATCCATTACAAACCCGAGTTTCCTTCTCTTTTCATTATCCACTTCAAATAAACTCAGCTGCTGATTAACATCTTCCTCAATATTTGATAACGTAACTGAGATACTTCTCACAGTCTTACCTGAGTAAAACTTATTAAAAAGCATCAAGCAGCATTCATAAATATCCATCGTGATATTTGTGGGAAACTCAATTGTTTTGGATCGATGAAATCCACCACCAAGATCATCCTTACTGTATCCAATACCCAGGCTGATTGTTCGACCAGCTTTGTTGTGTGTACGTGCCCTTCTTGCGACTTCCTCGCAAATTTCCAAAAGAACAGCCTTAATCTCTTCTCTCCTTATATAATCCCTCAGTAAAATCTGACTCTTACCAAAACTAATCTGCCCTTGCATCAAAGGAGCTCCTATTTCTGATAAATCGATTCCATGAGCATGATAATACAACTGGTTTCCCATTATTCCAAATTTCTTTTCAAGCAGCTCTAAAGGAAATTTAGCTAACTGGCCTACAGTTGATATTCCCATCCGATTCAGATTTCTTTCCATCCTCCCTCCTATCCCCCACATTTTAGACAAAGGTCGAACCTTCCAGAGTTTATTTGGCACATCTTCATATCTCCAACGTGCAATACCACTTTTTGTTTTCTTACTCTCCAGGTCAAGTGCAAGCTTACTGAGCAACATATTGTCACCAATTCCAACTGTACACATCAGGCCAAACTCTCTCCGCATGCTACTTTGAATTGCTTTGGCCATTTCTTCAGGATTTTCTTTTCCTGCATCTAAAAAAGATTCATCAATTGAATACGTATGGACACATTTCTCAGGAACAAATCTGTAAAACAGCTTTGTAATTTCAGTTGAAACTCTGATGAAAAGCTTCATTTGTGGATTTACAATGTGTATCCTTGGATCTTCAGGTATCTCAAATAGTCTCGATCCTGTTTTGATTCCAAAATCTTTTTTAAGTGCAGGAGATGCAGCTAATACTACACTTCCCTGTCTATCCGTATTCCCTACAACAGCAAGATAGCATGTTAAAGGGTTAAGCCCCATTGTTATAGCCGATACAGAAGCATAAAAGGATTTCATATCGACACAAAGTATATTCTTACGTGGAAATTGTGAGTAATCAATCATTGTATGTAACTCCTATGATGTTATTCATGTTGATATAAATTGTATTGTCATTCTGGTCTTTTACATGAAGCCTGTGTTGTTCAAAATTAATGTAATGGACTCTGCCGTTGACATTTTCAACGAATCCATTGTTAAAGAGTTTAAATCTCAACTCTTTATTAAATTCAAGTGCCTCAGAGACGAGAAGATCCATCTCTTCAATTTGTTGGTCATCTAAGGATGGTTTTTCAATTTTTGATACATCAATCAAATCTTGTTTAAGTTGTGTTAAATGTTCTGGAAGCATCAGTGATGTCCATTTGATTGTTCCTCGATCCCTAAGCATATCGACTCACTCCTTTATTGATCTAATATTAACAGAACAAATGTTCTTTATTCAATATAAATAAGAACGAAAGTTCGATGTAAATGTTGGTAATAAAATATAAAGGTCAATAATGATATACGTAGTATTAATAAAGGAGAGATTCTTATCGACGAGGGAGAGTGAGATGGTGAATGAAGAAGAGGTTAATTGGATTTTTGATTTTAGTTCCTGTTTTGATTATATCGGGTATTACTTTAATCGAATCAAACAAAAAAGCACCTGAAGAAGTTTTAGAAAGTGCTTGGGATGAATTTGGTTTATTTAGTTTTCAAATTGGAATAACAGATCCGGCAATTACAATTGGCATGGATCAAACCAAAAGTGAAACAAAGCTCCGTGAATATTTAGAACATAATCTGTCAAGAGAAGCAAAAGAAAAATATAAGATCTATATATTTAAAGATGATATTGAAAAGTTGGAGAAAGAACATCGAGAGTATCTGAAAGCAAATAACTCTAATAAATAAAAACGCCCAGCACTTTTCCACTAAGCTGGGCTTTATCTCAAATTCAAATTGAATTTTTGTAAGCATTAACTGCTTCGTTTCGCAACAGCATATTATCTTTGTTAACCATGCCTAAGTTATAAGCTTTTTTGATAATATCTAATACCTGAGAATCTAACGCCGAAAGATTACCGCCTGGATTAAATCTTGATTTCCAATAATCTAAAGAATTATTTAGGTCAAGTGAGCTTTTTTTGTTCTCGGGTTTAACTACTTCATTTTTCTCAAGTTTTTCACAGAATTCACTAAAACCAATGGATCTACTGGGAGCTGAGTTATTTCCCCCGTATCCTTCTGTAGCCAAGCTGCAAAATGCTAAGAATTTTGGGTCATAAATAAGATCGCTTGAGTTTACATTTACCACCGATAATCACAATCCTCTCAGAGCTTTTTATAATTGTAGCACCTTTTCCATTTTTACACATGTTAAATATCGACAATCACTCAAATGATTTAATAATTGAAAACAAAAAAGAACCTGCATTTTGCAAGTTCTTTTAACGTTGTCAATATATTGTGAATTTATAACGACAAAGACATTTATGTATAGTATAATATTTCCTGTACATTAAGTTTGCTCACTCAAGGGAATCTTGCTCATCCCCTAAGAAAGGGGGTGGGAAAATGACTGTTTACGAATCATTAATGATAATGATCAATTTTGGCGGATTGATATTAAATACCGTCTTGTTGATCTTCAATATAATGATGATTGTAACGTCAAGCCAAAAGAAAAAATAGACCTTCCCTTGAGTTTGGACACCTGAAGGGTTAGGCCTACGCAGATTTCCTAATTATAACCATATAGAAATGGTATTTGCAATACTTTTGTTTAGTTGTCTAAACTAACTTTCAATGCATCAGCTAGCATGACGTTAAAATCATCAAATTTGTTCATCGGTGTTCCAGAGGGTTTATCAAGCTCTAGGTACTCATTTTTAATTACATCTAAGCAATACCAGGCTGTATCTGAGTCACCAAAAAACAGATATTTTTTCTGCTCATCATTTTCGTGCCACTGTTCATTTGTTTCAATAAAACCATAAACTTCTTCATCATTTTCTTCTCTCAGTAATTCTTGATCCAATCCATAGATTACCAAGCCATTAAAATCTAATCCATTCACAGTTTGAAGGAATTTTTTATATCCTGAAGGAATCTCATTTACAGGGAACTTACCTAATACTGCTTCTTCAAAATTTCTTATTTCTTGGTCTGTAACAGGAGAATTTAATTCATCTCCATACTTTGCTTCAGTTTTTCGAATTTCCTCTAATAAATTTACCCACATAAAACTGCCCCCTTATTTCTCACTTGGATATATCGCACCATTAGGAATAGGCCAATTAATCTTCTTTGTTTCCCCCGGTGTCAAACCTTTTGTTAACGAATTTTGCTCATTAGTTATTGCTTTATGATAAGGGTCATTTTTAATCAAAATCAAGTTATCCATGTCGTTTGTGCCACCGTCATCTAGAGGAAGCTTATGGTGAACTTGATATCCTTTTGGATTCAACCCATCCTTCATTCGGGCAATATCCTTATCTGTTAAGCCAGCCTTCTTAAGTTTCTTAACTTTATTGGGATCATTTGATAGACCTTTTAAGAATTGTTTTTTTATAGAACTATTGAACTTTCTTCTAAGTTTTGCTGTTTCTTCTGGACTTCTCTTTGTGTAGCTAATTTCCTTAACTTTAACACCTTTTAAAAGAACCTGTTCACCTTTTAGTGTTCCTACAAAATCATCGCTACCAGCCGATTTATATAGCACACTGTTCTTCTGGTCTATGGCTTCTTTCAATATTGATGTGTTTTTCACATTATGAGTATTCTCTATATCCTGAAGGATACCTGCATACGCCAATCGATTATTATTTAATGAAATAGAATTAATGAAGGTTTTTCCTTTATCAATTCCAGTCTTTACGCTATTAGTAACTGCTTTTTCTCCAGCCCCTAAGACTTTATCAACCTTGGCTGCTCCAGTTGTAGCTAACTTACTTGACCCTTTAAGGATAGAGCCCCCACCTTTTAATCCAACAAGGCTTCCAACAGCATAAGTAATAAAGTGTGCTCTTGAATAGGCATCACCATTGACCATCTTATCATTCCATGAATCAGATAAATCTTTCCATATAATTTTAGCATAAGCCGGTGTTTCAATTATGGCACCAGTCATTTTTAAAAGCTTTTGCTCTTCTGAAAGCTGTGAAAATTCCCAGGTACCAACTGCTAAATCTTTAGCACCAACTACAGTATCCTTAACGACATCATATGTAGCTACACTTACTCCTTTAATAATATCCCAGGTGATCTCTCCTGCTTCTTCTAACTGCTTTGCTTGTTCAATTTGCATTGCAAGCTGTACTTGAGCTGGCTCCAGATTCTCGTACCCTACTTTCTTAGCAATCTCTAAGTATTCATCAGGCTCAGACACACCTTCATTAAGTTTTTTCTTTAATTCTTTGATTTCACGTTCTTTAGCTTCTTCTTTCTTTACGTTTAAATAAGATTCAGAATGCTTCTCAATATCGCCTTTATTCTTATGTATGTCACTTTCTCTATATGCTTTTGCGTTATAGTGAATTGGTGTAGCATTCTTACCTTTGCCTGTTGATTCTTGCAGCTTTTTAAAATCTTGCTGAATGAATTGTTCGTTTGGTTCTGTTTCAGCGTACTCCGTTTTTAAATCCTCATCAAGCTTGTTCAGCTTATCGATTGTTTTTTCACGTTTGTCATCTGTAGAAGAAAGTTTGTCTTTGAAGTCCTCTGTTGAGAATATTTCAAGAGGAAGAATATCATTGATGTCATTCAGAATGTCTTTCATCGCTTTCTTTTGTTCAGACATAATGGATTTTGATTTTGTATAGGCGTTAGCCAACTCGTGCTCTAAAAAGGATTCTTCTATGTAAGCATCAGACATCTTAGCATCTTCAAGTTTTGCAGAGATGCTGCTTAAGAAAGCAATCTTCATATCAATTAAATCAATCCATTGGTCTGTTACGCCGACATGATCATGATAAAATGCTTTAATGTTGTCTGCACCCTTACCGGAAAACTCACTGTCATCTAAATCAGCAACGTCTTTAAATGCTTTCCTGAGCTTAATCATTTGTGACCTTAGTTCCTTATACTCTTTAGTTCTTTTATCCGCTTCAGAGAGTAATGAATCAGCTTCAAATACCTTCATATCATTCTCCTTCCATTCTTACTCTATGTAAATTTTACCACAATCAACTATTTCAATAACAGAAAAAGACAGCCAAATATGACTGCCTTTAATGATTAACATGTGAAACCTAAAAAATCTTTGGATGCATCTTTAATTTATGTTCTTATAGTAAGCTTTAGCATCTCTTTCAACTTCCCAGTACTTATTTCCGTTCGAACTTAAAAGTCGATCAAACCAAATTTCAAAATTGGCTTTTAAATCCACCGCTTCATCAAAATGTTCAATTGAATCCAAATAAAATAGGTAATCTAAGTTCCCTTTTTCATACCTATTTGAATCTATAGCATACCTTCCATCAAAATGATATCCAATCAAAAAACACTTTTCTGGTAGGTCTTCTGTTTCATTGTATTTCATAACATCTTCAATACTGAGTATTTCGATTCCATCAAGAAGCTCCAATCCATTATGTAGAGCTAGGAACTCCTTATAATCTTTGGGTAAACTTACATTGAAATGTGATTCTAATTTTCTAATTTCGTCTTCTGTTGCAGGTTCATTAAATTCAAATGTGGCATCTTCTAATACGAAACCACCTGGTTGAATCATTGGAAAAGTGCCGTACTTAGAAACAGCTTCTTTAATACCAGCAAGTGTCAAATGAATAAGTTTGCCTTCTTCCATATCTATCCCCCTAACAACAATTAACTAGATTTTACCATGTTGTGATACACAAGGAAAGCATTACTATAGGACATTAATTGCTTATTAGGAAACAATATTACTCATAATTGAAGCAGCATTTGTGGTGAACAAAATGTAAGTGTTATTTGCTGTTTTAATCACTACCCTATCCGTAGAGCCATAAGGAAACCCTATCCTTACTGCGCTTTTCTCCTCTCCCCCATAGTTTGGATCAAGAAATACATCGTTAATTTCTCTGATTGGAATTTCAATTTGGATAACTGCCAATTGATAATTAAGTTTTCATTTGATTTTTCAACGTTGATCCCTAGCATAAAACATTCCCCTTTTGACTATGAATTCAGTAAAATTTTAGCATGCGCCTGGATGTTTTAAAGAGAAATGCGATGATATTAAGGAAAAATTAAATTCACAATAATTGGATACAGGATTATAATTATTGAGGGCTTACCGATATAAATAGAGAACAAACATTCTAAAAGGGGAAATGAAGTTGAAGAAAGTATTATTAGGTTTTGCAGCATTCACTTTGAGTTTATCGTTGGCAGCTTGCAGCTCCAATGATTCTGAAAAAGTAAGCAAGGAAAAAGAAACACCACAAGCGTCTACGGATGTAGAAAAGAAAACAGAACAAAAGGAAGCTACTAAAGAAAAAACTGCTGACAAATCTAAAGAGAAAGACAAAAAGGAATTGGTCGATGTTACTCTAGATAGAGCTGTTGATGGTGACACAATTAAAGTTAGCTATAACGGAAATATAGACACAGTTCGCTACTTGCTCATTGATACACCTGAGACGAAGAAACCAGATTCTTGTGTTCAACCGTACGGTGAAGATGCATCTAAACGGAACAAAGAATTGGTCAACAGTGGTAAACTGCAGCTTGAATTTGACAAAGGCGATCGCAGAGATAAATACGGAAGACTATTAGCTTACGTTTATGTCGATGGCAAGTCTGTTCAAGAGACATTATTGAAAGAAGGATTGGCCAGAGTAGCGTATGTATATGAGCCAAATACTAAATACATAGATCAATTTAAGAAAGACGAGCAAGAAGCAAAATCAGAGAAGCTTTCAATCTGGAGCAAGAATGGATATGTGACCGACCGAGGATTTAATGGCTGTGTGAAAGAGAAAACCACTACAGTTAAAAAAGCAACAACATCTAAACCGGCAGCTAAACAGCCTACTACTCCAAAGGCATCAAGTGAAACTTTGACTACAACTGAAAAAGAAGCTTCTTCAGCGTCAACTGGAGAAACATTTAAAAATTGCACAGAGTTAAGAAAGAAATATCCGAATGGAGTGCCTAGTTCCCACCCTGCTTACCAATCTAAAATGGACAGAGATCATGACAACTATGCTTGCGAACGTTAATTGAAAGCCCTTTGTGGCTTTCTTTTTTATTTCTAGGATTTGTTAATCATTGAGTAAAAATATTAGAACCTCTTCAATTTCTTTTTCTAAGTCATTATTATTTAAATCAAATAATGTTCCGCAACCGCTTCCTATAAAGCCACCGTAGTAATACCACAAATCCATGGTGATACAGTCTAGATCTTCATCATAGGCTTTTGCAGGTTGATAAAAATTAATTGTTATTTGTGAACGGTATTCTTTTTCCAAGCATCTCTCAGCTGTTAAATCATTTATTACATCTCCATCTATGTCTCTACAAATTTTGATGCTAAGGTTTGGTTTTCCCTGTGCTTCAAAAACATCTATATACTTATTCTGCAGCTTTTCGGAAACAGCCTCCCCCAGACTCTCCAACTCAAATATCATTTGTTTTAATTCTAGATTAAAATCCTTTTCCGGAATCTGTATATAGCCTTCTTCGATTAGAGTTTGATTTTTCTGTTTCTTGAATAATTGTCTTAAAGTTTTCCACACAATACTGTCTCCCTTCCAGGTAAAAACGAAAAAAAGCCAGAGAGTATGTGAGGGAACTCTCTGGCCTGTAGTGGCTGATATACCAACTATGATACATATACAGGATACTTTATATTTGTGGTGTATTCAAGCAGCTTTCAGGTTTAAATAAAATGTGAATTTTATTTAGATCACCTCCTAATAATTATGTATATTAAAACAACGATAATCAGCAGCAGAAGGATTATTACCCATACATAAATGTTCAGGCCAAGAAAGAATGTTCCGATCGCTGGAAATAATTTCGGGAACATAGCAATTAATAGAGTTACGATCACACCGATAGTAGTGATGATTAATGATAAATTTTCGATTTGTGATTGATCCATTATTCTTTCCTCCTATAATTACATTAGATTTTATTGAGAGTTAAGCAAGGGCATTCAATCTTGCTCACAAGCATTATAGATAGCTAGTTGAGATATTTAACAAGGTTTTAGAAGAACCTTGTTTTATCCAAATGTTACTCATAGTCAATGATTCATCCCCTCTCTTATATCCTTCAATAGATAATACTCGCCCGCACAATTCAGCGAAAAAATTTTCCGTCATTATAAGTTGCGTATAGACTTTCCAAGACGGACAACCATTCATTTGAACTTCTACCTACACTTATAAAATGGGTACAGTAACGGTCATTTTGCGACATCAAATTAAAAAATTTCACACAACTGATAATATGCATGTCGAATAAATGTCGCGCAAATTTCTTCTGTCATATATAACTGCGTATCGACCTCCGGAATGGCACAATCTTTTCGCTAATTTTTTTCACCCTTCATAAGAAAACCCCATCGGTGTATTCGATTTTGCATCATCGATCTAGAACTTTTCCTCTGTTATTAATAACTGCGTATAAACTTTTAACATCGGACACTTTTTACTGAAATTTTTTCGTCCTCACTTATAGATGCGTACATACTTCAAAAAATGGACAAAAAAAATCGCCCGTCTTTAAAAGTCCAGGGCTTATAATAATTCACAATACATATGCCTAAATCTAAAACTAGATAGATCAACATTCAAAGAATACAAATCTTTCAAATTATTTTGTTGTTTTCGTATTCAATGTTAGATAGAATGTTTTTACAGATACTTCTGTTTTGACATTAAACACAATAAAGAGGTGCTAAATTTTTGGAGTTAAAAAACATTGTCAATTCTTACAACATCACAAATATTTTAGGTTATCTTAGACGTTCTCGTCAGGACATGGAAAGAGAAAAAAGAACAGGTGAAGACACACTCACAGAGCAAAAAGAACTCATGAATAAAATACTTACGGCCATTGAAATCCCATATGAATTAAAAATGGAGATAGGATCTGGAGAAAGCATCGAGGGTCGCCCTGTTTTTAAAGAATGCCTAAAAGATCTTGAGGAAGGCAAATATCAGGCAATTGCAGTTAAAGAAATAACAAGACTTAGTCGTGGGAGTTATAGCGATGCAGGACAGATTGTTAACCTTCTTCAAAGCAAACGATTGATCATAATTACACCATATAAGGTTTATGACCCTAGAAACCCTGTAGACATGCGCCAAATTCGTTTTGAATTATTTATGGCTAGAGAAGAATTTGAAATGACTAGGGAGCGTATGACAGGAGCTAAATACACTTATGCAGCACAAGGGAAATGGATATCTGGACTTGCACCTTATGGATACCAACTAAACAAAAAGACGTCTAAACTAGATCCAGTTGAGGATGAAGCAAAGGTTGTTGAACTAATATTTGATTTATTCCTGAACGGTCTAAATGGAAAGGATTACAGTTACAACGCAATTGCGACTCATTTAACCAATCTGCAAATCCCCTCCCCTGCCGGAAAGAAAAAATGGAATCGGTTCACTGTAAAAGCCATTCTTGAAAATGAAGCTTATATAGGAACTGTTAAGTATAAAGTCAGAGAGAAAGAAAAAGACGGCAAGAGAACAATTAGACCTGAGAATGAACAAATAATTGTACCTGACGCACACACTCCTATAATTGATAAAGATCAATTCCAGGAGGCAAATAAAAAAATCGAAAACAAAATACCTTTGCTGCCAAATAGAAGCGATTATAAATTAAATGAATTGGCTGGAGTATGTATTTGTGCAGATTGCGGTGGCCCATTGTCAAAATACGAAGCCAAAAGAAAGAGACAAAATAAAAACGGTACAGAAAGCTTATATCACGTTAAAGTGCTCAGATGCCTCAATAACAAGTGTATGAATGTCCGATACAATGATGTTGAAGAAGCCATTCTAGACTATTTAAAGTATCTACAGGCGCTAAATGACAATGACCTTACGAAACATCTTGGTAGTGTGATTCAGTCTCATGAAAACAAAAACAATATCAGATCAAAAAAGCAAATGAATGAACAGTTTGAGCAGCGAGAAAAAGAGTTAAAAAACAAATTGAATTTCATATTCGATAAATATGAAAGTGGCATTTACTCTGATGAAATATTCCTGCAGCGGAAATCAGTCTTAGACAAAGAGCTGCAAGAGCTAAAAAAAGCAAAAGACGAGATAAATGGCCTTGTTGATTTTAAAGGTGGTCTTGATATCAACCAACTTAAAGAGAACATAAAAAATGCAATTGAACTATATGAGTCATCTGAAAACAGAGAAGAAAAGAACAAACTGCTCAGAATTATGCTGCAGAAAGTTATAGTTAAAATGACAGCAAAAAGAAAAGGCCCAATACCTGCACAATTTGAAATTACACCAATTCTAAGATACAACTTCCTAATTGGGGAAACAGTCAGCAGCTACGAATCGTAGTCATTATCTTGATAAACAGATAAAGCTGTATCTCCTGTGAACACAATGGGTGCCACCAAGCTGTTATCTGAAAAGCTGTTTCATCAAGCAAACCGCCACGTCCAAAACAAAGGAACCTTGTTTTGTTCGGTCCGCTTTGGAAATGTTCTCGGTTCCAGAGGTTCGGTCATCCCCATATTATTTGAACAGATGATGGAGGGTGAACCTCTGACCATCACAGACAAAAACATGACCAGATTTTTCATGTCAATAGACGATGCAGCTACATTGACATTACAATCGGCTGCTATTACAAAAGGCGGAGAAACCTTTATTTTCAAAATGGAATCACTGAAACTTGAAGAACTGATTCATGGGTTTGAAGAATATGCATCGCAGCACGGGCTCCCGCGGCCGGCTGCAGTAGAAGTGGGCAAGCGTCCAGGTGAAAAGCTTCACGAAGAATTAACATCTCCACATGAAATTGAATCACTGTATGAATGGGGCAACCTTTATGCAATCCTTCCAGAGCCGGAAAAACATCCTGACTTTCGCAAAGTCAATCTGCCTGGGTATCAATCAGATCAAGCCCCGCTCATTACGAAAGAAAGAATTGCTCAGATTATTGAAGAATTGCATCAAGAGAAAAAGGCATAA